AAGGAACAAGAATGGGCGCACACGCCACACAATCACATGGGAGCCGTCACATGGTTCGGCGGCTCCTCGCCACCCTCGCCATCATGAGCGCGGTCTGCGGCGGCTTCCTCACCGGTAGTGCAATAGCCGCCGAACCAGCCAAATGCAATACTGGCGTGGACAAGGTTTGCTACGCGGGCTATAACGCGGCGGGATTGAAACAGATTGCCGACGATTTAAGCGAGAAAGGCAAAGGAAGCACATACTATGCCGCAATGGAAAAGAACCTGACCGACGGGGTCAAAGGCACGCTCACCCTATCAGACGGCTCGAACCTCCCATTCCGACTCATCGGCATCCTCCACGACGACAAAGCCGACGGAAGTGGACGAAAAGCAGGATTGACGTTCATGGCTTGGAACGCGTTACCGAAAGCGTATGCCATGAACAATAGTCACACCAATAATGGCGGCTGGCGTGACAGTCTTCTCCGCAATCAGATGAACAATGGTGAAATCTGGAACCAATTCCCAACCGACTTCCAAAACAACGTCACAACCGTGCTGAAACAAACCAACAACATGGCCTACGGAAGCACAGTCGGTTCAAGCGCGTCAGCCACGGCAGACAAAGTATGGCTCGTCTCCTACCGTGAACTCGTACCAACCTTATACGATGGTTGGAAGACCTCTGGTGGTTTCCAAGCGTTGAATCAGGAGGGAAGCCAATACGAGTATTTCCACGGTAAGGTGACAAATAACTGGTCGGGTAATAGCATTCTCTCCGGCATCTACAAGACCGTTTCCGGTTCCACTCCTCTTGGTGCTAACCGCAGCCTTTGGTGGGAGCGTTCGCCCAACCTGAGCCACTACGGCCGTTTCCTCCTAGTGGGCTCGGACGGCGACCCCAGCTACAGCAACGGTGCCGGCGATCGCTGCTCCGTTGTCCCCGCTTTCTCCTTCTAATCCCCAATCCTTGGGTGGTGGGGTTCATCCCCACCACCCCTCCAAACTCAAATCTCACACAAAAGGAGTCCTATGACGGTTCCCGCAAGCAAACGTACAAAAGCCAAAAGCGAATATGCGAATCAGGCCAGAATCGTGCTCTTGGCTACCAGAAATCTGTTCCGCAAATGGCCTAAAAGCCGTAACTGCATTGAAACCGTGCATGTCATGCATATCGCCTACGAAATGTACTCCTCCGCCTACAGTGCCGACATCATTTATGCAAGCACTGTAGAAGAGCATGAGATGAAACTGCAACTGTTGTGCAAGGCCCAAGGCATGCTGAACTCACTCTCCGGTCTTGTGGACGATTGGATGGAGTTTCCTCCACGGGAAAAAGACTTGGAAGCCTACAGGAAATATCCGGAAGGCGACCCCAGATACAATCCCGTCGTCAAGGAGAAGAAATTCGTGAACTATGCGGGAACCCTCTACAAGGCGATGGGCGTGTTCACCGGAGCCGTCAAGTATGAGCGAGACCAGTTGAAGAAAGCTAAAAACGCCGAGTCGAAAACGAACACTATAATGGATACTCGGGCGCAAGCCTAAAATATAATTGAACAAAATCGGCCATATCCAAACTATGGTGACACCGTTTCCGGTTCCACTCCTCTTGGTGCTAACAACAACAATTGGTGGGAGCGTTCGCCCAACCCGAACAACAACAACAATTTCCTCCAAGTGAACTCGAACGGCGACCCCAGCTACAACAACAATGCCAACAATCGCTACTCCGTTGTCCCCGATTCCTCTTACCAAAAACTAACATCAGATAGGCCAGTAGCCCAATGGGTGAAAGCCTCCCGAAGGGGAAGGGGATATGGTCGAATGCGCGGCCCCTCGAAAAATGGGTTGCGTGTGAAATAGGTTGAGGGAGATATTAAGACTGTCGGAAACGACGGATACTCGCCCCTTAAGCTGGGCGTCCAACATCATTGCATGTCTTGGGTTGTTGCCGACGACCTGCCCTCAACCATTCTTTTCTCTTTCCCTAGTGAAGGAAGCATTAAAATCGTGAATGCGAGTCAAAGACGTAGAAGACGCCAACGCAGACTGCAACAACGCTCGGATGATAAGTACAGGAAGCTCCACCGTTACATCGACTTCCAACAAACATTCGGATTCGACGCGCTCTACCAAGCCGCAAGAAAATGCAAACGCGGCGTCACATGGAAAAACACAGTGTTGAACTTCGACAATAGGCGTGCCGTCAACTGTTGGAAACTCGCCCAAGAATTAGAGGACGGCACATACAAGAAGAGAGCGCCAATCCGATTCGACATTTCCGAACGAGGCAAACTCCGCCACATCAGCGCGGTATCCTTCCGAGACCGGGTGGTGCAACGCGCCTTATGCGACAACAGTCTCGTCCCCATCGTGGAAAGCCAACTGATATACGATAATGCGGCAAGCCTACCGAAACGTGGAACATCGTTCGCCCGAAAACGGTTCGAACTACACTATAAGCGGGCTTTGGGCAAATGGGAGCATCCGTATGCTGTCATCTTCGACTGTTCCAACTATTTCGGAAGTATCAGCTCCCAACGAGCGTTCGATATGATTTCCACCCTGTACCGGAGCATCGCCCGCACCGGACGGGAGAAGCAGGATGTGGAACGGATTCTAACCGTATTGAGAATCTTCGTATTGGACGAACCTCACTTGGGTTTAGGCAATCAGACAAGCCAAACCATGGCTATCTGGTATTTGAACAAGGTTGACCACTGGTGCATGTCGCAAGGATTCTACGGACGGTATATGGATGATGCCTACTGTTTCTGCAAGAATCGTGAACAGGCCGAACGTGTGCTGGCCGGTTACGAGCGGCATGTCAATCAATTGGGATTGCGGTTGAACAAGCGCAAGACCCGCATAGTGGACTGTCGCACCGGTCAACTCACATTCCTGAAACGCGTATACAGCGTACAGGATGACGGCAGTATTCTTATCCGCATGCACCATAAGGCGTTGCGTGCAAGCCGACGGCATGCGCGTAACCTTATCCGCTCATATGATGGCGTGCATGTGGGATTGCGGACAGTTCAGGATTCTTGGACGAGCCATGAGAGCACACTGTCGGGTCTAACTCACCGTCGTGGACTGTGCGCTCGGGAGAAAGCGTGGTATCGGAGGCATTGTGAAATGCGGAAGCTGGCTTTTCACCCGTGATTTCCGGACTTTCCAGATTGGTGGAGGGGTGTAATCTGCTGGAAGCGGTGGCGCAGAATCTTCCGCTTCCTCAATCGTTTGGATGAGATTTCGTGAGGCTTGGATTGTATCGTATTTCACTCGGCATGCTTGTCGGCTAGTTTTTCTTCCCAGCTTGGTGTTACACTGGGTTTACTTGCATTTTCCTTCCTCGGGACTTCGCCCATGTGGGGCTTTAGAGGTTATCAGCGCATTGGTCAGAGTATGCCGTTTGAGTGAAAGGAAACTGTCATGGCAGGTTTTGATGATATTACGGTCACTCGCAGTGATGTCCGTTTGAAGGTTAAGGCTCCGTATAATCCGTTGTTCGCACGTCGCTCCCGCGCGTTGGGTGGAACGTTTGATGACAAGTTGAAGACTTGGACGTTCGATATGCGTGTGGAAAGGCTGGTGTTCGAAGCTTTAGACAAATATTTCTGGTGGCATAAGGGCGTGGACGCTGAAAAGCGTGTCACAGTCACCATCGACCCCTACGACTACTTGTACGCGTACTCCAAGCAGGATAGCGACATTATCTGGTTCGCTGGTCGAATCCTAGTCGAAAAATATCAGCCCGACCGTCCACCGCGCATGATGCCGAATGTGGCTCTCGTGGATGGCATGTGGCCTAAAACCGGCTTGTATACGGGGTTGAATCTCAGTCCCGACAAACTCCGATTATTGGTATGGGATGTTCCCACCAGTTTTCTGGAACGACTGTCGTCCGGCAAGTATGAGTTGTCTGAGCCGGATGGTGACACGTTGACTGCGGTTGACGTTCGTATTCAGGCTGTGGAGGAACGGTTAGGCCGGTTGAGGGAACTCCGAACCCGACTCGCCTCTAATAGTGAGGATGGTGAATGATGCTCTCCGTGCCGATTAATGGTCAAGTCCAGTCGCGTCTCATTCCGCCCACGTTCGTGGAAGACAACATCAGCGACATGTTCAAGGCTGTGGACGCCGGACACAATATCGTCGTGACGGCAGTGGACGAGTACGGTAATCGAACCAGTATTACCACGCCGGATAATGTGAATCATGACATGCTGGGGCGTCCTCTCGAATTCGCGTCCCATCCCGTACTGATGCGGAATGTGCGCCGTTGGATGGTTTGGCTGTTGCAAGCGCAATACTGCAAGGATTACAAGTGGGATACGAACAGGCTTGGAGGTTGGATGGAAGTGTTGGGTTTACCAGCCGACCTTGATATTCCCGTAACGGAGGAACATTTACGCGTGTTGAAGCCTGTGTTTAACAAGGATGATGCCGACCCGTATCGGCTTGTCGCACGATACGACAAGCAACATTATGCTTCATGCACCCTCAGCACTCTCATACGGTTAGCCGAACAAACCACGCCGAACTATGCCCTGAACAATCCCGCCCGCTGGTGTCAAACCGACCGATACCGCAAACTCAGCATCCAACCCAATCCGAAAGAAAACTGGGACGGAATGGACAGGGTACGCGACTGTTGGAGCGGATGCGAATGGGCATACCCCGCATTGGAACGCTACTATAATCCGATTCGACTATTACGCGACGAATACCGGCGGGGAGGACTACCTGAAACCTTCCACTATCCAATACACACGACAAGAGGAGAATACCGGTTGGCGAAAGGACAAATCAGCCCCCACGCAACAATCCTCCTCAACGGCAAGCCGGTAGGACTCATGTTCAGCGACGATTGCGAGGAACCATTCACCGACCGGATACCACCCGAATGGTGCGCCACACCCTACCGGAAAACTATAAGACCACGCCACTCAACCGAAACATTCCCGTAAACGGCGAATTCAAACCATCATTCCAGCAAGCCATGCTGGGATTCGTGGAATGGTATGAGAAAACGCACAAGGGATAGCAAAAAGAAAAGCCCCTCGACTGAGGGGCTTTTTCAGTAAATGTCACATGGTGTCGGGATTGAATTCTTCCAGCTTGTCCATGCTAAACCGCCCAGAACAACAAAACCTAGTTCTCCGAGCGTTCGCTGATATTCTCCCGCATCTGCAAATAAGCCCCATGCTCACGCAAGTAATCCCGCAAATACGGCATTTTGAAAGCGACTTCACCGTAACCGACCGGCTCAATCAAATCGTTCTCAATCAGCTTGGTTCTATACACGTTGGCGAACTGTGGCGAACGGTTCAACCGACGGGCGATTTCACCTGTATTCGACACCGTATCATCCACCGACATGGCAAGTAGATAGTTCACCGCATGGGATGGCAAGCCATGCAATGCTGGGGCGTGAACCATATCCCCTAGTTTGGCTTGGGCTTTTTCGATACCCTTGACCGCGTCCTCCTCGGTCACTTGATTCACATGACCGTTGGTTTCGGACATCCGCCAAGCCCAATAGCCCACCAGCTGAATCATGAACGGATAACCGTGAGTGGCGTTGGTCAACCGTATCAGCGTTTCCATTCCGGCTTTCTTCTCGCCGCTGAAGGATTCCTCGAACGCCTTCAATACCTTTTCCGTGGGGACAGACCCCAAATGGTATCGTTCCGCCCGTTGCAGGAAAGTGATGGCATTGTCGGACAGCACGTCGTTCACTGCGGACGGCAGTCCGGCGAAAACGAACGCGATGTTCCGTCCTTCCCGGATGAGATGCTGCACTGCGGTGGACAGTGCTCTGATTTCGTCCATGGAACCGGACTGCACCTCATCCAATGTGATGAGGATTCCTTGTTTGGTCTCGTTCATTTTGTCCAATCGTTTTCCGACCGCTTGGCGGAGTGTCAGGGAACGTTCCTCATTATGTTCGAGTTCGATTCTCCCTAAGCTCAGTTCAAGATTCCCGACGTCCCCTTTCAATCCTACTTTGGGCATGTCGTATGCGGATATGCGGGTGGTGTCCTTGCCGGTGAGCGCGTCCACGAGTCTTCGGGTGAAGCCTTTGTCGGCGCTTTCGTTGTAGATTTGCCAACCTTGTTTTTGGGCGTGCTCTCCCAGTGTGTCCAGCATGACTGTTTTGCCGACTCCTCTGGCTCCTGTGAGGAACATCAGCCGTCCGGGGCTTCCCACACCGTCTTTCAGCGCATAGTCGAAGTCTTCGATGATTTCTTCTCGTCCGACGAGTATCGGTGGGATACGTCCGGCGGTTGGTTTGAATGGGTTGGTCATGTCTGTTTCCTTGATTTTATAATAATTATAATAAGTATAATACTTTAAAAAAGCATGTACCAAGAGGTTAAGTTCGATAATGGGCGAGCTTTGTCGAGAGTAGAGGTTGATGACCTAAACGGAAGTGGTTTAAAATAGATTCTTGTTTGAGATAAGGTCACTTTTCTAAAAGGCATTGAGGGACGGTTCCCGTTTCGGTTTCCGTTCCTCTTTTTTGTGTTGTTTTCATACTTGAGGTATACTGGAATTGTTCACACAGGAAAAGTCGAAAAACCAAGGAGCAAAAAATGAGCAACATCGACAGCATCATCGAACGCATCAACAACCTCATGGCAATAGCCGAAAACGAAGCATCCAGCGACAATGAGGCGCAAATGGCGTTCGAGCGGGCACAGAAACTCATTAACGAATATCGTATCGAAGACTGGAAACGCGACCGCACCCGCACGAACAAGCCAATCATCGAACGTGGCGTGAACGTAAGCAAAACCACCATCTACCATCAGCAAGGCTACCTTGCGACCATCATCGCCCAAGCTAACGAATGCCGCGCCTACCTTCACGAAAGCCGGTGTGGCGGAAGGATTGAGGAACGTGCCGTCATGTTCGTAGGCGAGGAGGACGATGTGAACGCCGCAGTCCTTCTCTTCCAAAGCATCGACCTATACTGCTCAGTCCACGCCCGTACTAGCTACGCGGACATGATTGACAAGCACGCCAAAGCGTACTATGAGGACAACAAGGAATACGTCGAAACGCATTACGGACGTGAATCCTATCCGACGCTGACGGAATGCAAACAGTACATGCGTCGTGATTATCCACGCGCCAAGTTCTACTATGGTTATCGCGGTGGATTCAACGAACGTTTGAGCGAACGTTTCGAGGAGCTTCGCAAGCAGAGTCTCGCCATTCCTTCCGGTCGTGAGCTGGTGTCATGCAAGAGTCAGCGTCTGAACGAGTATTTTGACAAGCTTGAGCTGGTGTCGGGTCGTGCGGCCACTGCTCGTGGTAGCAAGGATGGTTTTGCCCGTGGTGTGAGTGACGCGAACAATGTGGGTTTGGGTTTGTCTGAAATGGGTGTTTCGTCCCACGCTTTGCTGAATGCCTGACTTTTCGGCCCGCTTCCTTGTTTTGGGGAGTGGGCTGTTTTTGTTTTTCCACCAGATATAGTATACTGGGATTGTTCACACAAAAACTTGGCCTACAAAAGGAGCAACCCATGAACACCTACTACGCCGCCATAGTCAACCACCCCAACCAGAAGCTCGACCCCGACAACAACATTCCACTAATCCAGATTTTCCACAGCGCCACCGAACGCAATAACTGGGTGAAAGCTTACGCCGATAATCCCCACGTGAAGACCATCGACTCGAAACAGGCGATTCGTTGGCTCCGCTTCACCTACCGCCAGTATCGAAACCAGAAGATTCCCTCCCGCATGAGCAGAGACGGCGTGGTCACGAAGTTCCTCCGCACCTGCTCTTTCCAACCCCTACTCCACACGAAGAGAATCAGCCTTACGCCGGAAGAGGTCATCAAGCATCTCTCCGACCCCGAAGACCATGTGCTGAGGAAAATCGGATACACTCGCTGAAAGGACAAAAAATGAGTGAAACTATCGAAGACGCCAAGACCGAACCCCGTCCGACTTGGACGAAGCTAAAGGACGGTTGGAAAGTCCGAATCCCGAAAGAGTGGTGGGACAATTGGAGCGAGGCTGGTGAAACCGACGGGTTCCCGGTATTCAAAGCCAACGGCGAGGTGTCTCACGTGAACATCGTCAAGGTCAGCAAGCCGTTCGTGTTGGACGGTGTGGAATACGTCATAGGCACGCCAAGGAAGGAAACCTACCGTCGTGGGTCTGCCCTCTCCCGCACTTCCAATACCGCTCGTAAGCGCAGTGGCATTCGTTGTGAGGAGTGCGGCTCCACCAAGGGCGTGCATCTGACAAGGGACATTAACGGCATCGGTTGCCTGTTATGCTCTCTTTGCGATGATGGTTCCGCGAGCGTCTGCTGATTGGGTTTGCGGGGATATGGTCTTGTTGCTGTAGTTCCCGCTTTTTGTTTTGTAGCGTGTTTTGTCCAAGCAAATTGTATACTGGAATTGTTCACACAAACAGGAAACCAAAAGGAGAAAAAATGCATATCAAGGATGTTCTGCTCATGACGCTTGCCACCATCGCTTTCGGTGGGATGGCAACCGCAATCGTGTTCGGCATCTACTCGTTCGGCACTTGGCTGTTCACGTTTGGCCGCACGTTCGGCGTCGTGTCGGTCTGCGCCCTCATAGTCGCGTTGCTGGTCGTCGCGGTCAAGATTCGATTGAGCATGAATCGATAGTTTTGGTTTGTGGCCCCGTCGTTTTGGCGGGGCTTTTTGTGTGGACGTGTCTTGTTTTGTATATTTATCCAAACGTGCTATACTGGAAATGTCCACATAAAACAGGCGGAGCCAACCAAGGAGAACAAATGAACGACACCAAAACCTACTACCAGCCAATCTTCCACGACAACGGCACCATCAGCGTAGTCGCCGGAGACAACACCTACGACCACACCTACGCGGACAAGCCCATGAACGAAGCTATCGTGGAAACCTCCCACCACAAGCCCAATCCAATCAACTGGAAGCACGTCGTATCCAACTGCGACGAACGTTGGAACCTCATCAAAGGCAACGTGTGCTTGGCTGTCCTGAGCGGCAATTGGGACGTTTTCGAGAACCGTCACGAAAACAGAATCATGCTCGTCACCCGCAAGGGAACCCGAATCCTCTGACCCACACCAAGATTGGAATTGGAAGACTGCCGTATTACTCCTTCCTTCTACTTCTCTCATATTTGGCAAAAAAGAAAGGAAGAATTACATGAAAGAACGGAACATCTCACTGGAAAACGACCTCATGATGTTAGGTCAGGAACCGATGGACGAACCCGACTCGTCCACCACCATCGAACTGCAAGAAATCGTGAAGAAGACGGAACGAAAGATGTTGAACCCACCGGCACCACCATTGAAATTCGAACCGAAAACAGCGGACAAGTCCACCGAAAACACCGACGAAACCGCCAGCAAGACGAGCAAGAAAACCGCCTCGACAGAAAACAAAACCAATCCGAAACCCATTCCGAAAGCCTATAAGCCCGCCACACGCAAAACCAACAAAACCGCACCTCCAACATCAACCCCCACCAACCCATACGCGCCCGTCGAATACGACTGCAACGGCAAATGGCGTCAACTGTTGACGGGAATCGCCGTCGTCGGAATTCTCGTGGCGGCAATCGCATTGCTGGTAGGAGCGAAAACATGTTGGCGGTTCATCGCCATAGGCGCATTGACCGCATTCGCCATGCTCCCGCTCTACGGCTGGTTCGACGAACTCGAACGGGACATGGCGGTCAAGGCAGTCGAAAAGGATTACGGGATTCGTGTTCTGCAAACAAACGGAGGTAATGGACTCGCGGAAGTGCATTACATGTTCCAACAAAATCCAACCGTCGAAGCCGGTATGGTCTCCTATGGTCATGGCTTGGCATGGTTGCGGAGCGTGGGCGGCAAGAAGATTGTCGGACGAAGGCAGCAGGTGAAAAAATGATACCCAGCACGGTCAAGGACGCACGTTTTCCCTCGTTCTTTTTCAACGGCGTTTGGCAAGGGCTTAAAACCGCCCTCATGCCGCACGCTTGCATATTCGACCCGTTGCCTCCCATGCCGACCGTACGCGATTGGCTTCAGGCCCATGGAGGCACCGGCATGGATGCTGACGCATTCGACCGGTGCGAGAGCGAATGGTACGAGCTACTGGAGCTGCGCAAACGGCAGATGAACGTGTTTTTGGCTGGCTTGTTCGTGGGCACGCTGGTGTATGCGATTGCGGCGCTTGCATTACTGGCGCTTGTTGGCTGGCTGGTGTATTCGCTGGTTCCGTTTGACGGTTTCGGACGTTTTGTCGATTGGGTTCGTGGTTGAGCATTTCTCTATTCTGTACTATACTGGAACTGTTCACACAAAAGAGTCGTTCTCGCACACAGGAGAAAAAAATGCATAACACCTACAAGGAAACCCTCACAGTCTGGCCTGTCAACGACGCAACCGGACTGCACCTCTTCAGCACTCCGGAAGCCGCCGAAACATACGCAGACGAACATCAAGGCGACATGTTGGAGCCAATGCCCGTCATGTCAGCCCGAACCGTCTGGCATTGCGTGGGATTGAGGTTCATTGGTCGAACCTTCGACTGGAACACCTACACCGTCGAGGAACTCGGATACTCCACAAAGGAGCGTCCGGCCACCGCCACTCGTCCTTCCGTTCGGGCCATTCCTCTAAATGGCGAGGACTTCGTGTTGGAAGTGTGCGCCGAAACCGAAGAAAAAACTCACGAATTGGCCGCGTTTCTTGGTGATTCGGTGGTTCGTTGGGTTGCTAAGGAGGGGAAGCAGAAGCCATCCTTAAGCCATCGTCTTGAGCTTGCCTTAAAGAATTACGTTGAGGGTCGTGTCTGATTTCCTTTTCTCCGCATTTTTGTGCTATACTGGAATTGTTTACACAAACAGGAAACCAAAAGGAACGAAAATGAGCGACAACATCAACTGGAACGAAACCTCAATCTACGACTTCCTCCGCTTCGAACACAAACCAGAACGCCAAGCGGCATACGATGACCGGAGCCTCACCAAACTCGCCAACGCCGGACTGATACAACGCAACGAAGAAAAACACACGTGGAAGCTCACCCAAAAAGGCGAAAAGGAACTAGCCGACATCAGGCAGCATTTCGACTCCGGCAAACTCTCCGAACTCCCGCTCACGCTCCGACACTACTACTTCGACTGGGGCGAATACGACATTCACAACCTGCCGGTCAACGCACTTTCCCAAGTGGCCCTGCGGGACAGGAGCGCGGAGATTCGCCGGAAAGCCGTGGAACTGCTCGACAAGTACGACAAGCTTGACAAGGAAACATCGAACGCCCTATCCCACGACAAGGATTGGGAGGTTCGTTATATCGCGGCGAAGAAAGCCGACGTCTGCAACTTCTTCAACGAGGAGGATGAGCGCGTGGTCAAAAACGTCATCAGCAATCATGACGTCGATAAGGAGTGCTTGTCCCACTGGCTGGAAAGCCCTTACGGCGAGATTCGCGTCCAAGTGGCCCTCTTGTCCGATGACAGCGAGGTGGACGAAGTGTTCGAACGACTCGAACCGCAAGACGTGGCCAGTGTGCTGGGCGCTAAACCTCGGTGGGCGACCCGTGAAATCGTTATGAAAGCGTGGGAGGCGGCCGACGGGTGGGAGCGTTGCAGGCTGGCTCGGAATATGAGAGACATGCCGGATTCGTTCATCAATCAGGCGTTTAAGGGCGAAGCTCGATGGACTCTACGTGAGCGTATGGAGGATTATCGCAAGGCGGTTCGCCAAGTGTTGGAGTTGGGTGCGATGTTCTCTGAGGACAGTGAAATTCGCCGGAAGATTTGGGAGCGTGCCGAGCGTGAGATTGGCTAAAAGGGCAGCAATGCGAAAAGCGACATTCATCAGAAAATACTACGGGCACGGATACGACGCCCATATGGTCTATCTCGACTATATGTATCGCGGGCACGAATACACGGTGTATGAGAACCTAGCCCAAGGCAATGAGCCTCTCGCGTGGCAACACCGTGACGAGCAAAGCCGCATAGACCAGTTAATAGAACAGAAAGAGCGGGAAAAGAACGCGAAGCCGAAGCCAAGCCGGTATGAGGACACCGCGCAATACGCCATCGACCAGCTTTATAACTTTCTCGATGGTGAACCGTCGGACTTTGACCAGTAGTGGGGAAAAATTCCCAAGTCGTGTGGATGCTTTTGCATTTGCGCGGCTTTTTGTTTTTGCGCTTTTGCGCTTTCTTTCAAATATAATATACTGGAATTGTTCACACAAATATGAGAGAAAGAGCCAAATTGACATCCTCCCCCCGCATTCATGCGGGGGATTCCCGAATCTTACGGTTCGGGTTTCTGTTCGCTACGACAAAACAAGAAAGGAGGGGACGCTAATGCGAGACCTTGGTTCCGGTTCTGCCGTCCTTGCAGACGCTGACCGCAAGCCCTGCGGCGAGGATGTTTTCGGCTGCGTTCAAATCCCTGTCATGGGTTGTTCCGCAGTCCGGGCACGTCCATGCCCTGACTTTGAGGCCGGGCATGCCCTTCGGCCCGGTCTTCGCCCCGCAGTGGGAGCAGGTTTGTGTGCTCGGATAATACCTGTCGATGGTTATGAGCTGTCGCCCGTACCATTCGGCCTTGTATTCGAGCATTCGACGGAACTCCGACCATCCGGCGTCCATGATGCTCCTGTTCAGCCCGTTTTTCGCGGACTGGCCGTTGGGGAGCCAATGGTTCGGATTATCCGGGTCGGGTTTCGGCGCGCATCTTTTGGCCATGTTCTTCACGTTGAGGTCTTCGATGACCACCGTTTGGTTCTCGCGGATTATCCTCGTGCTCAACTTGTGGAGGAAGTCACGGCGCATGTCCGTGATTCTGGCGTAGGTGCGGGCCACCTTGAGGGCGGCTTTCCGACGATTGTTGCTGCCTTTGGCTTTGCGGGACAACGCCTGTTGCTCCCGTTCGAGCCGTTGGGCGAGTTTCTTGTAGTGGCGTGGATTCGCTATGGTCTCCCCGTCGCTGGTGACGGCGTAGCTGTCCACTCCCAAGTCGATTCCGACGGCGTTCCTTCGGGTGGGGAGAAGGCGGATGGTCTCCTCCACGAGGATGCTGACATGCCATCGTCCGGCGGCGTCCAAGCTTACGGTCACGGTGCTCGGCTCCGTCTTGCGGGGCAGTGTTCTGGACCATCGTATCGGCAATGGTTCGCGCATCTTGGCGAGCGTGAGTTCGTTGCGCTTGGCATCCCATTTGAACGCGCTTCGAGTGTATTCGGCGCTTCCGCCGTGGGATTTGGCCTTGAATCTCGGATAGTCGCCGGTCTGCTTGAAGAAGTTGGAGAACGCCGTCTGCAAGTGTCTCAACGCCTGTTGCAGCGGCACACAGGACACTTCGTTCATGTACGAGTATTCGGCCGTTTTCTTCCATTGGGTGAGCATGGCGCTGGTCTGGACGTAGGTGATGCTCTTGCGCTCCGCCGTCCATGCGGTGGAGCGGGCTTCCAACGCGAGATTGTAGACCTTTCGGCAGCAGCCGACCGTGCGCCTGAGCAGTTGTTCCTGCTCGGGCGTCGGATAGAAGCGGAACCTGTACGCCCGCTTGCATGCATGCCTTCTGACCATGTTTCACATTATATCATATCAATCTGTGAAAGGAGGACGGTTTGCTTCCTCCCCGCCCTAAAGGACAGGGTCTCCGCAAACCAAAAAAAAGATGACGCCGTGGACGAGACGTGTTCCGATGAGCAGCTTGCCGACTTCGTTGGACAGCCTGACACCGCTTTCGTTCACAGCATTAATATCCGCAGGATTCTGTATCGCTCCGGCCTTCTGGGATAAGAACATGGGAATGCATCCGCAGGTAAACCATGCGGGCGTATCCCTTTTTTCGTATGTGCGGGGATTGTGTCTTCGTTTTGGCTTGGTTGCGTGTTGTGCCTTATCTCTACTTATGCTACACTGGAATCGTTCACACAAGATATGCCGAGAAGGAGAAACCATGGACAACGACGCAATCAACAGTCTTACCAAAAAGTGGACTGCCAACCTCGTTTACTACTTCGAAGACTTCGACAACGAAACCCACTCGCAACGACTGAGCGCATACATCGACCAGAAGCCCTTAGACAAATTCAAGGAAGCCAACCTAATCGAACTGACCAAGGAACGCGACCGTTGGAAGCTTACCAACAAGGGAATCGACCTGCTGGAAAGCATTAAGAACATCTACCGGAGTGGAAGAATATTCCCTCTCCCCTTACCGTTCCGTCACTATTACATCAACTGCAAGTTGAAGTACAACATGAAAATCGAGGACGGAAAGATATACGACGGACTGCGTGAAACCGTGTTGAAAGACCGGAGTCGTGACGTTCGCCGCAAGGTGGCCGAATATTTGGAATACAAGGGAAAACTCAACTATAAGACCGCGACCAGCCTCGCCAAGGACAAAGACCCCGAACTACGCAAGCTCGCCGCAAAGCATACCGTTGCAAGCCTGTACTGGGAGGAAACGGATTACGACGTTATCCGCTACATGGTGGAAAACAAGCTGGCCGATAGGCTCTGCTTCGAGCATTGGGTGAAAAGCGAAGACGAAACCATCCGCGCCCTATCGGCACCGTTGGCGGAGGAAACGGACATAGACCCGTTGTTGGACTCCCTCTCCGACGAATCCGCCATCCAAGTCTTGTTCAATAATCCGGAATGGGTCAAAGGTAAGCGTGCCGTGCGCTTGTGGCGTCGCATGGGCGGGGAAAACCGCCGTTGGATTATGTCCTTTATGTGGGATGTTCCCGATTCTCTAATTGAGGAGTCGTTAGCGGAACCTCGTAATTGGCAAATCTCTTCTCGATTGGAGGAGTATAAGAAGGCGTTGCAGACCGTGGCCCGTATGGAGCGCTTGTTTGCCAAGGGTAGTGAGATTAAACGCAAGATGCGTGCCCGTGCCGGTTTGTCCGATTGAGGTTTGATGGGGGGGGGAGGCGGGATGCTGTTTTGGTGTCCCGCTTTTGTTTTTTGGGGTTTTGCGGTTTTTCTCAAGTGTGCTATAGTGGAATTGTTCACACAAAGAGCGATAGGCAAAAGGAGCACATAACATGTACGCAATCCACTACATCGGCGGCGCAATCAACGTCAAGAAAATGCCCAAAAAACAAGCAGTCGAATACGCCAAACAAATCAACGACAACGCCCTCTCAAGCACCTTCCCCGAAAGCGTGAAACTCGTTCAAAGTCCCGAAGCCCGCACCATCATACAAAACAGACTCTTCGCAAAAGACATCTACGCCCGCCACAGCGACGTATACAGCATGAGCATGGCTGAACTCGTCAACGCAGTCAACGAATACTGTTGCTGAAAAACAATCACCACAAACCCCAATTACACGAAAAAGGACAATCAGAATGTACTCGAAAATCAGCGAAGACACCTATCGGAAACTCATCGACAAACTCGTCAGAATCCCCTACGTGACCGGCGCTCACGCACCCCGAGCCATCTTCGGAGACGGAATCGAAGTCGCATTCCAACACCGTTACATGGGCAAGCAGGTCGAGTACTATCTGGTGGCCGACTCGCAACGAGACGGCAGACGTTCCTACCGTTGGCGTGGCGGAGTATACACGGTTCCGTCCGCACACTGGACTTTCGATGACGGGGAATACACGCCCGTCGAACTGGAAGAACATAAGCTGGAATCGTTGGATGTTGACGGACTGTATGACGCGATTGTGTCCGATTTAGACAAGGCCATGAGAGAATTGTAGGAAAACGAAAATGCGATTCACCGACGGCAAGGAAAAGCTGGAAATCGAAATCCACGAAGGCCAGCATTCTTGGGATACAACGGTAGAATTCTTCGACCATTTGACGACTCCCATTCTGAATGGGACTCGTCAGGTGGGAAACGTTCGCACTCTACTGACGAACGTGTACAACAGGATTCTAGGCATGTCCGACTATCCCGCACCGGAAGCCGACACTCGGGCAATCTACACCATCGCCGACTTGGCTGGAACCATTGTCAGGGAAGGTTCTTTCACTTCGTCCAACAATCCAGCCAACACGTATTGCAGTGGTTGCGGTTGCCTTCTCAGCGAGGAGAACGAGAACCTTTGCGGTGATACCAGCTGGTGCGATAACTGCTACTGAGATTGGAAGACTGCCGTTTCTATGCTTCCTTATTGTTCTATCGGATTGTGTTTTGCGCTAATATCATATATACTGGAATTGTTCACACAGCAAGAAGTTGCATCCTACAAGGAGAAAAATGAGCAACACCACCACAGAAATCAACTGGCACAACACCCTCCCCCAAAACTTGGAAGGCCACAAGTGCATCGCCGTCACCAAAACCGGCGAAACCATCGAAGGCATACTGGAATATCGCACGGCACAACCCGACATGTATGTGAGAATCGATAGCCTCCACTTCCCCGGCGTCAAACCATGGGTTATTGTCAACCAATGCGAATCCGGCAACGAAATGGGCGAAGAATTCCAGTCCGTGAAAGTGTTCGCCTGAAAGGTTCACGAATGAGTAACCACGACTGGGTAGCAACCGACAGTCCCAATAAAAACAACACTCACAAGAACAACCGTTCCACTCATAACGGATGGGACGCCGGTAGCGCTTGGAACCCGCAATCCACGAAACGAAACGAATTCGGCATACGCAATACCGACTGGAGCAATGACTAGCTCCCACGTCAAAAAAACGTTAGACCAAAAGGATAAAAAATGAACAGCGACTACTATGAGTATCTGACCACCTCAGCCAAAAACGACCCTGAACTGAACGAGCACGACAAAGAGACCGTATTGGCTTTCCTGAAACGACTCGACGCCAACCCCGACAAGTATGCGGTAGCCCCAAGAACAATCGCATACTTGAATGAAGAATCTTTGGAATACGCTGACATTACAACCGAAACCCTTAAGAAGCTCGACATGAGCGCTACGCAACTGTTGGACGAATGGTGGGAAAACGTTTGGGGTAGCGCTACTATTGAGGACGATTGCCTTGAGGGACTAAACGAAGTTCTAGAACTTCACGGAGTCAGTAAATGATACCAGAATGCCCGTGGAAAACGACTTCCACGGGTATTCTCGTCTCAATTTTTGGAAGGAGCGCGAATGCCCCATTACTTGTTGGACGCGGCTAATGACGCGACTGAACTCCCATCCGCAGACTTGGATAACATCCAGTCGGTTCTGCGTACCACGCCTACTCTTGATTCAGAAGCGACCGTGTTGGCTTGCGAGATTCTGAATGCTTGGGACGAGGATTGTAGGATTCTTCGCCGCCGTCCGAGGCTGGTGTTGTTGAATGTTGAGGAGCCGGAATTCTAAGTGTGGGAAGGTGGTTTTTCGTTCTTTGCATTACCCCTGTTGTGTTAGAGTGAGATAGCCCACACCAAAAAAGGAAAACCAATGGCCTTAAAAGAACTTCCCTATCAAGACGGAATCAACTGGAAAGAATTCGAAGGCAAGTCCGCGATATTCAAATGGAACGGCAAACCCATGGCCGGAACCCTCTACTTGGACGGTTTCAGCAATCTCGCAGTTCGTGAACTGTCCGGTTACATGCCGGTCTTATATATTTGGCCGGATGATACGAGTCATGTCAACGTCGAGCGTGTGACGGATTTTCATGTGTTCGAGTTCGTTGAGGATTAGTGTAGTTCGGGACGCTGGCACTGCGGCTTCTATTCCCATTCCGGGGACAATCCGAACGTATTATCCCGGCTTCGATATTTGGTTCAACCGCACGGTTCTCCCCTCATTGGGGAAAGGCCGTGCGATTCTTTTAGCCCGCATAAACGGTGAGTTGGCGGGGTTTTGCGTTCTCAAGAGAAATCCGTCTGAACGGAAGATTTGCACTTTGTATGTCTACGAGGGTTTTCGGAGTCGAGGGGTTGGTTCCACGCTGGTCGAATATGCATTGAAATCGCTGGATGAACAGTTCCCTCTGGTGACAGTGCCGGAAGAGCTGTTGCCGATGTATGAGGGTTTCTTCCGTCGTTTTGATTTTCGTCTGTCCGGCTCTCGTGTGGGTTTGTATCGGGTTGGGAAGAGGGAGTTCTTTTTTAACGGGACGCTGGCTTAGGTTTGCGTGTTGCGTTTTTCTACCCCCTTGTGTTATAGTGGGATTGTTCACAACAAAAACAAAGACAACCAAAAAGGAGAACGCATTGAATCAAGCAACTAAATTCGGCAAACGAATCCTCTTCGATGACCACCCAACTCGCGCAGTATTCGACACCAAGGAACTGCCAACAGACGACTCCCATGCGCTCTACCGCGTATACCTGCGCTCTTGGCAACGGCATTCCTGCCGACCGGGAACCGAGAATACACCCATGTTCGACGTGATATGCCCGACAAGATGGTGCCGTTGGATTACCCACATCAGCATTCTGAACTATTTGGACGGCATAAGCTGGCTGGCTTGGCCAGTGGAAGGTGGCGTCAGCTGGCGGCATAGGACAATCGACCCCTATTCCGTCCACTATTCCACCGATACCCATATTCCGGTAATCGACCTGCGCAAAAGCGAAGAATAGGAGAGAACATGTCCGACGCTCAGAACACGCCCCGATTCTCGACCATAGGCATCACCTACACGAAGCATCAGAACAATGCGGCGCTTAGCATGAGTCCCGCCGAAGATTCGACCATGCGCCGACTGGGATTCACCGACCACCGTGAGGGGTATTGGTACCTCTGCCGTTCAGTCTCCCCCGACCATGACATGACATTGAATGTCGAGATTGCCAAGGACGGTAGCGACTGGCAGATAGACGTGTTGGACGAGAACTTCTGCCAACCCTACGACTACCAGTATTTACTCAACTTGAACCCGACGTTGGATTATCCCAACAAGGTGGCTGACGAATGCGAGAAATGGTTCCGGAAACTATCCGAATGGGGTTTGCTACACGGCTGGCATGAGGGAATGTACGTCTGAAAAAAACAGAAAGGAAAAACAAAAAAATGAGCATTCTCAACGAAGAACTGGAAGAACGGTATCCCATCGAGGAAGGCGACTGCATCACGCTCACACGGGAACAGTTGGCGTTACAGTTGCGTCGCGCATACAAGGCGGGTGCGACCCGCGACTATAAGCGCACTCCGCACGGGCATACGGAACTGTTGAAGATTATCGGAATCCTTCAAGACTCCCGCCTATTGCCCGACAACACCGACTTCGAGGATGTCGTAAGAACGGTTCTGGACGGACGAGTCAAGGCTATTACCAGATAAGGCGTTATACTAGAAACGTCCACACATTCACTTACCCGAGGAGACCACACCATGAGCTGGGACAAATACCAAAGTCGAGACCCCAGAAGAATCGACCCAATGAAAACACCACTCTACGATTACGTGGTCTTGGATACCGAAACCACCGGTTTCAAACCCGAAAACGGGGCCAAACTCATTGAAATCGGAGCCGTGAAAATCCATAACGGAAAACTCGTAGACCGATACGAGCAACTGATTGACCCACACCAGCCAATCCCCGAATACATCACCTCGCTCACCGGAATCAACGACAGCATGGTCATCGGACAACCCGACGTAAGCCAAGCCATCATCCGATTCGACAAGTGGCTTGGCCCACGAACCATCATCATGGCGCATAACGCGTCATTCGATTTAAGTTTCTTGGACGCGGCCATGAAAACCGTGAACGGTGGAATGTTCTTCTTCCCCCACCGGTTCGTGGACACGTTGGAAATGAGCCGGAAAATCCATCCCGAAAAGCCAAGCCATAAGGTTGCCGTGCTTATCCGCGACTATGGTATCGGTGACGTGGAAGAGCATCGCGCCTTGTCCGACGCGACTCAGGAAAACATGCTGTATGAAGCCATGCGCAGAGAGGAATTTGGCCGCTAAATGGGATACGAGGACATGTTCAATCCCGAATGCAGGGACTATCTGAAATCACGCAAACCGTCGCAACGGGAACAGGAGATAGCGAAGCTTGAGAAACAGGCCGACAAGAAGCATGACATGTATGGCAACAAAACCCTCTACGAAGTCTCAGGAGAGGTTGCGGCCATCTACGAAAGCCAGAAGGCGTTGCGCTTGAGGTTGGAAAGCATCGAGAAAAAACTGGACGAACTCTTAAGGACTCAGAAAGGACTGGGGTGAGAAACCTTCTTACATGCCCATGCTGTAACAGCATTCCCGAATTTAAGTATCGGGCTAAATCTGAACTCCACTGCACTTGGGACGACGAGCAATATTTTCTGCCGAAAGGTTGGGGATACTCCCACTTTTGTCCAGTGGATAATGGTTTGCAAACATCTGGCGGAGTCGGCTTCCAAACCTTGCACGACGCACAGCGCGACTGGAACTGTAAGGTTGGAAGTTTTCTCCGTAACCCGCTGAACAGTTTCCACTCGTCCATCGAGACCGGTGCGGAACTGCTGACCGAATTAGATGATTGTTTCGTTGGGCAGCGAATTCAGCTTGGCGACCGGATATTATTGAGTCGGCGTTCTCTAACCGTTCGAGGTATCGTGCAGTTCATCCAACGGGACAGTGTTGGCGAAATCAGCGTCATCCTGCGGGATACGGACACCATCAAGTATGTGATTTATTCGCCGGTCTGGGAGCGTCGGAAGTACATGTTCTCGTATTATATCGAAAGGCGAATGCATTGGATAAAAAAGCCGAAAGGCTCCTCTGCGACGCGTACCATCGTGGACGCTTAGCGGAGATTGACGAAAACAATCAGGAAGCGGCTATGTTCCTTATGTGGAACAGTGGGCACAATATTGTGCTCGCTGTTTTTCTTTTTTAGGAGGAGCCGGAATGTCCCAGCATAGCGACAAAAGCCACAAGAACAAGAAGGTCGTGGTCATTGAGAAGGTGCGGGACAAGTATGGTTCCGTCATCGCTTTGAAGGTTGTATTGTATCGTCGGCATGATAGTGAGAATGGGAAGGTTTGGGATATGAAGCGTTCTCATACGTTCAGTGCGGCTTTCAGTCGTCGTGCTTGTAGGGAACAGGCGAAGACGTTGGCTCGTCAGTGGGCCGATAAGTATGGTGCGAAGGTTGTGAAGAGGGGGTAGTTGCCCTCTTTAATGGTTTATGTTATACTGGGGGTGTTCACATAAAAAACCATTCCAAAAAAGGAGAACACCATGAAAAAACATCGACCCATACGAACTCATGCACGATTGGGATTGGAATACTGCCGTATTACTACTTCCTTTTGCTGAACAGTAAGAGGAGACGGACATCATGCACAGCTTATACAAGACCGCAGGTAAATGCACTCTGAACCGAAGCAAAGTCCGCTACCCCAACAAAAGGGAAGCCCAACTCGCATTGGCTGTCATCAAAGGACGAGGAAATCCGAAACACACTGAGAAACGCGCATACCATTGCCCTATCTGCAACGGATGGCATCTGACCAGCGCCGAAACCGTGAACGATACAGTCCTGTCCGGGAGCGTGCTCCAACACACCAATCCAGACGCGTTCGACACAGGAATGAAAGCGTTCCTCTCTGGTTCCAAACGCGGCAAATATTCCGCAAGCAAAGCCAGCCTGACCCGACGTGTCCGACATTTGCTCCACCTGTTCGCAGCCAACGATATTCCGAATGACTCTTGGGACAATCCATGGTTGTGGGCAACTCTTAGATTCCAAATCATGTGGAGGGGCGGAGACCAGAAGGCCGAACAGCTTCTATCCACTTCGAAGAAAACGGTCAAAATGGCGGGCGACATGCTCACCGAAGACAAGGAGCCGTTCCTTCGCGTGGCTGAAACCCGGAAGGAAGCACAAAAATTACAGAATACACCACTACCGGCATGGTTGGCCGTCGCACTGATGGCCGACAAGGGAAAGGAGCAGAAAGTTTGAACGAAAACGAACTGAAAGAAAGGGCCGTCCACTCATTGCTCCAATCGAAGCTTGGTAAAGTCGCCCCGGCGGAAGCGTTTGTCATCGGATGGCGGAAAGGCTGGGACGAGGCTATCGACATGGCTTTGGAAATCGTTCGCAATGAACTCGATAAAGATGGCGAGAACGAATCGTGATTTGTTCCAAATACACGTGCATGTTGTGCGGAAGAGTCACCGACTTGGACACCGGCTACAAGTACATCATCTCCGTCGTCCAAACAGGCGGTCACGGTCGATGCTCATACGCTCGAACATTGGTCATCTGCCAGCATTGCATGCGCACGCATAAAACCGTCATGACCTTGCAACGCAAATCCTTGAATGAGGAAAACGTTCTTGAATTCCACAGGCCACCGAAAACCCGAAAAACGTCCACCAAGAAAACCGGCGAGAAGAAAGGCTGAACCGTTTTATGGACACCAGTGAAAAGCAGATTATCGGAGAGAACGCCAAATACGTTTCCGACACCATCCCGCAGGAGACCAAGGATGGGCTTCGCGCCCATTTGAAGCCCGGATACGCCATGCCGGACGGCACCCATTATGCGACCGGCAAGGATTACACGGAGTTGATGCGCAATCTGCGCAACATCCAATACTGTGGCTGTCCGCTCTGCCACGACACGCAGTCTGGGCTGAAAACCATTCTCGCAACCAGCGGCATGACCGTCCGTGAGCTTGCCGAGGAAATCGCATGCGACGAATACGATTCGTATTCCGTTGACGAAATCCGCGACCTTGACCCGGAACAGTTGAAGCCGGTGGACGAGATTGTCGAGGATATCAACCGTTGGAGCCACGACCAGCGTGCGCTCGAACACGCTTCCTTCGGCACCGTCAGGCTTCTGTCCGTCTACTTGAACGTCAGTCTCGACCAGATGTACGACGAATTGGATTATCAGACGCTCATCTACACACCATGGGAGGAGGACTCCCACATTTACGGCTATGTGACGGTCATCCGTTACAAGGATGGAAAGTATGAGGTGGATGTTCCGGAATGCCGCTACCAGTGCGACGAAACGTATTGGAACGCGCGTCGCAAGATGGAAGAATCCAACACTCCCATCACGTTGGATGTTCTGCGTAGCGAACCGTGGAGCAAGGAGCATCGCACTCCCGTGGCATTGCCGGAACAGTATCGTGGCAAACAGTATCATCTGGGAGGTCATTCCAGCCTGTCGGCTTTGCTGGACAAGCTGGCCTCACATGATGTTCCGGTGGACGAAAGGGTTCTTATCGCCCTCGAACTGGAGGAACAGTTCCCGTTGCGGTTGACCCCACTGTCTGACAAGGACTGACATTTTTTCGGGGAGGAGCCGATACCGGCTTCCCTCCTCTTACTGTTAGAAAGGAAAACCTGATGGTTAGAAAAATGGTGAGCGTTCAAAAGATTGAGGGAGTGTATCCCATTGAGAACGCAGACCGTATCGAGAAGGTTCGCATTGGCGGATGGATTGTCGTAGTAGGCAAGGACATGGGATTAAAGCCCGGCGACCATGTGGCATATTTCGAAATCGATTCCATGCTTCCAGCCAACGACCCACGCTATACGGACTTGCAGAAGCGTGGTCAGCGTACCGTTCCCGTGTCCAACACGATTACCGGCGAAGAGAAGGAAATCACCGGACACGTGCTACGTACCGCGCGACTGCGCGGAGTGTACAGTCAAGGACTAGTCATGCCGCTTTCAACGATTGGCGTACCGGAGGACACTCCCATCGGCACTGATATCACCTTACAGGCGGACGTGTGGAAGTATGAAGAACTGCCACCATTGAAAGGCGGTGACATGATTGGCGCTTTCAACGCGCCATGCTCCAAGTCCGACGCCACACGAGTGCAGAATCTCACCGCGTATTGGGATGAAATCAGGCGGATTGCGTGGACTCCGACCGTGAAGGTGGACGGCACCAGCACCACAATCTACCGTGATATGGATGATACGGTTCACGTCTACTCTCGCAATTGGGAGTTGAAGCCGGAATGCACGAACATGCAGGTGGCGGTGAAAACCGGATTGGTTGACGCGTTGGAGAAAGGCATGGTCTGCCAGTTCGAGCTGTGCGGCCCAAGTGTCAACGGCAACAGGTTGAAGCTGGCGTCCTATCGTCCATTCGTGTTCGCCGTATGGCGTGACAACATGAAACTCGACCGTAGGGATTGGCCGAAAGCCATGCTTGACAACGCCGTCCCACTGTTAGACGAGACCGAGTGGAAGCCGACCGGCGATGTGATGGACATGATTGCCAAAGTGGATGGTCTGAGAGGCAACGTGACCCGCGACTTGTTGGACGAAGGAATCGTCTGGCATGCGAAAGCGGGCGAACGGTTGAGCGACGACCTGTACAACGAGCTTGGCAGCAACCGTTGCTTTAAAATCATCAACAACAAGTATCTGACCAAGCACGGTCTTTGATGTCGAATAGGGGTCTGGGCTTACTTTTGTGTGCAGACCCCTGTTTCGTCTTTCATATCATTCATGTCTTGTTATACTGGGGATGTTTACAAACGCCGGATGAAACAAAGAAGTGGCGAATTGAATATCTCCAACATGTCGGAAGAGACGATAGAAGAAAACCTACCCGACCTGTCCCCGCATTTGGAGGATGGGTTCAGTCTCAGACAGCTTGAAATACTCCACGACTACGCGGTGGAAGCTTTCAAGGCTGGAATCGAATACGCCAACAATACTCGAAAAGGAGCTATAGATTGACCGATAGGAAACCGTGGGTCATTTCCATTCTACCCGTCAAATGCCCCGATGACATGACCGGCATCCCTAACTATTACATTCAAATATGGGAAAAGTACGTCGGCAAGGTCAAGCCGGAAGGTGGAGACCGTGAGGATTGGATTGAAACCTGTTCCCGACTCTACTGGGGCGTCCGCAATCTAGGTGAGGACGCCATAGTCCGAGTGCATGGGAAAACCGACCTCGACTCGAAGAGGCTAATCGGATTACCGCACTTCGGACAAGTGTTGAACATGCCGCCAATCGACCAGTATGCAGACCCATCTCATGCCGACCGTTACGCCATCAATCCCAACGTGCGCATGCTCATGCATCGGAAGACGAAACTCAGTTCCATCTACGAGGATGACATCAAACATGCGTTCGCTTCTCTTATTAAGGACGGTGTCTCGTCGTTCTTCATCAAATTCATGAACCAAGCCAAACTGCTACCGAATTTGAAAATCTCCGGAACTAATCTTGACGAGCTTGAACAGCAGGTGCAGGAGTGGGGAGGTTGGGCGTTTGTTCGTGCGGATGATGACCCGAATGCTCTGCTTATTCAGGAGAATGTCGATATCCAATACGAGTATCGCATGTTCATGGTCGGCAACCAGCCTGTCTGCGGCGCTGGCAATATCGGATTGAAAACACCAATCGACAACATGCATACGAGATTCGACCCTCAAATGCAGAAGCATCGTGACGACACCACCGTTAAGAATGTTGAACTCAGACCGGAATTGGCGGAACGATACCGTGAGTTCGCCACGCGAGCCGGACGCATGTTCGCCCACTGCGGTTACGGCGCGTACACGCTCGACCTGTGTCTTATCAACGGTGAAGTGTCAATCGTGGAATTGAACGGTTTGATGAATTCCGGACTGTTCGCATTGAACATGAACGATTTGACGAGCGCGTTGCGAGTCAATTGGAAACAGTGCCTTCCCCCGGTTCTGCTTGAAACGGCTATCTAAAAAGAGAGGAATAATATTGGAAAACGAAGAAAAAGAATGCCCCGCATGTGCCAGATGCGAGGTGTCGTTATCGGATTATCCGAACTGGTGTCGATGCAACAGTTCAGCACTCCGCGATTGCGTCAATCGGCTCAACAATTACGATGCTGGAATCGTATTCGGGATGCATTTCGGAGACCCGGACTTCGTACTGGAAGGCGACCCTAATCCAGCAAAAGAGAACATTCTGTTCTTCAAAGCGGATAAAAAGTACGTTTATCTGGAATTCCTCACCATGGGAGACGAGAACGCTCCGAAAGAGCATATTCCAATAGTCCGAATGTGCAAACCCTGCGTGGCTTTCATGGGGGAATATTTTTGGAGCAAATATCTTCCGAAAGAGTTTTGGGAAGGATACGAGCAAGCGGTGTTACACACTCTGAAAAGGCTGGTGGACGACCCCAGTGTCGAATCGGACGCCGACCTGATTAAGTATGCGAGAGAAATCGTCCACGGCGACATGCTCATCGACTGGTAGTGTCTGTTGGCTTGTTTTTAAGGAGCGCGTTTTTGGACACGCTCCTTTCTGTTATCGACTTTGACTATCCGTTTTGTGATGCGCGAGAAAAACTATGTACTATCACGTACTATACTGGGATTATCTACATAGAGAGGGAGTATTTTTGAGACCACAATCAGAAGACACCGGGGAACTCACCACCGTCATCGACCCCGCGTCCATCACACGCATGGCGTCCAGCCATCCAGACAACAGGGAGACCACCATGTATGGCAGACATGGCAAGCATGACGGTAAGCCGCCAAAAATCAAAAGGTCGCGGACTAAAACAGATAAACCCAAACATCCCATAGAACAGGTCATGCTATTCGTCATGCTCGCCGTAAGTATTGTTTTCTTGGCTGGAACGGTGCCGCTTCTCTGGTTCATGCCGGTTTCGGAACCAGAGGATATGATTGTCCGACCTATTCTGACTGGCTTGATTGGTGTGGCGGCGGTTTCCGCCGACATTCCGGCTTGGATATATTTCGCCCGTTGGCGTCGGAATTTATGTAAAAGCCAAATTTGAAACATTTCCTTGTTATACTGGAATCAACCACATTCAAGCAAAAGCAAGGAAAACACATGCCTAGAACCACACTGGCCGATGTCGCATCCGACTACGTGCGCAAACACCAGCACGAGCGACAATGCCGACAACTCGACTCCAACAGCCGGGTCACGCTCACCGTCATCCAAAACCAGTGGGCGAAACTTGCAGGACAGGAACCCATGACCATTTTCGACGCGCCGGAAGTCGTAATCAGAAGCATCGAAACCACACAACGCGGCCACGAACTGTTCGACCGCACAAAAGAAACAAACGGGGTCGTCTACTACGGCCTGAAAAACTGAAAGGAAACAAAAACATAATGTCGGAACTCGCAGAGGACACCAGAAGGGTAACGCTTCTACTGGGAGACAATCCGGAAGGAAAAACTCAATGGCATACATGCTTGGACTTGTCCCACAACGAGTATGCCATCCAAAAACTGCGTGAGACCGGAAGACTGGAAGCGGGGAAGGCCACTTCGCTGACCGTCGGACAGTTGCAGAACCTTCTCACCAAGGCACAGAAGGACGCCCACGGGTTCCAAGACACTCCCGCCAGCAAATGCTTGCGGGGCAGTGAGCCTGAACGGAGACTACAGGCATACAAGTTCGCTGAAAACCTCAACCGTGCCCTCTGTGAAGGCTCTCCCGTGTATTGTTCGGAGTTTGAGCCGAGGCTGGACTTATCTTTCCCGAGTTTCAAGGACTGACCATAATTGGGAAGGCATTCAAACAGACAAGCCCGACCGACGACGATAGGCGAGACGCCTTCTTTTGATAGTCTTATCGCCGCCGGGGTGAGGGATGGTGAGGAATGGGCGAGACAGCGTGTGCAGAAAAGGATAGCCGCCGTACTGTCCGTTCTTGTCGCCCTGTCCTTGTGTTGTGGCGGCGGATACTATTGGTGGGATACCCAAGGCAAGGCGAAGCGTGCCCATGCCGAAGCTGAGGACGCCTGTTTCCAACAAGTCAGCAGGATGACGGAATCGTATAATAAGTCGCTCCGACTGTATGCTCAGGTGTCTTCCAAGTTCAACGAATTGGACGAATCATATGATTTGGACACGTTGGCCGCTTTGCAGGATAAGAAACCGAAGGAATATGAGAATCTGCATTGCTCCACGGATTTGGATGGCGACAATCGGAGGGCTAGGTCTTTGAAACGTTCGTATGATGAGCTTTCGAAGGAGTATCGCAAGGCTCTTACCCCCATTAGAAAATAGTATGCTATACTGGAAACGTTCACATACAGCCTATCGTTTAGGAGAAAAACTTGCACAACGATAACGTCAACCACCCCAACCACTACACGTCAGGCCCCTTCGAATGCATCGAACTGACATCACGATACCCGTTCCTAGGAGGCAACGCAATCAAATACGTGTACCGCTGGCAGGGCAAGAACGGTCTGGAAGACTTAAGGAAAGCCCTCTGGTATCTGAACCGAGCGAAAGAGGAAAGCCCCTACGAGCCTCTTGGACTCTATCCGCTCGACTCGTTTGTTCCACCCTACTGTTACTTCCACATGGACGACGAATCAGTGCATATGCTGAGGAAACTCGCCCGACTCAACTGGCAGAACATGCGAGGATTCTGGAAGGGCATGGCCGAACTCGCTTGCGACCACAAGTCCGGCTACACCCGCGCCAAGAAGACGTTGGAGCGTCGAATCCGACTGCTGGAATCCATGCTGACCGACGAGGAGCAGACCGTCCTGTCCGCCATCTGGCAGGACAAGGAGCTGACCGAATCGCAGAATCGAATCGCCTACCGTCTGCAAGCCCGTGGTCTTGCGAAACTGGACAAGTCCGATGGCGTGTGGAACCCGACCGGAAAGGAGCGCTGACATGAAGGAGGAGAACGAAACGTTCCTTGAGCGAGTGTCCTATGCTATGTTCTGGTATGGTCTGGGTTTGTACTTGCTGTCCGGAATGGTGTCCCTGTTGGGGCTTGTCGGCTCTTTTTTGCTGAAACGATTTTCTTGGTATTGGGGTTTGCCTTTCGTCGTATGCGGCATACTGTTTCTAGTCGTGTTTCCACTGGCGTTGTTTCTCCTGTCGGTGGATGATTGGAGACAGAAAAAACATGTCGGAGAAAACGAGATTAAGGTTTCGTAGAATCGAAGCCGGATTGTTGAAAGCCTTCCATCGGGGTTTCAGTCTGTTGCTGGCGGTGTTTCTTTTCACTTTGCTGGCGATTGTGGTGCTTCATCTCGTATTTGGAACGTATGCGGTCGGGCTTCTGGTCATTCCGTCCGTCGTGGTGATTATCGAGGCATTACTGGCGGCTTTGGATTTTCTGTTTGAGTTCCTTGCAGGGGATGTCACGTATGAGCAAGCTGGCATAGAACCCCCCCCCCGAAGGGACTTTTTTTAAAAATTCTGAGGATTCTTCCATGATGGATGACTCTCGTATGTTTGCCGCCGTTTTGAAGGCTTCCCGCAAGTCCGGAAGGCCGAAGAAGGACGACACGCGCTGACGTTAAGTTGTCCCCCTAAGATAGTACAAGTTATATTGGACTTGTCCACATATGGTAATATGGGGGCATGACTGGTACAACACACTCAAAAGAAATCCTGATGATACGAATCGGATACGCACCCCGACAAGGCCGCGTATACTTCCAACCACACACCGTGATGCAGGAATACCTCCGATTCAGCAAAGAACACGACAACCACGTCCTATGGAAATGCGGAATCATCGGCGTCATGAAAAACGTGGAGCAGGTAATCCTGTACGCGCACGACGAAGACCTCATGCTCATAGGCGAGGTGACTGGCTTCGGAAGCCCATACAATCCAAGGACATGGGACGAAGGAAGCTTCTACCAATGTCCCAAACCATGGTCTAAAGAACCAGCCAAATACTGGATAGCGTTGGACAACCTGAGACCATTGGAAGGGTTCAACCCAGACCTGTATGAACTCGCCGCAGGTAAGGACAAGGGCAAACCATTGTCCTTGGTGTTCGAACGCAAGGTACCCATGCTGACCATGGCCGACGCCGAGGGCAAACGCAAGTCCGCTACCACTTCCCGACGTTCGGGGCTTACCCGTATTCGACTACGTGAGGTGTGAATGGTTCCAGTATTGGACACATTCGCAAAAACACCCTATACTGGAAGTAGTCACATAAGAGTAAGGATAACACCATGACCGAAACACTCATGGACAGACGCGCAGTATTCATGCGCATCAGTTCGGAATCAGACCTCATTGGAAAAGCCAGCGTCAAACCCGACGAAGACACCATCATCCGCTACAACTGGCGACAGGCGGAAAGCATGATGGATGAAATCATCAACCATGCGGAACAGAACGATGGCAAAGCCATCATCCCGTTCGACAGCATCGTCTCAGTCCGCTCGCTCGACACCTGCTCCCAGTTCATCCTCTGGCGCACCGACGGCAGATATCTCATCGGCAAACTGTACGAGTCCGGAGAGGACTACAAGTACGGTATGGACGACCGTGACGGCTACACCGCACCGACCGCACTGCGGGCGAAAACCGCGTCCCGCTGGGTGAAGGTCAAGAACATCAAAAGCGGGGATGACTTCCCGTTCGAGAAATGGTATATCGAAGCATACCGTCATCGCGCTCGTAGCAAGACACCGTTGGATGCAGCCTTGAAGAACAGTCACATGAACGTCATGTTCGTATATAAGGAGGAGGGTAAGGAAGATGCCTAAAATCATCGTGCCGGGCAAACGTCTCACGGCGGATGTCACCCATAAGATTCAACCTATGATTACAGTCAAGGATACGACCGGCAGGGAATGGTTCGCCCGAGCCATGTTCCTTAGTCTGAACCGTGGGACAGGCGACAATTGGAAGGTCGAGGATTTCAGCCTTTCCATCGCTGCCAAGGAAAATTACGCGTTCTACAAGAACACCAAGCTTGGAGTGGAAATCCGTCTCGACCAGAATCCTGAACTCAAGAAACTGGTAAACGAATACGTGTCCATAGTCAAAAAAGACACCACTCAAGCCGGAGCCTGATTTTTACCAAAACAGCAAGAATAGAACCTCCCTTTCGCGTAAGGTTGTTTACAGCGAAACGGAGGTTTTCTTTTATGGTTTATAATCCGTCAGAACCGCGTGACCCGCTGGGCAAGTGGATGAAAGCGCATGGTGGCAATCCGAAGGCGAGTCTTGCCGATAATGTCAAAAATCTCAACTATGCGGAAGAGCATGGGGCGGCTGTCGATACCAAAAACACGCCGACAGCGGTAATTGACCAGATAGCCAAGACCGGCAAAGACGAGGACAACCGGCTGGAGGCGCTGATGAACCCGAACATCAGCGACGAGACGCTTGACTCGTTCAAGTACAGCGACGACGTGAGGGAGCGCACGGCAGTCGCGTCCAATCCGAAACTGGACGGCAAGACGCTCGACATGATGGCGGACGATGACAACTTCTATGTGAAACGTGCCGTGGCCCTCAACCGCAACACCCCGACCAACACTCTGGAACGGCTCGAAGGTGATGCCGACAAGGACATTGCCGACTACGCTCTCATGGCATGGTGTCGGAACCGTTCGCTGGAATACTGTAAGGAAGGCGATTACGGTAATCCCAGCGTCCTGCTCGGGCAGAACAGATACCATCAAACACTGAGGCTCGAAGAGCTTATGGACTACGACGATGTGAGAGACCCCATGCCGCTACCGGGGCAGGACGGTTACAACGACTATATCGAGACCAACGAGAAACTGCATGTCTGCGACGCGTACACGTCGGAGATAGCCACGGAGGCGGCTAGGAACGGCGACTACGACGCAGCCTTGCAAATCTTCGAGGCCGGTCACAGCGAATGGACAGACGACAGGGCGGGAACCACCTTCCCCCTTAGCAAAGGCAGGATGAAATGCCCCGCCATGGCTATCGACGCGGAGACGAAATTGGCTGACCAGTTCCTCTACCACGCCTCGTCCGAGCAGTGCGAAAAACTCCATGAGCTAGGCTACGATTCGTCGGCGCAGGGCATACTGAACCGTTTCGACATGACCAACACCATCAGCACCCGCCCCATGGCGGAACACTGCACGGTGCCGGACAGGCTCGACAGGCTCTCCCAGTCGAAGGACTCAGAGACGAGACTTCATGTGGCGGGCAATCCGAACACCAGCCTTCACACGTTGGAGACGCTAAGCGAAGACAAGGACGAGAAAGTCAGCCGTAGGGCCGTCATGAATCTTGAACATTGCCGTGAGAATCAAAGGCTTTCGGACGAATACGCGGGAGTCGATTTCAACGATGACAGCGGATACGACGATATCCAATTCGAATACTAAAAGAAATTGGAGGAGGAATGTACAATCCTTTACAAGCAAGAGACCCGCTGGGCAAATGGGTCAAGGAGCATGGCGGCGCTTCAAGATTTGTTAGGTGAGGATTCCCCGCCTCTTGTGGGCGGGGAGGAATCGCCGTTCTAGGCTCGTTCCTTTTGGGTTTGTATGTATCGTCTGACGGTGTCCTCGCTGATGTGTCCGACGCTTCCGAAGTAGGTCGATGGCGACCATAGGCCACTTCCCCAGAATTTTCTTCCTTTGAGTGCGGGGAATTGGGTGAATATGCGGACGGCGCTGATTGATTTGACCGTTCTGGCGATTTCGGCAGGGGCGGTCTGCGGGTTGGCGGTGACGAACATGTGGACGTGGTCGGGCATGACCTCTATCTCCTCCAACGTCCATCCGTATGCGGCGCAGGTCTCGGCTATGGCGTTGCGGCATGCGATTTCGACTTCTCCGGTGAGTATCTTGTGCCTGTATTTGGTGCAGAAGATAATGTGGTAGCCGAGTTCATAGACTTGGTGACTATTTCGTTGCATGCTCATAAAACCTATGGTATCATAAGAGGCATGACCATTGGGAAAAGCAAGACGGCGCAACATAGGGAAAGCATGGTGAATGCCACACCCCAACGCACCCTCGTACTCCCATTGGACATCTCACCTGAACAGTACGGAATCTTCGAGGGATTGGCCGACTCCTACAACCGCATGTGGGGTTCGCTTGTCTCATGGTGCGACAGCAACCGTTCGGTCAACCGCACCAGAATGCAGAAGGACAATTACGCGAGACTCCGCGCCGAATATCCGGAACTGCCATCCCAGTTCGTCTGCATAGCCATGCGCGACGCCGCCGGAGCGGTGCGCTCGTGGAACTCGAACCATCCGAAACGCCGGTGGAACCTCAAGGCGTCACGCAGGAAAAAGACCATCAACTACGATTTGAGGGTCATGTCCCTGCGTGGCAACCTGCTGTCGTTGAGCGTCACGCACGGCGAGAAAAGACAGCGGATACTGTTGCCGGACATTCCCGAATGGTTCGACCGCAGATACCCCGAACGCAAATTGAACGCGGCCAAACTCGTCCTCGACCCGGACGGGCGAAACGCGAGCGTCATGCTCGTATACCGCCTACCCCAGTCCACTCCAATCGAACATGGGGACGTACTGGGCGTTGACTTGGGACAGCACTCCCTCACCATGGATTCGAGAGGAGGTGAGACCTCCTATTCCCGCATGCAGGGAATCAGACGCCGTTACGCGCACAACAGGAAGACATTGCAGGAAAAAGGCACCCGAAGCGCCCGCCGCCGGTTGAAGGCGATGAGACATCGGGAAGAGCGGTTCATCCGTGACGTCAACCATCGCGCGTCCAAAAGATTGGCGAACACTCCGAACGTGAGTGTCATAGCGTTCGAGGACTTGGCGTACATCCGCCGTCAGGCGAGGAAAGGAACCAAGACCGGCAGAAGACGCCGCAACATGCTCAACCAGTGGCCGTTCGCCCAACTGCAAGAGTTCACCGCCTACAAGGCCGCAAGGAACGGCGTCAGAATCCTAATGGTAGACCCCGCCTACACGAGTCAGAAATGCAACCGTTGCGGATACGTGGACGCGAGAAACCGCAATCACGCGAGATTCGACTGCCTCCGTTGCGGGCACAGCGACAACGCCGACCATAACGCCGCGTTGAACATCCGAGACAGAGCCATACAAAACCTTGGATAGACCCAAGGTCAGGGTGCCGTCAACCACCCATGATGGATGGGGTGCCCGCGACGACCTCCCTTACGAGAGTCGCGGGGGTCACGCCCACGTCCAAGCCGCGACGCTCGTCATCGCGGTAGTTGACTCCCCATGCCTCGCCGGAAACATTGAACGTTCTGGCCGATGACGGTTGGACTCAGACCCGCATCAACGTCGCCGGTAATCCGAATACTTCGACGGAAACATTGGACTATATGTCCGACCAGTGGAGTCCCCATGTGAAGCGTGCTATCGCGACGAACTCGAACACGTCCGTTGAAACGTTGAAGAAACTGTCCCACGATTCGGATAAGTCCGTGAGACAGTTGGCTTATTCCGGATTGAAGCAGAAAGGTGAGAAACCTATCGACAAGCCATTCAAACCGGCCAAGCCGGTCGAAGACGACAATCCCGGAAAATACATGAGCGCCGATTTCGACCCGATGGAATACTTCGGTCTGAACGACTGATTCAATCCGCCGATTCTGAATCCCTCCCCTATTGGAATATCCGTTGGGGGAGGGATTTTTCCGTTTTCCGAAGGTTGACAACAGTCGAAACCATTAGAGTCGAAACCAGTGATACAGGAAAGATTCCACAGAATCGAAAGTGGTTGACCCGAAATGGCAAGAGACGGTTTCTATCGTCCGGAAAGCTTCATCAGCCCCGGTAGCGAATACGGTCTGCTCCGAGCGGCGACACCGGACAGAACGGTATGGCTGTATGCGAAGATTCCTTGGACGAGCGCACTATTGGATGGTGCGGGCGACTCCAAAAGGAAGGAAGCCGAGCAAAGCTTCATGGCTTTCTTCGACGGGCTGGCCGGTGAGGTCAGCGTGGCGGGCATGCGCTACAGGGATTTGCTGAAAAGCGAATACCGTGAATTCCATCTGCTTACGGGTTCCATGCCTATCCCCTACCGTCCGCCGGTAATGCAACAGGATGATTTGAAAAGCTATCAGGCTTACTATTACCGTAATCTGAACGTGTGCAAGCAGTTCGCTGTCATCGGAGTCCCGTTGAAACTGGGTGGCGAAGCCGGTAGGAAAGGCCGTAAACAGTCGCTTCTTCGGAAAGTCACCACGAAGTTCAATCAGCTTAGCTTCTCCATGGCGAACGGTTACGCCATGTTTGAGGAGTATCTGCCGGACGCGCATCGTATCGAACGCATCATGTTGAACGCCGGTCTTATCCCGTTCACCATCATGGAGGAAAGCGAACGCGAGCAGATGGTTGCGATGATGGAGACTTGGTGGGTGAGTCGAGCGTCCGCGTCCGCCCTTCCCATCATTGCCGAGAACGACCACCTGCATTTCTTCCCGAACAGTAAGGTCTGCCAGAACGCGAAACGACTATACGATGAGGGAATCGATTGCGACCAGTGGAACATCGACAGCGAGTATCCGGCGTCCATCTGCTTCGCCCGAACAACCCAGTTCGCACAATCGGACATCACCGACCCGTCCAACCTGTGGATTGCGAAACTGATGGAAGTCGCTACGGCGGGGGGCGCGGACGCCGTCGGGACGTCCATTCGCGGCAAGGTCGAACCCGGCAAGGTGACGGCTGACACGATTCGCCGTAACGCCCGCACGATTGACGAGAACATCAAGGAACGTTATCAGCATGGCCGTGAGGCTTCCGCCGATATGACCGATTTGAAATATCGTCTGGACTATAAGAAGGCCATTTACAATTCTCCCGAAATGCCGCCGAGCATCATCGATTTGAGTGTCGCCACCTGTGTGGCAGGTAACGCTCAGATTGCCGTGGACTCGTTGCAGAACATCCAGAATTTCGAGTTCACGAATCTGACCACGGCCAACGAACAGTTGATGGCGTTCAAAAGCATGCAGGCGTGTTCTCCGGTGCGTATGACACCGTATGAGATTCACTGGTCTGCGACCTGCGTGGCTGGTGGCGGCGTGAGTAGTTTCGCCAAGGCCGGTGATGATACTGGAGCACTGGTCGGATTGACCGAAGCGAACCGGCAACCCGTTTACGTGGGCACTACCACCGTGCAGGATAAGGATACCCGACCGGGCATTCTGGTCATCGGTGAAACCGGTTCCGGAAAGTCCATGCTGTTGGTGAGCCTGTTCCTCCAGTGGATGCTGATTGACTCCCGTAGCGGCAAGGGCAAAACGCCTTGTATTCTCGTCAACCCGAAGGAAGGCAACGACTTCGAGGATGCCGTCCTGTCCCGTAACGGAACAGTGCTCCGAATGGATTCCGACATCGCTGACGGAACATTCGACCCGTACAATGTGCTCCGAAGCGAGGAAGAGGCCAAGGATATGGCCGCTATCATGATTTCCGATATTCTGAAACCTGACGGCGATACCTCCTATGAGCTTACCGTTAAGGCCATGCTGGATTACGGTTACAAGAAGGGTGGCCGCTGTTGCGGGACAATCCTGTACAAGGCGGCTACCGACTTCCGTGCTCTCCAGCAAGCGGGGAAAGACCCTTCGCAATACAACTTGTATCCGGACACGTTGGACGTGTTCAAACTGATTACGATGAGCGTCAATACGAACCAGTCGTTGCGTCTTATCTTCGGTACGAACGATAACGTGACCCCTTTGCGTGTCAGTCAGAACCTTACCCTTATCAACGCTGGAAACCGTTCCATGATTCCGGAACAGGGAGCCGAGAACACCGTTACAGGACGTATCCAACGTTGGGTGCTTCGTATGATTGTGTTCGGCGCGGGTGCCGCAGTAAGCGAACGAGACGGAATGGTCGGCATCGATGAGGCTTGGGCAATCCTAGGCGAGGACAAGGGTGCCGCCAAGGTGAACGAGTGGATGCGTACCGCACGTTCCCGCCGTTTCACTCCGGTGTTCGCCTCCCAGAAGGTCAAGGAGTTCATCAACGCTGGTATGACAGGCGGTATCGGCCGAGCGTTCCTGCTGGCTTTGGACGACCCGATTCAGGATTCTCCTGCCCGTGACGCTTTGCGACTGTTGCAGATTGAGGATTCCGGCAATCGTATCCGCTCCCGTATGAGCATGGGTGATACGAAGGAGAACGATGAGCCGAACTGGGCTGGCATGAGGCGTCTGCGTATCAAGGACAAGGAGACCGGCAAGGACAAGACCATTCGTGGTGCCGTCGCCTACTTCAAGGATTCCAGCAAACAGCCGGTACCCGTCGAAGTCATCATTCCGCCAGACCTGTTGAAGGAAATCTCCACGACCGCAACCGATAAGATTCGCCGTGAAGAGGAAAAGAAGAAAGCAATGCAAGCGTCAGAAACGCAGGAAGGACAAGAACAGTGAGTTACAAGGATTTCTTCGGAGAGAATCGTCCGATGCCCCATAAGACGGAGGATGAGCAGAACATCACACCATTGTCTCCGCCGACGTTCGACACCACGCCGGTCGTTGAAAAATATGATGTGATGTCTTTCCAAGGCTTCTCCAGTGGAAGACCGTTGCTGTTGGAACGGCCCACCAAGTATGTGAATCGTATCGTCAATTCGATGAAGCAGATTATCGCCATTCCGGAGAACGACCAATATGGTGGGGTCGAGGGAAGGGTCTACCTGTCGCCTATCTTCACACTCCCCGTGGCACTGCTCCATGAGGGAGACAAAATCGGCAATGAGACAGTGAACCGTTATCCGTATCTGCATTTCCCGACGAACCATGACTGGAATGCGGACGAAATCAGTCTGGACGAGTATCTCCTCGCCATCGAATACATGTTCGTCATCCATGACATTGCTCAGGAAAGCACCGAAGGAGACCTGCTCACCTATGGTGTGGACGGAGATTATACGATGGACGATGACGCGTGGAAAACCGCTTGCGAATGGTCTAAGGAAATCAGCAAACCATTGTCCGACCTTAATCGTGGCCGACTATTGGGTTTTGCCATCAACAGTAAAAGCGAGAAGGAAGTCGATACGGTCGTGAACCTGTTCGACCTTTGGGGGGAGGAACGGGAACCGCAACAGATTCTATCCGACGCGCAGACCGCGGCGGGCGATGTGGAAGACCTTTACAATATGGTGTTCAGCATACCATTCGAACCATTCCACTGATTTCCCTCCCCTTACCTAAAAAATTCTGTTAACTTGGAAGAGATGGCAAAAATCTCTTCCAAGTTTTTTGTAAGGCGGGTACAGTGCAAAGTTTTGGAAAAATGGCGGCGACGGGGATGGCTGGCCTACTCCTCTTCGACATGATGATAGCGGTCGGCGTGACCAGTATGAGTACCGTGTCCGATACGATCATGATGTCCATTCGCTCCAACGGATGCAAGAAGACCTCTGCCCAAAGCAGTTCGGACAGTGGGAACAGTCTCATAGACAAGTACATAGCCAAGGCCGAGGAAATGGCTAAGGACGACAAAATCGGTTATAGCCAGTCGAAACGAAAACTCAATCCTGATGTTGACTGTTCGAGTTTCGTCTACTATGCGCTGACAAAGGGTGGCGTCAAGAATCTGGGCGACTCCCCATTTAATACGTCCAGTATGGATGACCCGATGAGCAAGGCCGGTTTCACCAAAACCGACTTCGATGGTTCCGCAGACAAGCTCCAGAAAGGTGATGTTGTATGGCGGGACGGCCATACGGAAATCTATATCGGGGATAATAAGACCGTTGGCGCTCACGAGGATACCGATGGCAAGGATGGTGACAGCAAGGGGGACGAGGTGTCGGAAGTCCCGTTTGATTACGGTGGCGGTAAATACACTTCCTACTATCGTCTTTCCGACTCTTCCGCGTCCAGCTCCTCCGACTCCTCCTCTTCGGACTCCAGTAGCTCCAGTTCATCTTCTGATTTCAAAACCAATGATGTAGCAATCAAAATCGCCAAGGCGTTCGCGTCAGCGGGATTCTCCAAAGCGGCCACGGCTGGAGTATTGGGCAATGTGTATGCCGAATCCGGTTTCGTAGCGGACAGAAGCAGCCCCGACAATGGATACGGTCTCGGACAATGGACTCCCCGAAGCAAAATCCGCACTTGGATGGACGCCAACGGACTGGAGGGCACGCCTGATTCGGACGAGGACGGGCAGATAAAAATGCTTGTGGCAACCGCGAAAAGCTCCTTCAACAATCATTACTTGTCGGAAGCCAAGGCCGAGATAACCGTCAAGAACGACAGTCTGTATGATACTTGGCATGAAGCCAGCGACCCGGAAGTGGCCGCAGTCGCATGGATGGCCGGATGGGAAAGGCCAAATTGGGCATCCCGTAATGAGGATAACCGAAAACAGGTAGCCAAGAACTATTACGACAAAGGATTGAACGACATCTCCTTCAACGGCAAGAGTGGAGACTCCGATGATGACAGTTCCCAATGTTGCACACAATCCGACGATACGGACGGAACCACCGATACCACGTCGGCCAATGTGACAGTAACCAATTCCGTTCAAGCATATACGGATAAGTATGGTCAGGCCGCATTTGACATTGGCAAGAAGTACGGTATCCCATATGAGGCGATTCTTGGACAGTCCGCAGTGGAAAGCGCTTGGGGCGCTTCCAATCTGACGACCAAATATCATAACTTCTTTGGCATCAAGGCGGTCAATGGTCAAAAGTCGGTCAAGCTTGCCACCAAGGAATGCAATCAAGGTGGATGTTACGATACTACCGGTGATTTCGCGGTCTACGATTCCGACGAGGATGGTTTCGCCGGTTATGGCAAGTTCATCACCGAGAATTCCCGTTATGCGACGGCATTGCAGAAGTGTACCGACCCTCACGCGTATATTCAGGAGTTAAAGAATGCCGGATATGCCACGGACAATAATTACGTCTCGACCGTTTGGGGTGTGACCCAACAGTTCATTGCTTACATCAAGCAGACAAACAAGTTCCCGCCATCGTCAGAAGTGCAGTTTGATTCCGCTCCCCCGGCTGACACGGGTGGTTCCTCAAGCGGTTCCTCAGACGATTCCGATGCGAACACCACGTGCCCTGTGAGTGACGATAGCGGTAGTACTTCGTATGGTTCCGTCGGCGGTGCGCCTACCAAGGATGGGGACTTTTCTTGGATGTGTTCGGGCAATCAGAAGATTTGTAGCGCGTCCGACGCTGGTGTGTTCTACCCGCATTTGGAATATGGTCATCAGTGCGTCTGGTATGCATGGAACCGTCTTGCCATGATTCACGGCAACGAAGGCTGGTCTTGGGTTATGGGTAACGGTGGTGACATCGCCAACAATCTGAAAGGCCAATCCGGTTGGACGGTCGATGGGAACCCTAAACCCGGTGACGGTATATCAGGTCGTGGTAGCCCGTTCGCCGGTGGTGGTGATTGTGGTCACGTGGCCGTGGTTGAGGAAGTGTCCTCCGACCCGTCCGGTTGGAAAATTCGTATCAGTGAAGGCAACCGTGATGGTTCCGCGTCGTTCTCCTCCTATGGTTCTCGATGGCTGACGAAATCCCAGCTTTCCAGCACCGACTGCCAATTCTTCCGTAATTCCAACTGGAAGAAGTAGTTTGAGTTTTGACTTCCTCCCCTGACTGAAGTCGGAGGTTTTACGGCGCAACACATAAAAAAAGAGAAGGAATGTAGATTCCTTCTCTTTTTGCTTAAGTAAGGCACTATTCTCTGTCGTGAATGGTGGCCGCGTCCTTCGCCGGGTCAAGGTCTGGTGCCTGTTGCTGGCCGTTGGTTGTGTTTCCGGCCTGAATCAAATCGTCCCACATGCTCCAATCGACTTTTCCATCCATGCCTCCCATGCTGGTGGGCGCGTTCAGTACGCGGGTGATGCCGGTTGGATTCATACCATTCCAATTTAATGCGCCTGAAACTGGAATGGCGATTCTGTTGCCCTCACCGATACTGTCGGCAACCCTGTCGGGAGTCCATGCGGTCAGGAACGGGTTAATCCACCAGTTCTGGTTTCCTACATATTCGATGTCGGAGACCTTTCCGTTTTTGATGGTGAGGATGTCGTTAATCTGATAATCCCGCCATGCCGGGGTGAGCGCATTGTAACCGCCCATAGAATAAGTGTCGCCGCTAGTGACGAGGATGGAACGAACCTTGCCTTTGACTCTTACCTTGCCGCTTTCGAGCACTGTGGCCGTCGGGTCTTTGACCCATCTGGCTCCGGTGCCCCATACTTCGTTCTTCCACCATGCTTGGGAGGTGGGCATGGTGTCGCATAAGGACTGGTAGTCGGAGGTGTTGCACACGTAGGAGGGGGCGTTGCTTCCCCATCCTTGATTGATTTTCATGGAGGTGGGCATGTCCGCCGGAGTCTCGATATTGTCTGGTGTTCTTAATGCGGACAATACTTGGTCGGCTGGCTGTTTGGCCCACTGGTGTGGGTCTGCGAGCGAGTCTACTCCCCAATTGCGCATGTCTTTTTCCATTTGGAGGGCGATGGTCTTGTTCTGTTCCTTTTGTTTGTCGGACAAGACTGGGGTTTTCTTCTTTTTGGCCTTGTTGGTGGAGCTGGAGGAGCTGGTGTTGGCGCTGGCTTGGGTCTCTTTGGTGGACGTGACGTGCTTGCGCCATGCGCACCATCCGATGACGAGCGCCAACACTAGGACGACTGCTGTGATTATGGTGATGGTTTTTTTGTTGTGGGACATGAGTTCAGCCTTTTGCTAGGAAGTTCGGACGGGTGTTCGAACATCTAGAAGAATCTTAGCGAGAAACCCTGCCGTCAGCCTTCTTGTACTGGGATTCCCTTCCATCCAACCCGTTCTTTCCGAGGCGAAGCAGGATAGTGTTCATCCACATGACACCCGTGGGGATGAGGTATCCGATAAGTGCGAGCAGGAGGCAGAAATTATCTCCGGGGTTCCAGTGAACGTAGAGCATTGGAACGATTGCCATGAGCACGCAGTCGATGGGGATGTCACGCAGTTTGCCCTCATGGAATTCGATTCGGAAGCACCAGATGATGGTTTGGAGGATGGCAACGAAGATGAGGAACGTGAAGATGTCGAATGCTCCGACGGCGATTGAGGGGATGACTGTTCCGAAGAAGTTGTTGAACATCGTTTCGAACGTCTGTCCTGCACTGGTCATGGACAGTCCTCCGATTGCGAGGACGATGACGCAAATCGAGTAGACGATGAACGTGCCAATCGAGATAAGTAGCGTTGCCATTTTGTTTTCTCCTTTTTCTTTAGGTCATAATTTGTTTCCTTATGGCGACTCTTTTTTGTGGACATTCTCAGTATAGCACGAACCTAAACTTTCTACAATAACTCGCCACCCAAGACGACGACACGCCAAGAAAACACCCCAACCAGCCCCAAACTCCCCCAAACAATTTTCCTGTTTTCAAAAGGTTTACAACAAACAGTCCATTAGTGTCGTTAATAGATTTCCGACATTCAAAAAACAGATAATGAATGGAGTCCTCGATGGCACAGAATCGCGGTGGACGAAGCCGCAGTAGAAGCAAAGAGCCGACCCATATCTGGAGCGGCTTCTGGTGTGGACTCATAATCATCATCGGCGTAATCCTCTGGACTTTACTGAGACTTCCGCTCATGCCGTTCATCTGGCTGGGAATCCTCGTAGGAGGAACCACGGCCACCTATCCGACGCCCGCACGTAAGACAGACCCCATAGACCCGAAGAAACTCAACGTCTACTACCGTTGGAAAGATATGTTCTCCGGGCTGAAACCTTACTCCCGTCCCGAAAAGGACGACGAGTTCGATGAGAACCCCGAGACATTCACAGACCTCATGTCCAAGTCCGACTGGCTTGCCGTGCATAGGGTCTCATGGTGGGTCGGCTGGTTCGTCGGCCTGTACGCCAGTCGTGGATGCGGATTGTGGACGATACCGTTCAACATGATATTCGGTTTCATGTCGGTCATGGGCGTCATCCATTGGCGTGACCGTCTTGTAGACCGTCGGCATATCTATCAGGGTGTGAGCGTGTTCGCCTTCCTGCAAAAAGGTAAACCGTCGCAGAAGACCACCGCCATCGTCTCCGCTGTTATTCTTCTTGTTATACTGGGAGCTTGCGCATATTTGGGGTTCGTGGACATTCCCACGACGCTCAGTCTTCCCGCACTTCTGTTCCTGTCGCTCGTGACGAAATTCGACAAGAAGAAGCAGACCGCATATTGGCGTGAACTTGTAAAAGCGCAACGCATGCTGGACGGTTGGGTCAAAAGCGACGACTTGGCAAAGATGTGGGGAGGAGCCTACGTCACCCAAGTCAAGAAGGTCGGCCATCGCAAGAATCCGATGCACGTCATGCGCGTCCGCTTGCAAGACCAGTATGACGCCCCAAGAAGCAATGAGAAGGTATTGAAGGCCGGTGTGGAACCATTGCGCTCCTCCGCCACTTCCAGCGGATACAATTTCATAGCCCTGCTCGCCGCCAAAACCATCAAGGAGAACGGCTGGCAGTTCGACCCAAGCCTAGTGCGAATCGTATACGGCAAGGACGAGTCCTGCATTCCCGACATCACCAAGAAGAAGGTCGGAGCAAAAATCGCCCAACTGGTTGCCGACATCGCCTACGATTATTGCGCTCAGAACGAATGGCATAAACGTCCGCCGCTCGTTCAGGTCATCGACGCCGCCGCAGACGATGAGGAGGAGGCGGCATGGCTGATGCTGTTGCACAATCCTCCCAGTGGTGGCGCTCTCATCACCCAATTGGGATTGGAATGGCTGGCGAACCCGTTCAGCCCCGCCGACATCATCAAAATGCCTATCTTCTCCGACTTGGAGAACTCGTTCATGCTCGCCGCACAACCCGAAACGAGACTGAACGACAAGGGCAACAAGTATCGTCCGGCGGGTTTGACGCAAAGCAAATCGTTCAACCGGTATATCGAGCTGTCCCGCCGGTTCAAGCAAGACCAGAAGGCTTGGCAGGATATCGTCGGCTCGAAACTGAATCTTCCCGTCTGCAATTACGACGAAGAGAAGATTGCCGAAACCAGTGAGGGCTGGTCTATCTCGTTCATGCCGGAAATGCTGACGGCACCAGACCGCACGTCCGACTTCATGCGCTACGACCTATCGAGTCTAGACCCGTCCAAGGATTTCGTCGGACTCATCGAGGAAAACGGCATCACCTCGCTGGTCATGGCGGACAACGCCCCTTTGAGAATCGACCGTCTGACCGGTTCCCGTCCGGAATACCGTCGTTACGCTCAGGCGCTCATCTACAAGGCGCTCATGGACGTGATGCCATCCCGTGCGGAAGTGGTCATCGACTCCTGTCAGCAGATGGGCAAGGACACGGCCATCTGGCGTATCGGATTCCATTTGGGACGTGGCGGAACCGTTGCCGACGTGCGCAGGAAAAGCGCGAACATCAGTGCCGCCGTCGGTTCCGAACGAGTGTATTGGGATTGGCAGTCGGCGGACCGTGCGACCGTCTGGCTGTGCTCCAACCCGTATTTGGGCACCGACCCGGACAGTGTGTCCCATTGGAAGATTAGAGCCGCCCAAAAGGAACTCATTCAACTAGCCTTGTCTGACGCTTGGGGTGTGGCCGGAGTTCAGGACAGTTCCGGCAAGACGCCGACCGTCGAATCGTTGGGTGTGCTTCCGAACAACAAGGAAGTCCTGCTCGCCAAATTCCAGATTCCGGGCGGATTGGATTTGGACAAACCCCAATACAATATCGGCAAATTCCTCACCGAAGCGAATTATCCGTATGGTCGAATCATCCAAGCCTACGGCACGGATTTCTCCATGGTGTTGGCGAAGAAGAGTCCGTTCCCGACAAGCGTCATGGCCGATTGGAACGCGGCCAAGAAGTGCGACCGTCGCAAGTTCCCGATTGGCGTGGACGATTTGGGTAATCCCGTGTATTGGGATACGAAGACCACGCCACATCTGCTCATCAGCGGTAAGAGCGGTAGTGGCAAGTCGTCCGCGTCGCAGATTGTCATTGCGGAGGCTTTGCTGAAAGGCGAGGACATCATTCTCATCGACCCGTCGAAGGGTTGCATCGATTTCACCCAGTGGGCGAAGCCGAAGGCTCTGGCGTTCGTCGGCCTGTACCAGTTGCGTGAGACGGAGGCTGTGATTTCTTGGGCGCGTGAGGAGATGGCCGAACGCGTGCGCATCAACAACAAGTATGGCGTGGGCAACATCTTCGAACTGAATCCGGATGACGTGGAGGAGGCAGACCGCAAGCATCTGAAACCGTTGAACATCCTGTTCGATGAGTTCAACTCGTACTTGCAGGAGACCGGCAAAACCACGCAGAATCCTCAGAAGGACATGCAGATTGCCAACGACAATGCCGCCGTGTCCGCCACGAACGCTTCCATCGCCCGGACGATGAGCGCGTTGAGCAAGATTATCGTGCAGGGTCGTACCGCTGGCATCCGATGCATTTTCGGCGCTCAGCGTTTGACGATGGACGATATGAAGAAGTACAACGGCAACGCGTTCTTCCGTTCGTTGGGCCGCATCCTCTTGGGAATGGACTCCCCCGCAGGCGTGGTCAGCGCCCAGAATCTCTCCGAAGCGAACCGCACCCAGAAGTCGTTGAAGAACGAGGATGGTCTAATCCCGGTCGGTCGTGGAATGTACGAAAGCATGCAAGGCACTCTGATGGCCGTGCAGACATGGTATTCGGGTGGTCAGGACGAACTGGCTAAGCTCGTTGCCGACATTCCGAACCCGGAACCCATCGACTACCAGCAGTACATGCCGCGAGCTGCGGAACAGTTCACGAAGCTCGACGTGGAGGATATCAAGGAAATCTTCACTTCCAACAACGGTTCGGAAAACGTCGAGGACGAGGACGTGGAGGAAGAGGAATGGTAATCATCCCGCTCTTCCGGCTCGTCTTTTCCAACAATCCCAAAGGAGGGGAATTCCAGAAAAATGTCGTTCATTCTAGGTGATGATATTCACGGCCTTCCGGTCGAATGGCGTACTGAAGAAGGCAATCAGAACATGCTGACCATCAGCGGCAATCATGGTTCGGGCAAGACCATGCTTGCGGATTCCATCATGTTGCAGGCTTTGTCCGCACAGTATGCGGTCATTCGTTTCGACTTCGAGGGCAAGCCGCTCCCCTCCCCCATCGTCAGTCAGGTTGACTATGAAGCAAAGGCCGAAACGTTGGAGGTGCTTGACCGGACGGTGGCTGAAATCAGACGGCGTGGGACATGCCTCGAAAAGCATGGAGTGGAAGGAGACCCGACCCCACGTCCGCTTCTGCTTGTCTTCGAGGACTTGGACACGCTCATAGAGACCGAAGACCGATATTATCTACGTGCCGTCGAGGAACGCCTACGGGAAGTCGAAACCGGAATCTCCGGACTGCGCGTGTATCTGGTGCTTGTATCATCCACGTTCCCCATGGAGGAGCATTCCCTTTTGAAGAACGTCATCTCCCATAGTGGTCACGTCCACTTAGGGTACTCCCCCATCGAGGAATATGTACTCCCATCCAACAGGGAACAGGCGAGCCATCTCATCACCCGTCTCGCAAACCACAGCTTCCAACTGCTACCCGGACAAGGCTTCTACGAAGACCGGTTCGGAGCGTTGAAACCAATCAGTCAACCCCACGCATTCGAAGGAGGAAACCACAATGCCTGAAACCAGACCGAAAATCAAAATCGGATTATCCAAAATGTTCCCTGACGGGTTCGACGCGCACAATCCCGACGATATGATGCGTCTGACCCGAAAAATTCAGGAGAAGGCCGCACGCCAGCCTGAAAAATATGAAGGCTATCTCATTGACAGCATCAGCCCGGACGGACTCTACGCCTACATCGCTCCGATGGCTATGTCTACCGACGATAAGGAGATGCAGAAGCTTCTCACGGAGGGTATGGCACACGGTGATGAAATCGACGCCGCCGACTGTATGGGCGAAGCCCGTCAGAAGGATACCGTCGCCCGTATCGAACTGAATTATGCCAACAGTACAGACCCGACCATCAAACATGTGCCGGGCATGACATGGAAGGTAATCGATTTCATTCCGCGCACCAGTTCCAAGAGCGTCGTGCTGTTGCAGTTGATGGACGATAAGACCATTTCGATTCGCCAACAGTTCGCTGAGGCGTTGGGCTTGCAGAAGTATCCGTGGCTTATTCGTCTGACGCCGACCGCTGAGGGTGGTTGGAAAATCCGTATCAAAGGCAATGCGGCCACGTATCGTCCTTCCAAGCATGATACGAAGATTCAGGAGACCGTTGAGATTATCGGCGGTGAAGGCTGGTTCTTCAAGGCTGATGCCGAGAACGGTGTCATCACCGTGTATCCGGGAGTGCCGCCGACCTTCCCTGCGGTCATCAATCCGCCGAAGGAGTTCTGGAAGAAAAGCGATTTGCGCCACGCCTACTTTGGTATGAAGCTTCCCGACCGTGGACGTGAGACCGGTGACCTGTTGTACAACGATTGGAAGGACGCGTCCGGAGTGCTGGTCGCGGGCGCTTCCAATGGCGGTAAGAGTGTGGTCATCAACTGTCTTGTATATGCCGCAGTATCAGCCGGATGCCAACTCGCGGTATGCGACGACAAGTACAAGAGCGTCGATTTCAAATGGTGCCGTCCGTGGGTCATCGACCATGGTTGGGGTTGCGACAGCATGGAATCCTGCGCGGCCACCTTGCAACACATTCTGGACTTGAGCACGGTTCGTGCGAATGTCATCAACCAGTATGGCAAGGAGAATTGGTGGGGTCTGCCGGAGGATGTCCGTAAACAGTATCCGCCGATTCTGTTGGTGTGCGATGAGATTGCGCAATGGGCGGCACCGTTGACCGTTCCGCCGGGATTGTCGAAGGATAATCCGACCCGTATCAAAGCCGAATACGAGAAGGGTATCCGTGCGATGAATTATATGGCGTTGCTGAAAATCTGCCAGACGGTTCGTTTCAGCGGTATCTTCTTCATGTATGCGGCCCAGTCCGCAACCAGCCAGAATGGTCTTGACCCGAGTGTCCGGACCAATCTTCCGTCGAAGATTCTGTTGGGCGACAAGGTCAACGATACCGTTCGTGGCACCGTACTGAATGATGCGAAGAACGCTCCAACTGTGCCGAGTTATCTTATCGAGGCTGGAGTGTCCCGTGGTTGCGGCATAGCCGAGCTTGTCGGTCAGGAGGCTTGCGTTTACAAGGGCTTCTACGAGGACGACCACAAGCATGGGAAAAGCTGGAGCGATATCCTTCGCGAGCACATGTTGGAGAACAATCCCCCGAAAGGCAATGATGAGGCCGGTCACTGGTCATGGGATGACATCATCGTGGCCGTGCCCGCCGCCGCAGAAAAACCCGACGACGGTGCCATGTACGAGGATGACAGCCACTCCCCCAGCCGGTTGGAGACCGAAGGCGGATTCGGTGAAGACGGTCGTGACGTGGCAGACCGGGACGAACCGTTGAAAGGTGCCGCCGCCGCAGCTCATGCGAGCAAACTGTATGCGGCTGGAGTTGACGTGCCCCACGTGAGCGCGGTAGCCGCCGCTCGTAGTCTTGCCAAAGAGTCCGCACAGCAGGGCTTGTAAGAGTCCGACCATCATAGTCTGGAGGTGTTTCGCAGATGTCTGAGCAGGATGATTTTCTGATTGGCAACAACCGGTTGGATGAGTCTCTTTTGATGGACATGTCCGACATGCCGGTGGAGCAGTCCGCCGCTAAACCGGCGGGCAGGAAAAAGAAGTCTCCGGCGAAGCGGAACACCTCTTCGACTGTGAGGAAGAAAAACAGTGCGACGGCGAAGCAGTCGAGTGGAGAATCGTCTTCCCGGAACGATGATGGTACGTCGAACAGGCGGAACGGTGGACAGGCGGAACGGAATGACGCCGTACCGTCCGATAGTGAAAACCAGTCCTCCACAACGCCGCCTCCACGTTTCAACAGTCAACCGGTGGAGCCGGTCGATGTGAAACCGGTCAGCCAGCAGAATGATGGTACGGTCGATGAGGATTCCATCGATATCGACAGTCTGTTGGAAGACCCGTGGGGTTCCCCATCGTCCGATACAGGCGAAACGGTTGAACAGGATTCCGGTATGCCGGTCGGACAGTCCCCCGTCGAAAACGGCGTACCGGCTGAGCAATACTACGGTGAGCCGGTCGGACAGTCGGCTGTTGGAACGGAAGAGCAGTCAGCTTTCCAGCAGGAACAACAGTTTTACGGCGAACCGGCAGAACAGCAAACCGGTGTAGCGGGAAACCAGCAGTCTGAAGATGACATAGACCCGTTCTCCATGTGGAACATGCGGGAACAGTCCGATGCCTCCACGGTAGGACAGAATACCGTCAATCCGGATGGGCGACAGAACAGCGAAACGGCGGACAGGCAGAACGTTGGACAGGCGGAACAGGATTCCATCTGGCGGATGGATGACATGCCACAACAGGCGGAACCGCAACAAGCCGATTATCCGGCCAGCCAGCAGGACAGTCAAGCGGATATTTGGAGTGTTGATTCGCCGGAACAACAGTATGCCGACGGTCAGGCGCAACAGTCGAACGGCGAAACGGCAAACCAGTCAAATGATGATTTCTGGAATACCGGCGAACCGGCGCAACAGCAGACCAGTATGCCTGAACAACAGTCCGATGACGTTCAGGCGTTCCAACAGAACGGCGAACAGGATATCTGGGGAGACAATCCCACAGGCAGGCAAGTCCAACAGTCGAATGGTGAAACGGCGGACAGGCAGGCCAGCGAGCAAGACTTCTGGGGAGATGAATCCGACGTTCAGCCGGTTCAACAGTCGGACAGCGGACAGGCAATCCAGTCGGACGGTGAGCAGGATATTTGGGGAGACAATCCCACAGGCGAAACAGCAAACCAGTTGAACGGTATGCCGGAAAGCCAGCCGTCCAACGAGCCGGATATATGGGGGAGCAGTGACGACAATTCGCCGTATGGACAGAACGCCGCTCCGGTAGCCTACGATGATATTTGGGGAGATGAGATTCCAGCCCAACAGCCTGAACCGGATGACGGCGGACAGGCAAGCCCATTCGACGGCGGACAGGAAAACCAGTACGACAATACGCCGGTGAGCCAATCCGACACCAAACCGGCGAACCAGCAGAACGGCGAACAGTCCAACCAGCCGGATGATGACTTCTACCGTCGAAACAGCATCTTCAACGACCATGGTGAAGGCCAATGGTGGGAGGATGGTTCCAACGGTCAGGAACAGTCGGCACCCCAGCAACAACAATCCGCGCCACAACAGGAGGATGACGGTTTCTGGGATGACAGTATACAGGCAAACCAGTTCGACAGTACGCCCGTAGAACAGTCCTCCGGTTTTCCGCCGCAACAATTCGACGGTGAACTGCCGGATTATGCGGATGATGCCGAAGCCGAAAACACCACCGACGGTGAAGGCGATGGTGGCAGAATCCGTAAAATCATTATCATGGTCGTGGTGATTCTGGCCGGTATCGCGCTTCTATGCGGTGGTGGCTATTACGCTTATTCGACATACACTCACGCCCAAGCCGAGAAGGCCCGGCAGGTTGAAATCCAAAAGAAGCAGGATTCGCTCACGAAAGCCCAAAACAATTGGGACAAGCGTGTGGCCGACGCGAAAGACCTGATTAAGGAAATCAAGAACAGTCTCGTGAAGGACGACAAGACCACGCTGGGGGAGTGTGACAAGCTCAGCAAGGCCACGGAAGGAAATCCGATGACCGAAGCGGCAATCGGCAAGAAAATGAAGGCGTTGAACGCTCAATACAAGGCGACCGACAACGCGTATCGGAAGGCGTTGCAGTCGAAGAGCGTGGACGTGTCCAATAAGTTGAAGAGTCTCATCGACCAAGCCGGAAAACTTGGCGACGCTCCGGATTCGTCGGATAAGAAGACCATGAACAGTCTCGTCAAACAGTGGAAAGATACGCAGGTGACGGCTGACAATGTGGCCGACGCCAACAAGGCGGTGTCCAGTCTGCAAGATGTGGTGGGCAAGGTCAGCAAGGCCAAGACCGACGCGGATAATGCGAAGAAGGCGGAAGAGGATAAGAAGAAAGCCGAGGAGGAGGCCAAAAATCAGCAGGCCCAACAGCAACAGCAGTCCCAGCCGACTTACACGCCGCAACGGCAATACACGTACACGTATACGCCGCAACGGCAGTATACGGCTCCAAGGCAACAGCAGTCCACGCCGTCAACCCCGTCCACACCATCGACTCCATCCACACCGGCTACACCGTCGCAACCGTCCACCGGTGGTGACGGCAACAGCGGCGTGATGTTCTAGCCTAAAAAGAGTTATCCCAACCTACAACAGAAACTTGTAGGTTGGGATAACTCTTTAGAATCAGTCAATCACCATTCGGTGTCCGCACCCTCGTCAAAGTCGGAGTCGTAATCGTCTTCGACCGTTTCCTTGACAGGCTTACGGGTCTTACGCGGTCGGGGAGCGGGAACCTCCTCTTCCTCCACGCCGTCGTATTCCTCTTCCGGTTCGACCGGCTTCACCTTACGGGCGGGCTTGGTCTTACGACGCGGCTTCGGAGCCTCCTCCTCATACTCGTAGTCGTCCTCTTCTTCCGGTTCCGGTTCGACCGGCTTGACCGGCTTCGCCTTGCGACGCGGCTTCGGAGTCTCCTCTTCCTCCACATCGTCATCCTCAGCATAATCGTCAACGTCAGAACTGGAACGAAGCTTGACACGCTTGTTCCACGGGTCGTCGCCCGACTCGTAATCCGGTACCATCTGGTCACGCCATGCGACCATTTCAGCAATCTGCTCTTCGGTGAAAGCATCCTCAAGGGACATGATGCCAGCCGGAGTACCGCCGCCGATAATGACAACGCTCTTGATTCGACCGGTCACACCCTGACCAATCTTGGCCTGATGCCAGCCGGAAAGACGAAGCACGGCACTCGCATACTGTCCCGCATACACCTTGTCTTTCCAGAAGTCGAGTCGGCGTTCGTACTCTTCAACGGAATCGGGGTCTTCCTCGTTCACGATGAAATGTTTCGGCATGGGGTGGAGGATGTTCTTGTCATCGACCCAGCCGACGCTCGGCGGTTCGGTTGCGCGAGACTTGGCGGAAAGCATGTACTTGCCCCTCAGCGAGGAATCACGTTCGGACATGATTACCAGTTCGCCGGTGTCCTTATCCTCGACTTCCTCACTATCGCAGTCAACGAGGGCGAAGTGGATTGCGGCACGCTTGTCGAACATGCGCTTGGCTTTCAGCTCTTCGATATATGCGTTCTGATAGCCGGAAATCTTCTTGATAATGGCGCGGTCACGACGCTTGTCGAGAATCGCACGGAACATGTAGGACGGCTTACTTGGAACCTTGTCCTTGTTCTTGTCATCGTCGCTCTGCTTGAAAACGTAAGGCTCGAAGAGGGAGCAACGTCCAAGAGTGATATGGGGGAGGAACACGTCGAGCGTGGACGGCACTGACGCGGACTGCTCTTGCTCTGCCATTTTTGGCTTTCTCCTTTATTTTCGTTTTCCTCTCACACCAATATCAGGCATGAACCTTTTCCATTCGGAAAACAGTTTGAACATGCTTTGACATGAGTGGAGGAAGTCAGTTCTTTTATGTGGACATGTCCAAGTATAGGTCATATTTGAACTATTGTGAAATCAGGCGTGTCCCTTTGAATTTCAAGGATTATCAGCATACTCAATCATACGATTTGGCTCAAAAGTGAACCAATGCTATAGTTGGGTTGAAACTTGTAGGAAAGGAGTTGTCTAAAAAATGGGAAACATCTCATTACGCAACCTTCGAATACAAGCGGGAAAAACACAGGCTGAAACAGCCGAAGTACTGGACGTGTCAACAAGCACATATAAACGGTGGGAGAAAAACCCACTTGAAATGCCACACGGCATGTGGTTGGAAACCGTCCAATATTTGGAAATGTCCGCGCAAATCAGAAAGAAGACCAAAATGGCAACCGATTACGGCCACTCCGAAGTAGTATTCGACGAACCGATGACCGACGAGGAGGAGGAAAGGAACCGAGCATCATACACGGTTCCGATTCCGGACTCTCTGACCAACAGTTTCGAACCATCCCAGCCCATCACCGATAAACAATTCCTCGACTGGGAGATTCGCCACATCGAACCATATCCGGGTTATGCGGAGGAGTACGCCGCATGGCAGGACGCGTGGGAGGAAATCGACCGGGCACAGGCCGAAGCCGATGGAAACCCCTACAACTACGTTGACAACATGAAGCTCCAGCCGGAGTTCGACCCGCAGACCGGCGAACCCATCGACTATGAGGAGCCTGTTATCTTCCAGAACGCCGAAACCAACAAGGTCGAAGTGCATCTGCCCGACGAAGACGCGGTCAAGGCCGACGCCGAAGCGCGAGGCGAAGACACTTCCATCACCGGAGACGAAGAGGAGTAATCCTCCATGAGCCAAGCGAAAATCATCGACGCGACCGACGAGGAATACTTCGCCATGGACGCGCTCGACCAGAGCCAGTTGAAAGCGTTCCTGAAAAATCCGAAGGAATGGGCTTACGACCGACTGTTGGGCGACCATACGCCGACTGACGCGATGAAGTTCGGAACCGCATTCCACGCCTACCTGTTGAACACGAGCGAGGTCGTATGCCTTGACGAGGGGCAGACCTTCCAAAACAAAGCCAACAAAGCATGGCGTGAAGCGCAAGAGGCGATGGGCAACATCGTCGTATCCTACAAGGATATGCAGTTGCTCAAACGCATGAAGCAGAACATCATCGACTCCCGTCCCGACATGTACGACCTTATCGGCAAAGGCACATGCGAACAGTGCATCGTGTGGACGGATGACGATACCGGCTTGGGATTGAAAGCCAAGCCGGATTTGATTCCGACCGGCGTTGACTATCTCGTGGATTTGAAGACCGCGAGCAGTGCCAGCGCCACGGACTTCCACAAGCATGTCATCGAATACGGTTATCACATTCAGGCGTCGTTCTACCGTCAGGCGGTTGCGAACTGTCCGGCGGAAGCATTTCAACGCACCAGACGCAAGCCTGTGGCTATGCAATTCTGGGTGTTCGAGAAAAGCGGCGCATGCGATTGGCAACCGTTCTCCATCAGCGCGGACAATGACGTGACGAAAATGGCCGGAATGGCTATCAGCGCGGCCTTGCATGGCATTGCCGAACTCCGTGACAAGGCGGAAGCCGACGGGCACTACGGCAAAGGCATCGACGCGGCGGCACGCTACGCGCTCCGAAACTGCGGATACGACAAGTCCTTGAAGGAAGTCGAATTCACAGCATGGGATATGGCCGACGCGCAAAACTTCGCCATGTACAACGACGTTGTCGCATAGCTCTTTCCCCTCCGTTTCCCAACAAAAAGCTTGGGGCATCGAAAAACCGGTGCCCCAAGCTTTTTGTTAGAACGGGTTTTCCGTCATGGCGGACTCCTTTGCGGAAGAGACGGCCTCCTGTCCGAAAGCCTTTTCCTTTCCTTTTCCCGAAGTGAGGGAGCTTCTGCTGGGATAGAGCGTCAATCCTTTTTCCCCAACGGAAGTCGCCAGCTCCGGCCACGCGTCCGACACCTTCTCCAACGACCGGCAAAACCTCCGTCTGAAAGAGTACATCGGCGTATCCGCTGAATCGAACTGACTCCGAAGATTCTCCCAAGAAACGACGACGGGCTTTTTCAGGGCATATGTTCGATAGGCAAGCCACTGGTAGATATCCAAAGCTCTGGGGGAACGTCCTAATTGGGCGGCGATACCTCTGTTCAAGGGGACGCAATTCTCCGTAAGAATCCGCCACAGCAAGTCAGATAATCTGATATATGTTTTCCGAGAAGTGTCCACGTCGTGAAAGTGGAATTCTCCGTAATCGAAAATCCGATAGTTTCCCACGGCCAGTATTCGTTCTTCCTTCGCGTCGAACCGGCCCCTAAACTGGATAGTCGTATTCAGTATACGATTCAGCATCTCGTCTACTTTTTCGGCCAAACCGCCGTAATATGTTAGGCCAGAGTGCTTGCAAAAAGAACGGAATGATTCGTTAAAGACTATAGTCTTTTTGTCGAAATCGACTTTCTCAGACCTTTCCATGATTAAAGAACTCAAGTAGAGAAGAATAAGCCTAGGAATCTTCCCATAAGCCCACTTTCCTCTTTCCGGGGCAATATTGACCGTGACCGTTCCGTTCCTTTTCTCAAAGAACTCAGCTCCCGTATTCTCTATAGGGAAGACGCCAGCGATGGGTATAAGTTTCAGATTGTCGGCAACTTTCAGAAGGTAGCCTTCGTTGCTATTGTCAATCATATGACCGCTCTTTTCTTAACTAATTAACGGTTTGCCACGTGTAAGCCCGACGATAGAAAACAGGAGAATACGTTTCTACTCATTGAGAAGGCTGGATTAGGCAAACGGGTTTAGTTCCACCTGCCTTGGCTTCACCGGTTGGGGAGTCTTTTGGACTGGTTCCTCGGAGTCCAGAGAACTCTTGCAGGGGTATAAGGTTAGCCCGTTTTTCCCGCATATGACTTTGATTTCAGGCCAAGCCTTACATACCTTGTTTAAGGCTCTACTGAACTTTTGTTTAAATGAATACATGGGCGTATCCGATATGTCGAATTGAGCCTTGAGAGACTGCCATGGAACAAACAAAGGCTTCTTCAACCCATAAGCTCTATAGGCAAGCCACTGGTAGATATCCAATGCTCTAGCCGACTTGCCAAGCTCGAAGGTGATTCTCTTGTTCAACGGCACCGGATTGTCAGTGAACATACTCCACATCTCCTCAGAGAACTGGATATAAGAAGACGGGTCTCCATCATCTTTAAAACCCGGATAGTCGAACTTGGAGTTATTGAAACGCAGATGGAATTGACTCACAAGACGTAGGTTACGCCCCTCTATGAAATGTCTCCCATTAGGACTTTTGCCGATTAGGGAAATCGTGAAAGTCGTTCCGGATAAGCAAAGAAGAGACTGTTCGACATCTTTGACACTGGTTCCAGCCGCCAATCCAACCTGTTCACAGAATAAGTGGAAAGACTTATCTATCTTGACGATATGGTGCTCCATATCCACTTTGTCGGAGCCTGTTTGCACCAAAGAACGAGTATAAATCAGAAATAGGCGGGGTATCTTCCCATATGTCCAACCCCACATCGATTGCATTACCGCCACGGACACGCATCCGTTCGTCCTTTCCACGAATCGGACGTCACCGGGGTTCTTGAGAGGGAACATGGCAATCTGCGACATGAGGCTAGGGGAATAGCTGATGTCTTTTTTGTTGACGGCTGGTGTATCATTGGACATGAAACCACTTCCTTTTACTCTGGTTTTTAGCGAACCCCCCTGTTCTGCCTATTGCAGAGGGGTTCTCTTTTTTCTTTATTGTAGGCTGTGGGCTGTATTTTATGAGGTTTTCAACAACACTGTCTACAGCACCCTATTGTTCACAATTTGAGTATGGAAAAACATTTTTTGCCTATTTTTGACTTATGATTTGAATATAAAAGTTTATGATTTAGATATGAAAGTTCACAATTTGAATATGAAAAGTTCACAATTTGAATATAAGAACAGTCTCTCAGCCTTACTGCCACAAGGGCTTTCAGGCATCCCCATAAATATACATAACATACATAACTAATACATAATATATATGGGCTCAAATTTTAAAAAATTTGAAAAAGCAAAAAATATAGGAAAAATGCTTTTGCTGGGTAGAGGCCAACAGACGTGACCCCCTATGTCGGGGAATGGAGACGGGTTAATCCTTAACTTAGATTACCGCTCACTGGCTTTTCTCATTGCTTAAGAAAACCGGATAAAATCTGAAACCGTGTGAACCGTTAACAAGCGAGAATCCTTTACCCCGGGTTCCCTAAAGAAGAAAAAGCCCGCCCCTCCCGTTTCGCTGGTTTTTCTCTTCGTCGTATTTCCGTGCTTTTCAGATTCTTCCAATGTTGTTTCCGTTAGACTGGATTAGTCCACATTGGCTAGCGGAAAAGAGAAAACATGCTTTTGCCTATCGCGCTTCCGACTGGTTCGCCGGTTCGGCCTCTTGATGATGAGACCGTTCGTGGCCGGTATTGCGATGGTGCCTACGTTCAGACCGGTCTTCCCGCAGACGAAAAGGATTACGATGAGTGGCTTGCCGAACATGACCGTATCGTCGCTTTAAAGGCCCTTCACGGGGTTTCCGGCAAAATCGAGACCAACCATACCCGTAAGGACATCATCGACCTTCTAAAAGCCGATATCAGCGCATTGGAGATGGGGAGCCGAAAATGAGATTCACACTGCATCCGACCGACAAGGGAACCAGCCGTTGCGTCCGCTGCGGCGTCAGGAAAACCCCATACGACGGGGAGACCATGTGCCAGCACTGTCTGGGCGTGCATGAGTCCGGCAGCCACCGTCCGTTCGGAGAATCGTCATGGTTCGGAGGAGCGTCATGGTTCGTCAAACCGTAGCGGTTAAACGCGGCGGATACCGTCTGACCATCACCATCCCCGTCGAATGGTGGAGCGGCACCGACACCGTGCAGACCGAAAAGACGCGTGCCTTACGGCGTGCGAGAATCCGTCGGTATGCGAAAGACAAGTGGCGGAATCTGAAAACGATGAAACAGGCGTGGAAGGTGGAACGGTTTCTGGCCGTGGTCACGGTGTCGGCACCCCACGGCGGGAACGTGTTCCCAGCACGAGCCGCCGAAACCGTGAAGCCGATAATCGACGCCGGTTCCGACGTGCGCCTGTGGGACGATGATGATAGTCTGCACCGGCATTCGACCATCTACCTGCAATCGCCCATCGAAGCGCCTTCCGGCTGTTATCTGCTGGACATTCTCATCATTCCGATTTCCGACGAGAACCCGCAGTATCAGATTACGGGCGGATTGGCGTCGAGCGTGGTCGGCATGTGGAGGAACATTCCCGTGGGGGAGCGTCCCGCATGGTGTGACGGCTATGAGGTGAAGTTCAGCGTGCCGGACAAAATCTGGATTACCAGCAATTACACGGATTCGGATTTGAAAGCCCGCCAGCATGGTCAACGCAAGGCGACCACGTGGGGTAGGGGCAACACGTTGGGCGTGCGTGAGAAGGTCGGCTCACAGCTCATCGCCTACGCGGAGGAGTGTTGGAAACGCCAACCCTACTGCGGGTACGGCAAGTACATCGTCATCGCCAGCATCGCCTACCCGTATGGCGTGGCGCAGGCCGACCCGGACAATACCGCAGAAAGCGTGAACGCGATTCTGAAAGCGGGAACGAACGTCGGCGCATGGCATGGCACCACGTCGAACTATTGCAAGGGCGTGGCGTTCGTCCGGTCTAAGAATCTGAACCATGGCGGACGGCATTTGGTCAGACTGCTCGTGTTCCCCGTGCCGGACGGGTTCCAAATGTTGGAAGCGATAGCGGATTCAGCGGACGCGAGCTGGGAGGAACACGACCGGAGGTTGAAATGAGTTGGAAAAGCGTATTGAGCAAGACCCTGCTCGGGGCGAGTATCCTGTTTGCGACCGTCATCTACATGTCGTTCGACGTTCCCGCAGATGGCAGACTGGACATTCGTGAATCCATCCTGTCCCTTTTCGGCCTGATAGTAGGCTTCTGGATATTGGGGGAGACGTGGGGACGATTGCTGTGGAAGGGTTTGAGGATTCTCACCAAGGATGTGGGCGTGTTCGCTGAAACCGTGTTCGTCCACGTTTCCGACCATTTTCCCAAGAAGTCGAAGCGTAAGAAAAACCGGTAGATTACCTTCTTTCGCCTTTTATAGACCTTGAGGATTGTAGACTGGAATCTGATGTTGGAAAAACCTCCCGTTCGGGGAGGAATCAGGTCGAGGAAGGACAAGACATGGCCTACAATCCGGCACAGCCGCGAAACCCCATCGGACAGTGGACTGAATGGGGTTTGACTGTCGGCTGGCATGAGTACGTTGACCGTCGCGGCAACGTGCGCAAGTACTACAAGAACAATCTCTCCCAAATGCCCAGCGGCTATGAGATGATGCACGTCGGCGCGAGCGGACGTAATTTCAGCACGCTCAAAAACCATGAGGTTCACGAACGAGTGCATATCACCGGCACCGAGGACGGCGAACAGCTCGCCATTGCGTCCACCGGCAACACCTGCTTCGGAGTCATCAACCATGACCGTGAGGCCCCGGAACACACGTTGAGCATGTGTCGTGGAAACAAGTTCCAGCCGGTCAGCGAGAACCTGCCGTTGGACGAGACCAGTTTCGGCGGTCGTGCCGCACAATTGGAGGGGCGTAAGGACGGTAAGGTGTACGACACCCTGAACGCCCGAACGAACGAGCAGGTCAACCGTGCCGCGTTCGAAGGCGAGAACGCGAAGGTGTACCACATCGACCCGAAGGACTTCGCGGAGGCGGAGGTCAAAGCCCGCCACTACTACGAGAATAAGCTTGGTCTGAACAATGCCGACGCGCGTTCCGCAGAAGTGTTCGTCTACATGGACAAGGAAGGCAAGACGCACGTCGCACCAGCCTTGAAGCGAGACTCGAAGACCGGTCGTCTGAAACGTGCCCCCCGCCCGCATAATGAGGGTGGCTCCCCAATGGCTATCGTTCCGGGCGACGATTTGACCCGAATGACCCGCGCCATGCAAGCCGAAGGACTGGACGACGTGCAATGCGCCATCAGCGCCGGTACCGGCAAACAGGCGAACGGCCATCCGCAGAACGCCCTGCACTTCCGCAAGGAGTTCTACCGCAATAAGACCAGTGGAGACCATGTGACCTCTTGGGGAACCATCGAAATGAACAACAAAGGCACCGAGGTCGAGAAGGCCCGTGGCGAGTTCAGCAGCGACAAGGAGTACGCGGACTACAAGTCGAAAGTCGCAGACCGTCGAAACAAAGCCGCATCCAACTACTATCATCCGGTGGACAGCGAAAGCGCCGCCAAGCTCATGCGCCGTAAGACCGGCAACATGAACATTCCACAGGACAGCATCGAAATGCGCCATCAGGACAAGGAAGTGTCCTTCGCGGTTCGCGGAGAGCATACCAACACCCTTTACGACGGATACGGTTCCCGTGTCGGATACGAGGCGAACGACGCCGACGGATTCCGTAGCATGTTCAACTATTCGCACCAGAACAATCCGGTACCCGCCCAAGCCGTGCATGTCGGCACCGGCAAGCATGAGGGACAGTACGGCATCACCCTACGCGACAAGGCCAGCGGCATGAGCGTCGTGTCTTGGTACAACAAGCGCGGACACCACACCGACACCGAACCCCTGCTTAAAGCGAACCTTCCCCAGAGGGCATGACATTTCCCAAAACGATTTTTTCGGGGTGGACAATCCGGCAAAAGTCTGGATACCGTCCACCCTGAAATTTTTTTCAAGGTATTTTCCCACCTATACGAGGTTGACGGCATACATGTCCGCTAAGGTGGTAGACGAAATCCGCAAAGGAAACGTTTCACATTTCGGATAGGACATTGAATGAGTGACAATTGGAACAATGCCGCCAAGAAAATCGGTGGCGTGGGTCTTGCTGCCGTGATGGCCGTCGGCTCCATGGGAACGGGAGCTGTGACGGCGTTGGCCGTTGACGACGCCAATACGACGACCCCGCTATCCACTTCCGGCGGCGAGACCACCACGACAAGCCGTAAACTCCAAACCACCTACGGAAAGCAGACCGTCACCTACGAGAAGGACGGCGACGGCAACTATACGGCCACCATCGACAAGTACGACGGCGACCCGTTGGAAGCCGCCACCGCCACGCTTGACGGCGAGGACAAGCCTATCGCATTGTCTGCTGAAACCCCGACCCTCAACATCGACCACAGTAAAGTCGGCGTCAGCCATCTGACCGGCACCGTCACCTACAATGGCACATTCGATGAGTCTGACACCGTAAGCCGCAAGGTCACACTGACCGTGAACGTGGACGAAACCTACGGCAAGGAAGTCACCCTAAAGAACGGGACGAAGTTCGTCGTGCAAGGCGACACCAACACCGCGAACGCCACACTGAACGGCGTGACCTTGGACAAGGACGGCAATCCGTCCGAAAACACCGTCCGCCTGTCGGACGGCACCACAGCCGCAATCGACTGGTCGAAACCCACATACGATTACAGGAACGGCTACACCGTCACCAAAACCGGAACCGCGACCGCCAGAGTCGAAATCATGGACTTCAACTGGTACAGCGGAACCCGAATCGACGCCTACGGTTGGAACACGCACACGAGCGTGACCGCATCCAACACCGCCAGCTGGTCAACTAACTATGAGGGCAACGACATCCCATTCACCACATCCGACGAGGATGGAAAACAGCTCGCGTCCATGACCGGCAACACCATTCCTCAACGACTGGAAGTTACCGGCAGCAACGGCAGCAACGTGACCCTCACCAATCCGACCATCACGCCGGGAGCCACCACCGGCGCGGGCAAACTCGGCATGATTCACGAGACCGGCACAGCCGGATACTCCAAGGAAGCAGGAGGAATCCTCCCCGAATTCGCCGCGACCGTGAACTATACGAAGGATTACGGCAAGGAAGTCACCTTGAAGGACGGCACCCCGTTCACCATCCGACAGAACGGCAGGACCGCCGTGTTGGACTACGCGAACAAGGACTACACCGTCAACAAGGCGGGCAAGGTCGTCGGCAAGGACGGCAGGGAAATCACCAGCCTGAAACTGTCCGACGGCACAGAACTGCCAATCACATGGTCTAAGACCACTGACTCCAAAACCCATGTGACCACCGTCGTGGGAACCGTCAACCAGAAGTACAAGACCATCGACCCGGAAACCAAAGCCGAATACGAGTGGACGATTCAAGTCAACCAATCCTACTCCCGTACCGACACTTGGAGCGGTGAGGTAGAAGGGAAGACGTTCCAGTTCACGAACAATCCGGAAACCGGCGACCAATCCTACACGGCCAGCGAACCGTCCGACAAGGTTCCGGGACGTATCACCGTGCATACGAACGACTCCGACGACACGTTCACGTTGAACCACGGCGACCTGAAGGACGTACGCCTCACAGCCAACGGCACGTTCGCCAAAGTGGACGTGACCGGCACAGCCGTCTACCATGTCGGCGCTAAGAACGGCAATCCGGCGTTCGACGTTTCCATCCCGTTCAAATATTCCACGGGTGAGAACATCACTCTGGCCGACGGCACCCAGTTCACCGTATCCGGAGAAAACCCGGACGGAACCGTGGAAGCCGTAGCCAATGTGCCCGCCAACAAGTCCTATCATGTGAGCAAAGACCGCAAGGTCGTTGACAAGGACGGCAATGAGGTCAAGACAGTCAAACTGTCCAACGGCAAAAGCCTGAACATCGCATGGAACGTCAGCGTGGACAACGCCACTCACGTGACATCCGCAACCGGCGTCGCCACAGGCAACTACGAGTACACGGACGTTCAGACCGAACAAACCAAAATCTGGCATATGACCGTCAACTTGGGAGATTATTCACGTACCAACACTTGGTACGCGCAGGTTGGAGATAAGCAGATTCCGCTCATAAATCTTCCGAACGCGGGTGGTAACCAGTCCCTCACCACTCCGACCGTGAACGTCCGTCCGACCACCGTGACCATCGGCTCACTGAACGAAGACGACAACACCAAGTTTACGATTGAACCGACCTTCAGGGAACAACACATCACTTCGGGCGATAAGCTCGGCACAGCAATCGTATCCGGCACAGCCGTCTACCATGCCGACGCGAACCCGGATAAAGGCTTGCCGCAGTTCGACATCACCGTACCATTCGAATATTCGATTGGCGAGGAAATCACGTTGAACAATGGCACCGATAAGGGGACTCCTTTCAGCAAGTACGAAGATGGTTCCTATCACGCCGGATATTCCGCAACGGGCCTGTCCGACAAGGACAACAGTCCTTCCTACCATGAGGTCACACTGTCCAACAAGGACAAAGCCACCGTCAAATGGGAATCCACTCCCAAGACCATGGTGGGTGCCGACAACGAGCATAATATCGTCGTGCTCTCCGGAACAGCAGAGGGAACCGTGACCGTCGATGACGGACACGGCAACAAGATTGAACAAGCCTACACGGTGGGAACCCGAGACGTTCGTCCCGAGGACAAGAGCTTCACGAAGATGACGCTCACCCAGACCTCCGCAGACGGCAAGTCCAAAAGCTACGAAATCAATAAGACGGACTTTGATGAGAACCATCAGAAAACCGTCGAACTTCCCGCATCCGACGCCAAGGACTCGTTCTCCCTCTCCGCCGAACACGGCCTCGACGCGGAAGTATCCCGTCCGAAACTGAGTGTTGACGGCACCAGCCGAATCATCACCGTGACCGTAAACGGCGTGGACTACACGGTACGAGTCAACTTCCAAACCTCCGACATCCAACCGGACAGTCCCGCCAAACTCAACGGCATCTACGTGAACCTCACCGGCAAAGCCGAAAAAGGCACGCTCATCGACAATTGGAATCCGAACAGGCTCGACTACGTGGTCGCATTGAAAGACGCGAACACCAGCGCCTACCTGCTACCGGAAGCCCCGGCAGGAGTAACCGTCAAAGCCGGAAACGTGACCCAAAGCGCACAATCCAACCGACAGGAATGGACAGTCACCGACACCGCCACGGGAGCAAGCCGCACCTACAGCGTGACCGTAACCCGTCCCGTCAAAACCGCCGTCACCGAATTCCAGCCGAAGGAGCCGGTGGAACAGTCTCCGGTCAAGACACCAGACTCTCAGACTGACACGAGCCTCGCATCCGTCGGCTACGTCGGCAAGGACGGCAAGTATGTGCCCGTCACATCCGACAAATTCGAAATCCCGGAAGGCGGAGTCTTCTCCTACGAGACGAAAGTCGGACAAAGCGCCGTCGCATCCAGTTCGCACAAGGGCATGACCTACACGTATACGGTCAGCGTGCTCTCTCCGGACGGCAATACGTTCACCCAGCACGACTACACCGTCACCTACATCACCGCCGCCACCCACAAGGCGGAACTCACCGGCATCTCCGTGGACGGCAAGCTCATTAACGGATTCGACCCGAACAAAACCTCCTACGAGGTTTCCGTGGACAATCCTGACAAGTGGACGGTCGTGGGTCAATACGACAAGGATTCGGGAATGAGCATCACCATCAACAAGAATGGTGCGGACGCCACGCTCACCGTCACATCCGGAGATGGACTCGCATCCAAGGACTACAAGATTCACGCCACCAAGAAACCGTTCGGAGGCGCTGGCACCGCCGGTGTAAGCGACCTCGCGCAGACGGGCGTGAACACCGGAATCATCGGAATCGTCATCGTCGCACTCCTTGCGGTCGGAGGAATTTTGACCATGGCCGTAAAGAGGCTTGGCAAACGTAATGCCGCCAAGCGGGTTGATGCCACGCCGGACAGTAAGACGGAATCCAATCCCGAGCCGGAAAACGACTCCGATAAGAACAATCCGGCCAGCAAAGCCGAATAATCCAACAAGCTTCACCTTCCACGGCGCACCGTCATCCCGGTCGGAAACGATTGGGACGGTGTGCCATGGAGGGTGGAAACCGGGGAGACTGGTCTTGGGAACTCTCCTGCAAACCGTACTTAAGGCCAGCCTTCCCACCTTTATAACCGTACAATCCTAAAAAACTCGGGGGGCTTCCTTTTAAGGCCTTCCCCCTGTTTTCATAACATATTTAAGAAGGGAAGCCGAACGTTATGAAACCCGGGTTAAGAAAAATCGCCGCGCTCATATTGGCGTCCACGACACTGTTCGGCGGAGGCGCGTTGTCAGCGTCCACCGCATATGCAGACGATACGACCTTGGACACATCCACTCAACTCCAAGCCGAACCCGATACGCAAACAACCATGGGCGGCGACGTGTCCGAAACGAAACCCGACAACGGCTCCGACAATGACGCCGAAGCCGATACGCAAAACCAGTCCGACGACACCAGCCCACAGGCACGCGGTCAGGCCGCGCCTGACGTGACCATCCACGACATGCTCGACACGGATACGGCGAGCGTGAGCAAACTGAAGCTCACCGGTTGAACGACCGGCACCGCCCCGTTCGACAAGGACAACGAACGCGGCGACGACAAGGACGACAACAATGCGATTGTCCGCTCCTACGATACGGTGACCTACGATTACGATTACACGCTTACGCCGGACAATGCGATGGCCTACTATCGTAAGGCTCGGGTCGGCTTCCGGTTCGAACTGCCGTATCCGGCTGATAAGGTCACGTTCGCAACCGACCAGATGAACTGGGTGGACCAGACGCCGGGCTATACGGCGAAGGTCACTCAGGAGGGTGACAGGCAGGTGCTCACCGCATACCGTCTGCTCACCCCTACGTCGAACAGTCCGACCGTCTGCCCCGGCACGTCCAGCATCACCCTCGCGGTCAAAGTGTTGGGAGCGCCCAACGGGTACAGGTTCCATCCGACCGTGAAGGCGTGGACGGTGCCGAACGACACGTCGAACCGTATCGTTTCGGACACGCCGAAGGATGTGACGGTCAGCGCGAAGCTGAGTCTGAACGTTCGCATGGTCAACTACGGCAACGTGGACAGGGGCGTGTTCGACTTCTCTTCGGGTGCTGCGAACGCGCCCAACAAGACGGAGGGCAAGGTGTCCGGCTTAGGTTTGGGCATCGCATTGGTTACGGAGATGCGTTGGCCTGACCGGACGAAGGGTTTGAAGGGCTTGGAGGCTCCGTCCGGCAGAATCACCTATAGGATTCACTTGTCCAACCAGTATTCGGATGATACGAAGGCTGGGACGAAGCATGCGATGGAACGTCGTTGGCAGCCGTTGTTCTACGATTACGGGCATATCGGCAACTCTTCGGGGTTCTTTTCGGGGTATGGGCGAACGTTCGCGTGGATGGGCGACCCAAATTATCGGGCTCCGGGAATCGCCGACCATGCCAACGGATATGACAGCGTGGCGCGTGGCAATACGACGGTCACGTCCACGACCGGTGAGCAGGGTACGGATGTGACCGTCTCGTTCGACGGCTACGATACGTCCGTCTTCCCCATCCACGAAGGCTTTCCGCTAGGAGTGCATAAATGCAGCACGCATTACATGTCGTCGGACTGTTCCACTCAGCAGGTCGGGGCCATCCACTCGGACGTATTGCAGTTCATCACGCCCACCAGCCGTGACGGCAAGACCGTGGCGCAATATTACGGGAACGTTGACCAGACGGCTAACATCACCATGGACGACATGGGATTGACGGCTACTGGAGTCAGCGGAGACCGTCTCGCCACGGCGGAAGACAATTCGAATCAGGCCGCCACCGGTGACGACCATTCGGGAACGGCGACAACCGTCCGCATCCCGGGCATGTACTCTACACTCATCCGATATACGTATTGGGCTAACGACCGCTCCACGAATGATGCGGGTACGAGCGGCTATTGGCAAAACCCCGACACGGGCACCGGGTCCGACAGTCTCGTACAAGGGTCGAAACTACGTCTCCAAATAGGCCATAACATCAAAGTCAACTCCGAAGGCGACGCCGAAGTGATGGGCATGGGCTTGGTCAAATTCGACCCGAACACCATCGAACCGGTGGACGATACGCCCGACACGCAGCCGACCATCCCCATGAACGTTTTTACTTGGGGTGCGAGGGTAGGTAAACGGAGGGACGCAATCCCCTACTGGTATGCCGTCAAAAAGGACGGTGCCAACTGGAAGGACTACAAGGAGCAACGCGACACGAAAATCAGCGGCCTCGACTACTATCCGACCCTCAACGAGGCGAAACGGCATGGCACGGTCGTCGGCATGCTGTTCGAAGACCATAACACGGTAGACCCGGACAATACGACGTTCAGCAAAAGATTTACGCCAATCGTCGCACTGCCCGTCCACATCCTCGACAATGCCAGAATCGGCACGGTCACACCCATCGTCGCAGAAACCGCCTACTGGACGCGTGAGACCCTCACCCGGGTCGCGAACCTGAACGTGGACGCGTCCAACACGCAATGGCAGCAATGGTCCGACAGTCTCGCCACCCGACTGCCCGAATACGCGAACAGCGTGAAGCCCAACCTGACCTGTAGCGGCGACACATACCGTCCCGCCACGTTCGACGAAAACGGCGTCTATCAGGGCGGCGACACCGCCGACACCATGAAAGGCGACAGCCTGTACGTGGCCGGTGAAACACCGCACATCGCCAAACAGGTCGCGCAAACCAACGAGGCCGGCAACGTCAAAACCGTCTACGACATCGACAAGGAACAGCGTACGGTGGACTGGAAGCTCACCGCCACCGCAGACACGTCCACGACCACGGACGGCGGACAGTACACGACCGACTACATCATCACCGACACGCTTCCCAAAGGATTAGCCTACGTGGACGGTTCCATGACGGTCGGCGGCCAATACTCGCAGCATACGCCAGACAAGGGCACGGTCACGGGCGGCACTCCCATCACGCCGACAATCGTCATAAACAAGGACGGCACCACCACCATGACCATCAGGGTGAACGGGGCGCGCGCCGATTCGGGCACGCAAACCGTCATCACCTATTCCACCACCATCGGAGACACGTCAGACCCCGACCATGACGTGAAGAACAATGATTCGTTCACGAACCATGCGACCATCCGGTCGAAACGCAACACGGCTTCCCCATTGGCTCAAAAGGCGCAGATAGCCGACGCGACGGTACGAGTCAGCCGCACCCATTCGACCGCGTTGGCGACCCGCGCCGACCCGCTGCTCAACAACATCCACAGCAGGCTTGGATTCACGAACATGCTGGGCAACTTCTCCAAAGACGAGAAATCCAATCCGTACGTGGTGGACATCATGCCTCACATGCAATCCGGTACGGCCAGCAAATACCACGGCTCCTACACGTTGAACACGCTCGCCGTCTCCGGCAAGAACGGCGCATCGTTAGACAACGCGTCCGTCTGGTTCACCACCGACGTGAGATATCGGAGCATGGACGCGTTGAAGATAACGCCCGCCATGTTCACAACGTGGACGCGTGCAGCCCTCGACACGAAGACCGGCAAGGTCACCATTCCCGACGGCTACAGCCAGCCGGTCGCATGGGCGTTCACTTCGGACAGTCTGCCCGCGAACGCACGCTACGATTTCACGCTCACGTTCACCCCGTCCGACAATAAGGCGGCCGACGTGTACGTGAACCGTTGGACGGACGGCGACAACAAGGTGGACGCGGTCACGCAGGTCGTGGAACGCAAGGTCAGCGGCGTCGCATGGTTCGACGCCAATCATGACGGCGTCCGGCAGGATTCGGACAGGCTTCTCGCGGGCGTGACCGTCACCCTCGTGGATGGCAGCGGCAGGACAGTCACCAGTGTGAACGGCAAACCCTGCACCACCGTCACCGACCGGAACGGCCACTACGAAATCGGTTCCATTCCGTCAGGTTCCGGGTTCAAGCTCAGGTTCACGCCGAAAACCGGTATTACGTGGCACGGGCAGCATACGACCGTCAAAAACGTGAAGGACGCGTCCGAGGCGACCGACTCCGACAGTGACGAGGAGGATGATGCGGGCGGCAACATGATTGCCGGTGTAATCCGATTGAAGGATTTCCCCGCATTGGATAAGATGACCGCCGCCGTATATGATGACCCGAACGAAGACCATGGCATGAGCGGCACGCTCATGCCCGCCGTTCCGGCCACGTTCAAAGCGGTCAAAGTGTTGAACGGTCGTCCGAACGGCGCTTGGACAGACAAGGACAAGTATGTTGCGGACATCACCCCGTTGGACAATGCTCCGAAGAGCGCGATGCCAGCCTCTATCACATTCACCGACAACAGGACGAAGACCGTCAAAATCAACTCCGGCGCGTTCCCCACGGATGGCGTCTACCGGTATCAGGTCAAGGAACGCAAGGGAGACAATGCGGGAGTCGCCTACGACAGCCGCACTTGGATTCTGACCGTCACCGTCGCCGATGATTTGGACACGTTCAAACGTCACGTCACCGTCAACGCGGCATGTGACGGAGTGCAATCCGACACCATCCAGTTCACGAACACGTATGCTCCGAAGGATACGCAAGCCCGTATCGTGGCGAGCAAACTGTTCACGAACGCGGACAGGTCGGCCACCAAGATTACCGACTTCCAATTCGACCTGTACGCGAACAGCAAGGCGACCGGCACGCCAATCCAAACCGTGAACGCCACGGCGGACGGCAGAGTGGAGTTCTCTCCGCTCCTGTTCACCAAGGCGAAGCTGAACGGCAAGGACAAGGCCGTGTTCAATTATTCCGTGCGTGAACGCAATACGGGCGCTGTGGGAGTCAAATACGACGGACATTACGCAGTGTGGACGGTGACGGTCACGGACGACAACAGTGGACAGTTGAAGGCGAACGTCACCAACCCGTCCGAAACCGAAGGACGGTTCGTCAACTCGTATTCCAGCCAACCCGTCACGGTCACGCCGAAAGCCCGCAAGACGCTCGCCAATCCGTCCGGAACCCTCCGCCTGTTGAACGCCGACGAGTTCACGTTCGAATTGCAGGATACGAACGGGAAAACCCTCCAATCCAAGGCGAACAAGGCCGACGGCACAGTAACGTTCGACAAAATCACCTACGACACCGTAGGCGAACACGATTATCGAATCATCGAACAGTCGGGCAAACTGGCGGGCATCACCTACGACCAGACCGTGCATATGATGCACGTGACGGTCACCGATAACGGCTACGGACAGTTGAAGGCCACCGTCACCTATGATGGTGTCAAGGATACGCCCGTGTTCACCAACACGTACAATCCGAAGGACGCGACCGTCACCCTCACCGCCCACAAGACGTTCGACAACGCCAACAACAGTCACGCGAAGCTCACCGACTTCCAGTTCCAACTGTTCGACAACGAACAGGCGGTCGGCGTGCCCGTGCAGACCGTCAACGCCGACCGGAACGGTGACATCCGCTTCCAGCCGTTGACGTTCACCGCCAGCCAGCTGAAAGGCAACAAGTCCAAGACGTTCACCTATACGGTGCGTGAAATCCGCCAGTCGGCGGGCGGCGTCAACTACGATTCCCACATGGGAATGTGGCAAATCACCGTCACCGACGATATGAGCGGACAGTTGAAAGCCCAAACCAGAACGAACGCGGCCTATCCGACCACGTTCACGAACACGTATCAGGCGAAGCCGGTCAGCGTGCAATTCCGTGCGCACAAGACCCTCAACGACCCCGACCATACAGGCATCCAACTGCAAGCCGGACAATACGAGTTCAAATGCGTCGAGGACAAGACAGGCGGTCAGGCTGGAACGGTGAAAACCAACGACCAGCAAGGCAACATCCTGTTCGACACCATCTCCTACAAGAAGACGGGAGTGTACGACTACACGCTCAGCGAAGTCCACGGCGACAGGGACGGCGTCACCTATGATGCTACGAAACATCATGTGAAAGTCACCGTCACCGACAATGGCGAAGGCCAACTGTTGGCCGACGTGAAGTATGATAACGGAACCAACATTCCGGAATTCACCAACACGTACCATGCCCAACCCGCCACGGACAATCCGACCGCAGTGAAGAAGATGACCTCCTCTAAGGGCAACAAGTACACGCTCAAGGGCGAAGACTTCGCATTCACGCTCCAACAACAGTCCGCGCCCGCCAACGTGTCGAACGCCGACCAGACGAAACGGAACGACCGGCAGGGCAACATCCGATTCGACCAACTGTCGTTCCCGCTCGTCGGCACCTACGTGTTCACCATGTCGGAGCAGGATACGACCGTTCCGGGCGTCACGAAGGACGGGACGGTTGCGACCATCACCTACGTGGTCAAGGATGTTGACCATACGGGCAAGCTGACCGTCGTATCCAAGACCGTCACCCCGACCACCGGCGCTAACGGCAAGAACATCACGTTCACCAACCATTACAGTCCGAAGAACGTCGGATACTCTATCAGCGGCGTGAAAAACATCGTCAACACGGATACGGCAACCAGCCGCGTTCCGCAGGACGGTGAATTCAAGTTCCAGTTGAACGCGGTATCCGCACGCGACGCGGACGGCAACGCCATCAGCATGAACGACATGCCAATACCAGCCGGAAGCCAAGACGGAACGCAAACCGTGTCCAACAAGGGAAGCGGTTTCACATTCGGTCAAATGGTCTACACCATGCCCGGCGTATACACGTATCACGTGAAGGAACTCGCCGGAACGGACAAGACCATCGGCTACTCCACTCAGGAATACGATGTGACCGTCACCGTCACCGACCAAGACGGCATGCTCGCTGCCACCGCCGACCGTCAGACCAATGACATCCGATTCGACAACACGTACACGCCAACACCCGTCAGCGTGCGACTCGAAGCGACCAAACATCTGACCGGACGTGGTTTGAACGACAACGAATTCTCCGCCGAATTGAAGGATTCCAACGGCAACCTGCTCCAAACAAAACAGTTCACCCACAGTCCGCGCAACACGCAATCCGACAAGGTCACGGCACGCGAAGGAGACGGGACGCTCGACTTCGACAATCTCACCTTCGACAAGACCGGCGTGTACACGTACACGGTTGACGAACAGGACGGAACCTTGGGTGGCGTCACCTACGACACAACCAGCCACACCGTCACCGTCACCGTCACCGAGGACACGAAGAGCCACAAGCTCGCCGCCAGCGTCGCCTACTCCAACGGCAAAGCCAGCGAAAAGAGCATCCTCTTCCAGAACACGTACCAGCCGGAAGACGTGTTGGTCGAACTGTCGGCCAAGAAGAATCTGACCGGACGTGAACTGCAAGCCTACGAATTCGAGTTCGAACTTGTGGACGACAAAGGCAATGTCATCGACAGTGAGAAGAACGACAAGCAGGGCAACATCCAGTTCAAGCCGCTCACCTACGGTCGAGACAATGATGGAGTGGATGATTGCGGTGAATATCGGTATGTGATTCGCGAGAAGAACACCGGCGAGAAGAACGTCACCTACGACAAGACGGAACACCACGTGACCGTCACCGTAAGCGACAACCTGCAAGGCAACCTGACCGCCAAAGTCCAATACGACCCGACGGACGATACGGCGAAGGATTCCAGCACCATGCTCGTCATGCCGACCGCTAAGGCCGACAAGACCGACGAGAATGCTGGTGAGGATGAGAACAATCCGACCACAACCCCCAGCATGGTCACGACCACCGGAACCCAACCCGAGTTCACCAACTCGTACATTCCTCCGGTCACACCGGCCATCGTGAAGACGATTCGCCAACTCGCCCAAACCGGTGTGAACACGCCTATCATGGCGGTCATCCTGTTCGCACTCGTAGGAATGGGATTGACGGTCGCGTATTCCGTCCGTAAGCGTCATGCCGTGACGCCGCGACATGGACGCTGACACGACCGTGAGCTAGGGGAGGGTCGGACTGGTTCCACCGCCAGTCCGACCCTCCCTTTTTGTATTGCCTTCAAGTTGATGTCAATTCGCATGTCTGATAACATGTATTTTTACATGCAATAGTAAGGAGACGCAATGCAATTGACTGTACCTGTGGAGACGATGGTTCCCATCAGCCGATTCGGCAGGGGAACCGCAAGCTCCGAGTTCGCCAAAGTAGGGGACGGCACTCCCGTCACCGTCATGAAGAACAATCACCCCGCTTACTTCATCCTCAACGAACATGATTACAGGCATTTCCGCGAACTGGAGAACGAATTAGTAGAACTTAAGAACGAAGAAGCCCGCCGTCAGGCTTTGGAACACGAATACACTCACTCATCTGACACCGTTGAAGACATGATGGACTATCTTAATGCGCTCTGAACTGAAGCTAAAAACCATACGGTCGTTCGACAACGACGTCAAACGTCTGAAAAAGAAGCATTACGACATGAGCAGACTTGAGGAGCCACTTCGGGCTTTAGGGGAAAGTAATACTGATGTTCTGAAGACGAAATATTCCGACCATGCTCTCACCGGCGACTGGAAAGGATTCCGCGAATTGCATGTCGAATCAGACCTACTACTTGTATATCGCCGCGACGGAGACGAGATTTCTCTAGTTCTGGTGAGACTTGACACCCACGATTCGCTATTTTCCAACGGCCGCGTCTCCCGTAAAGACATCAAGTCATATAAGACAGCGGAGGGTAAAAGCCTATAAAGCAAGGTGAGCCTAGGCAGGGTCAATCCCCTCAGCTGGCCTTTGCTATGCCCAAAAATAATCTAACAAAAAACAGTCATACAGCAATGCTGGCGTCGGTCATTTTCAAGCATTCAGGTGTGCGAAAAGGGCGTTCATGTCTCGATAACCTCGCGTGTGTTCGTCCTTTGCTATACGCTTAGCCTCCCGCATGGCGGAAATAGTCTCCTTGTTCGGAACGTCTGTGGGTTGGTTTGAACGGTATCTGTCAGATAATGGTATAGGCGGTTCCTTGCCTTGTTTTGTCATATCGTCCACGCATTCCCGTGCGACCTGTTGAATGCCGTTCAGTGCTTGGTCTGGTGTTTTGTCCAGCCAGCTGAGGTTGGGGAGTTCGAGTACGGTTCCTGCCCATTCCTCGTCTTCGTCCGACCATTCGATTTTGTACGTGTAGTGGTTGGTGGGGTTTTCCATTTTTTGTCTCTTTTTGCCGAGTGTTTCCAATGGTTGTTTTACCTCATGTGGAGGAGAAGTCGGTGGGCTTTTGAACGGATTTTAGGCCGCAATCCCCTTCCGTAAGGTCGGGGAGGTTCACCGACCACACCTGTAGTATACTGGAATTGTTCACACAAACGATGACCGCAAACAAAAAGGAGAACCAAAAATGCTCACCCTCGAACTCTGGGAGAAAAACGACAAAGGCGTCCGCACCTACCAAGGAACCTACAGCCGCAAATGGAAAACCATGCGCGGACTCGAAAACTACCGCAAGACCCTGATTGACAAATACGGGTACACGCTCGAAAACTTCAAAATCAAAGGCGAGGAAGCCGAAAAGACCAACAACGCCATCGGCAAACTCAAGGTAGGCGACATCATGCACGCCAGCTGGGGATACGACATGACCATCAACGACTTCTACGAGGTCGTGGAGGTAAGCAAGACGGGCAAGACCGTCAAGATTCGCCCCATCACGGCACGCTACGACGGAAGCCCCAACGACATCGGCGGGTGCAAGGCGTTCCCCGACATCATCAGCGAACACAGGTTCACAGGCAAGGCGGAAACCAAGAAGGTGCTCGACTGTCACGGCGAACCCTGTCTGAAAATCAACTCGTTCAACTACGCGTTTCCCATGGACTTGGAGGATGTCGTGTACGGCGCGTGCGAAGACCACAACGACTGAAACAGAAAAAGCCGGAAACCAAAGGGCAAACCTCAAGCTTCCGGCTTTTTTGTTGTTTTTTGGGAAAAACTATCTGAAAACCTTGTCTTTTTGGGCGCTACCATACATTTTTCTGAACCACGATACCGCAGCGACCACGTCAGAACGAACGGAAACGCAAACGTTTTCCCCGAAAGCGCGGAAACCGTTCCCGACGGCTTTCAAGGCGGGACGAACCCCTCCCTGAATCCAAACGAACCATGCGACAGCAGATAGGAGAATCATTGCCATCAACGCAATCACAGCTGTAAGAAGAAACTCAGCAAGCGACCACACCGGCGACAACAGTCGTTCAACCATATCGAACCGCACGGTAACGGACGAGGCCAAGAAACGGGAACACCAGCCGGAAACCGGCATATACACGTTTCCCATCAGCCACGGTTCCACCAACGGTTTCCGCACCGTGTGATACCAGTTCTCGAAAGCGGACCCCAACACGTCCCAAGAGAACCGGCTAACCACCACCGCGACTATCAGCCCTATCAGTTTTCTTAACATGCAATGCATTTTCTTTCCTTTCTTTAATCAGGGAGCTGACTCAAATCTTGTTCGATTTGCAGTACTTGAGTGACGTTCTTATCCGGTGAGAACGTAATCTTCACCGGACGGATAGTGACCGTATCGTCAAAATCCCTTTTCTGAACGATTTCAACGATGCGACGAACTATCGCGTTCTGAATATCGACCGTAACGTTCGGCTCGTCCACAATGCACCACAAGCCTTCTCGGGCTTGGAATAACGAGTGGTGCAGCTCAGACTCGCAACGGTCAAGGCCGTCCGCCCGCTGATACCAAATGTCGTAATTCTCGTCATAATAGGGAGATTCAGGATTAACCCATTCGGTTATCGGAGCTGATTCCTTGACCAGTTTCTTGCGCTGTTCTTCAGTCAGGCAGTAGCGAAGCCGGATAAGAATGGGGTCTGGATTCTCTGGCGCATATTCCTCGATGCCGTCCCAACGTTCGTGGGCAAAATCATTAAGGAACTCATCCTGTGTTGAAAGAAGTTTCGTCAGTCTGCTTTTGGCTAGGTCGTACTCCCACTGTCCGAACTTGCCTAACTCCTCCCAAGCCTTATGACTGGGCATATAGTTGGTGACGGGGTTCTCCCAACGGCGTACGGTTGCGATGCTCACTTGGGCTTTGTCGGAAACCCACTGTTGGGTGAGTCCGTACTTTTGACGCTTGTATACGAATTCCTCTTTTGTGAGTTCGATATGCTGGGCAAACGATTCACTGGATAGCTGTTCCACCGCAATGTGCAGCAGTCGCTCGTACTCCTTCTCGTCCGTTACCTCACTGTTCAGGGTGTTGAGGATGGTTCGGATGGGGATTGCCTTCAGTCTCAGGAACTCTTTTTTTGACTCGACGGGATTATCCGAGCTTTCGTAGTCGTAGAGAGTTCTGAGGTTGTTTATGATTTCCGCTTGGGTTGTCTGCTTGTCTTCTTGGTTCATGACACCAAAGATGCTACACTTTGATAGGTTTAATATCATCGAGCGGTAGGATTGGTGTCAAAATGTCTCAAAACGGCGGTATCTCAACGGTTTAAACAATGGCGGCAATCATGCCTTTCTATCTCTTTCGCCGTGTGGTCGCGTTTTCCTTTTCTATGATGTATACTGGAATTGTTCACACAAACAAAAGGTTTAACAACCCCACCAAAAACAAGGAGAAAAAATGCACTTCCTAGGCGCAGTCATCGGCGGCAACGACACCAGCGAAGCCGAAACCATCATCGACCCCTACAGCGAATACGAGGAAGTCGAGGAATATGTCCTCTACACGCGGGATGAATTCCTGAAGACCAGTCGAGAGAGCGACAGGAGTCTAATTGGAAGCAAGAGCGAAAACCAACACGACAGAGTGAGCGAAGCTTTCGAGAAAGCGGAACGCCGACTGGCATTGAATGATGAAGAAGCGCTCGAAGCCTATGCTGAATACTATGGGTACAGTCTGAACGAAGACGGCGATGTGGTATCTACTTTCAACGACGATTCGTTCTACGACTGGTATGAGTTCGGCGGACGCTGGGAGGAAATGGTAGGCGGGCTTCAGGGAATCACCTGCGGCGAACTCAAAGAATGTTACGGCAACGGAGATTCCAAGGTCAGAGAGCTGTTGGACTGCAATGTGAGCGTCGTCTGCGACAATGACGGTTACGAAGGTGATGTGTGGTTCCCCGTGTCAAGGGATGCTCTGTTTGAGAGGCTGGGGGCTGATTCTTCCGCTCGTGTCTGGTTTGTCGATTTCCACGACTGATTGAGAGGCTTTTTAGGGTGACGGTCTTTTAGGACTGGTCGCCTTTGTTTTTCATCCAATCATGTGGTATACTGGAATTGTTCACACAAAAAGGCCGAACAAGCCAAGCAAAAAAGGAGAACCCCTATGAATATCAGCGACACCATCCAGCCGTTTGATGTCGAACTGGAATTCTGGAGCGATGATGACACCGCTCTGCTGTGTATTCGACATAATAAGCTGACGAAAGAGCACTGGAAGCACGTCTACGACGAGCATAAGGAATCGTCTCCAAAAAGCGAGCCGGATGAACGCTATATCTTCTCTGAGTACCATAAGGACAAGAACGAGGTCGTCTATTGGCTTGACCTCGACAACGACAGCTACTATGTGACCAAATCGTTGGGAGGCGAAAGTCTGGACTCCATGGTTCGTTCCATCGCCTTGGCTGGTCGGTGAGTTTTAGGCTCTGGGTCATGGTCTGCTTGGGTGGACTGTGCCCCTGTTTTTCTGGGTTGACTTTTGTTTAAACATAGCTTATACTGGAATTGTTCACACAAACAGGGGTTGAAAACCCACCACACATAAAGGAGACAAAAATGCTCAGCCTCGAAGTCCAAATCAGCAAACACACCAATCGTTGGGTGGACGTCACCAACGACTTCCTCAACATCACTAGCCGCAATTACCTCAGCGGACGCAAGCACTGGCGAACCATGAAGGGCGTCGAGAACTTCATCGACAAGGCCATCAAGACCTACCCTTGGCTCACTCGTGAGAACTTCCGCATCAACGGCACCGAAGAGGAACGCCGCAAGCCACAGACCTCCACCACCGACGTGGAAGTGCATGTGGGGGACATCTTTGTCAGCTCTTGGGGTTACAGCATGACCCTCGTGGACTTCTATCAAGTAACCAAGGTCAGCAAGACCGGCAAAAGCGTCAACGTCCGCAAGCTCGCCTACAAGGTCGTGGATGGTGCCACCTGCTCCCCGCAGGGTGGGCGTGTGGTTCCCGTCAAGAACTGCTTCGTGGGGGAGGAGTTGAAAAACAAACGCATCAGGGGTGATTATGACGTGAAGCCCCGCCCTATGTTCACCGTGAATGATTGCGCCACTGCCCATCTTGTCGATGGTATCGACCCCAATGGCTACTTCATGTGCAACTGGGATTGATTTCCTAATTGAGGGAACTTGTACAGGAAACGTACAAGTTCCCTTTTTTGTTTTCGTCATTTTCTAGGGTGGGGAACCTTGCTTGTCTTTCCGTTTGACAATCCTGTTTTTGTGGGTTATACTGGAGTTGTTCGCACAAAAAGTTAAATCCAAGGAGAAAAACATGACCATCAACCTGCACGACCTCACTGGACAGGAATCGGGAATAATCCTCGTGGAAACGGATGACGGACGACACATGAACATGGTCGCCAACTGGGGAGCCAAGGACGGACTGCCGTATCTTTTCGAACCAATGCTCGAACCATTCTCGTTCCTATTCCTCCCCTCAGAGAATGTCCACGTCGAAACCGAACGCATCCACAGCGGGGCACTCAACGACGAAATCGCCCACGACGGTCTCGAAGACTGGAACCCGTTGGACGACGATTTGGACTCGGACGAACCCTGCGAAGTATACCCGCTGTCAAACGGCTGGATTGTCGTCGCCCCGAAGGAATGGAACTGACAAAAATGAAAACACGTAACGTCCTCAACACCGTTGCACACACACTGCCGGACTGGCATGTGGTCAACGACCGCCAATTCGGACGCATCACCGCGTACGACCCCCAAGCACGATACGAGATTACCGTCAACCTTCCCGACCGCGACACTATCCGCATCGTCCGCACGCAGTACGAGCTAGCCGAGGATAACACCGTCCTCAATACGTCCGACATGGGTGAGGAACAGGCATTGGCAGAACTGGCCCGTCTGCTGGCCGCGCCCATGCCGCGCACCGACCGGCTCATGTGGCTGAAAGACCAGTTCGACAAGACCGCTGAATGGTGGCGGAACACGATTGGCGACGAACAGATGGCGAAGGACACCGATGATATGGCCGAACGGTACATGCATGTTTGCGAGTACTTCAACAAATACCCCGAACGCGACCCGGTGTCCGTGTTCAAAGGATGGCTGCTGTGTGAGAAGCTTGGCAGTCCGTATGAGACGCGCCGTCAGACCGCATTGCACATGCTGGCCGACGTGTGGCAACTGGACAAGGACTAAGGGGTTGAGATGGAATATTTTCCGAACAAACGAGCGGTGGAACTGCTCTGTGAAGACGCTAACAATGAACGCGGCTGGCTCAGCGACGGACTATACGAGACGGCAACGGTCGATAAGGACACCGGCATCGTCCATGTGGGCGAACACGGCAGCATCGACCTGTATGCGATTGTCAGTCTGGTCGAAAAAGGCATCAAAGACGAGGGAGGAAAAATCTATGGTAACGGATGATATTAAGCTCATCGACCCAATTCGACGCGGACATCATGGAATCCTACGCAAGGAAGTGGTGAACCATGCTTGACCTTGAACAACTGCTATCCGACCTGCGCGATTTGGAACACGAACTGAATTCGATGGGTGTCGAAGCCGTATTGGACGAGCGAGATGATGGAATGCCGGAATTCCACTTCGGAGAGTTCGGCGGAGGACTCGAATACGATAAGAAAGGGTTCCGTTTCACCATTTGGGCTGGCGAGAAAGATAATGTTTTTGAGACTGTTTTCTACAAAGAGTTCCGCCACGAACTGATACGCCGTCTTGCCAACCAGTACGAGCGGAAAGCCGAGGACGTGCGCGACGGTTGGAAGAAGCTTAGCGGGGATGATACTCCCATGCCGGACAATCTGGTCAAAAGGGCTGATGGATATTCAAGTCAGGCCGAAAAACTTCGTGACGCCATCCAAAACGACGATGTGCCCATGCTGTTGAGTGAGGAGGACTTCAACACGCTTTCCCATCATCGTCCTCTCATGATTGTTCAACCGGAGGAATTGAGCAAGCGTCTGCAAGGAATGGGATTGCTGAAACGCAAATACTGGATGGACGATTTGTATGACGAGCTGACCGACGAAGGACGCGCGGCAGTCGGATATACAAGCAGAGTCAAGAACTTGGCTCTACCTAGCGACTTTAGGAGATAAGGAGAATGAGGATGGCGGGTGAATGGCATTGTTCCAAGTGCGGCAAGATATTGAATGTTCTGGACATACACTGGACTTCCGATGTGGTGGGACATGTTAACTGCGCTTGCGGCGCGAGTTATCTCATAGAAGGCCGCAAAATGACCGACAATGAGACGGTGTATTACATTTCCGACAGCAACACGGACTGAAAAACAAAAGAAGCACAAGATAATGTTGAACGTCGATTTCGAGGATAACGATAACGACGAATACGGTCTGGTTTTCTCGCGGGACAGTGAATACGACCCGCTCCCATCCTTCCAGTTCAACGACCGTGGGGAAGTGTTCATCGGCTTGCCGGATGATGACGTGTCGGAACAGGTGAGGGATGTTCTGAACAGAAGGTATCCCGTCGATTCGCGCCGACAGTTGGGTGAGGCCGTCTACGACCGTTTGAATTTGAAACGTCAGGTGTTGGAGTCTGTGATTCGTGCCGACGAGAAGAATGGTCGAGACGCTTCGGAGAAGAAACTGGAATTGGAGTTTTTGGAGGACGTGTTCGAGTCTTTGGATGATATCATCTGATTAGGGTCACTCAACTGATTGTGGTATAGTGGGGATGTCCACACATAAAGCATTCGCATAAAAAGGAACCACTACATGAGTCAGTCAGAACCAGAAACCGACCTCATATCATGGTTGGAACAACAATGGGACAAAGCCGTCAAAGATTCCGAAACCCCGGACGGGGAACTGCTGGAAAAATACACTTTCTACGACGGCCTCACCACAGCCTACGAATTCACCATCGCCCGCGTCAAACAGTATGGAGTCCAACCGACCACAGACAGTCGGACAGCCGCACTCATGGAAATCATCGACTATGCGAACAAGAAGAAAAAAGAACTCCGCTACAACCGTATGATACGGAACCTCACCTCCCCAGACGAGTCACCGTCACCCGACGAACAAGGAGGCCACAATTCCTACGGCGACATAATTCACATCTGCGAAAAACTCTTGGAAGAAGACGAATCATGTTGAATCTTAAGGAACTCATTGACGTAGGTTGCGCCCAAACCATGGTTGACTCGGACGGTCAAATATACCCGTGCAGTAAACCCATCGTGGCAATCCGCCACTGGCCGGATTACGGTGAAGGGGACAGTTACAGTGGCGTCTGCCAACAGCACTCCCAACAGGCCGGTATAGAATTTATCCCGTTGAAGAATGTTCCCAATCCACTGCTTCTGCCGTTCTATCTCACCTATGAGGATATTGACGATAGCAGTTCATCCACCCAACCACAGGTGGGTGATTACGGTGTGGCAGTCCGCGAGAACGCTCACGGTCAGGAGGAAATACCCTTCCACATCGAACAGGAGGAGCATACCGGTCTGCCGGTCGCGGTTCTGAACACTCAACTGTACGCAAAACCGGAGGATGATATAGAAGACGGCCAATATGTGAGCCTGTTCCAGTTGTATCTCGACGGTTTCGAGTTGAGCAGGACAGGCCGGAAGTGAACGAAAATGATAGAACCGACGGTATCCTACTCTGGACACGACTGGTTTTGAGCCTAACTCAACTGGTCGTGGCATTAAGCGTTATCGGACTAATCGTCGCACCACCATTGACAAATGGACTCAATCGGTTGAAAACCGAAATCTGGGGACGGTCAATCACCTTAGAGGCCACCGTCACCGACTGGCAGGGCAATCCCGTTCCCAACGTGACGGTCACGGTCGTCCATGACGATGGCACTCCCTACAAAGATAGTGTCGGCAATCCCGCCAGAAGCGTCACCGACAAGAACGGCAGATACAAGATTAAGGCAAACGTCAAGAGAACCTTCCGATTGGAAGTGGTTCCACCTCAACAAAACCAAAATCAGAAGGAGTAGTAAAACATGGTAGATTTCAACGAGTGGAGTCAAGACCCTTTCGCTCTTTTTGCGGCGTTTCTTACCTTGGTTATAACAGTGACCTTCATTTCCGGAATTATCTTTTTATTTAACGATAAAAAGATTAAGAAAATCGTAGGCGGACTGTTAGAAGTAGGATGCATTATCAGTGTAGTGGCGTTGATTATGACGCTGGGAGCGGAGAAGACCCAGCACCCGACCTTCGAGGAAGCATTGGCTACATCCTACGGGTACGAATCCGTACAATGCAAAGGGGTTGGTGACGTGCGGGACGGAGACACCCCGTGCGTGGCTTACTCCAATCATGGTCGTAAGAGGCAGGTCATCACCGTGGTAGGCAACTCGGAGAAGAACACCGTCAGAGTGTACGATTCTCAAGGGAATCTGGTCAAGCCGGTCTTGACGAAAGCCCCGTCCAAGAAGGACTGAATCAATGGCAGACCCAAAGTACATGCGAAAAATCCAATCCATGTGCCGTTGTCAAGACTACGGACGCATGGTCGAAAACGCCGACATTGACCCCTATCGTCAGAAAAATGAAAGTTAACGGGGTCATTTTCAACAAAAAGTCGATTTTAGCCCCGTTAACAGAAGAAAGGAAAACAAGATGGCGGTGAACGTCACTCAGAAAGACAAAACCCTGCATGACACCATAGACTGGTGCAAGGAACAGATAGCCCGAATCAACGAGATGATTCCCACCGCTTCGGACGAGAATTTTCTTGTAGGGGAACGGTTCGCGTTGCAAGCCGTCATCGCACACTGCGAGGAACAGTTGGGATATTCGGGTTCTATGCCGTTGGAAGTGCCAAATCAGAGCGAGAAAGTAATCCGCTGATGTTGCCTGAAGATACGATTAGCCTGTTTGTTTTCCGGTTTTTGGCGTGATTGCCAGTCTTGCTTTTTTTGGTTATACTGGGGTTGTTCACACAATCTATTAAGACAAGGAGAGCAATGTCCAACATATTCAAAAAACTGAAAAACTGGACTTTTGACGTACTGGGATTCGTTTTCTTTGTCCTGCTTGAAATGTTCCTCTATCTTATCGAAGTCATCGACTTCTTTGCGAAAATTAGAAGACCACTGTCTTCTGATTTCAAGAAAAAGGAGCAACAATGCAAAACCGATATGTAAACGGATGGTACGTCACCTGCTGGTATTGCAAGAACACCGTCGATGCCAATAGGGTCAAGTGTCCCTACTGTGGAGCTTGGCTTTTCCTCACGCCGCAAGACTATGAAGAACTGAGAGAAGAAGGAATTAAACCATGAGCCGATTGAATCTAGTCGCACGAATAGACTCGTCATTCCCCGACAAGACCGCCTACAAGCGGGTATTGGAAAACGGGGAAATCGTCTGGGAGAACAGCAAAGGCCGTGAGAAATGGCGTTGGGTTCCCATGATTGTGGAAGAGCCGTCCGAGAGCGGACGATTCCTCGAAACGGAAACCGCGAGGAATCACCATCAGTACAAGCTGGACTCCCGCAATCCACTCCGACTGTTCGAGTCGATTCTTGCGTATAACAAAGTCAAGGTCACTGACCGCTGACGTTTCACCGTTCCCTCTGCTATACTGGAAACATTCACATCATACAAGAGTGAAGGACAATCGTTGACCAAAAAATACTCATACGCCTACACCAAGTCGCTATACGACCATCAGTATCCCGACAAAAAACTCATCTCCATTCACGAGCGTCCACTGGCTGACCCGACCGGCAAGCTCACCGCAATCATCGACTATGAGAAGCCGTTGAGTCGTCACGACATGGACAAGTACGATTTGGAGGAGTTCCCATTCTGGCTCGCCCAAGAACATTACCTTCCACTGTTCAGCGAGGAATGTCCACTGAAATTGGAAACCCTTGAGGAGATTCGGGACGAAGTCGCACACGCCATCAGCGTGCTCGCTGACTATCATCCGTTGGGGGATGCGCCCCACGGCATCCACGTCGGCGGCATCGTGGACAAGGATGTGAAGAAACTTGACTTGTACCGCGTATACGACACCATTCCATCTTGGGGAATCAACATGGTTGAGGAATTGATTACCGGAACCGACCCGACCGAATTCACTTTCTGGTATACGACGAGCGATATCAAACGCCAAGCGGACAAGCTTCATAATGAAGGCAGTGCCATACTGTTCGCGGACGCGAGTAATAAGTAGAGTCTTGGAGGATTATATGCATACTGACGTACACGAGACCATTTCCGATTGGATGGACAAGCCTATCGAGGAACTGGCCGGTAAAAGGGCTATCGCCATCACCGTAAGCGGAACCACCATCGACGGCGAATTGGAATACCGTATGGAAAAGACCGAGGATGGTCTACGTGTGGAAAGCCTGAATTTCGTGAACCTGCCCCAATATGTGGTGGTTTGCCTCAACGGTGGAGGCAATCATCTGGCGGACACGCTTTTCAAGTCGTTGAACATTCTCGCCTGAACGTCGGCTTTCCTTCCGAAGAAAACTCTGCTATACTGGATAAGTCCACACATAAGCAGTCTTTGGGAGGAAAGCTTGGAAAAACAAAACCCCAAAAAACCGGCAAACCCCATCCAACTACGTTCACTCGGCTGGGTGGACGAAGAACTGGCGATGGTACAAGACCAGTATTCGGCAACACTGTCTGCCATCAACTTCCCCTGCTACACGCAATCCTCCAGCAAAACTAAAGACTATCAAGTCGTGGTTGACGGTAAGGACTACGGCATGGTTCGGGAAATCAACTGCGGAAACCGATTCGAATACCGTGCCCTCATGGCAGACGGTGACTACATCGAACCAGTATCGGACATTTTCCACACTTCGGCAATCGACGCTGTCTGCGAACTGGCTCGACGCCATCATGATAAGGAATTCGCCAGCCAGCTGACCGACTATGTGATAGCGGTCTCTCAAGTGCAGGAACTCGCGTCAGCCCAATTAAGAAAAAACACGAAAGACCTGTTATCGGAACACTTCCGAACGACAAACGTCCACCACTCTGGCCGGGGAGAGCAATGATGATTTACGCGGGACAGAAACGCAAGGCCACGGAAGCTCAGATTCGACTAATTCTCAAACTCACCGACCAGTCCGACCTTAATAACGTGAAAAACCTCGAAAACTGCCCTCCCGTAGTCCGCTATAAGGAAGACTTGAATAAGAAATATTTGGACAATCGAACCGCCGCGAAAATTATCGACGGTCTGATTCAATGGAAGGAAATCTATGGTTGAGAAAGCCACGCCCGTCATTGCCGATGGGAAAAACAATCCGTTCGTCAGAATCGGTCAAGGATTCCTCGGCGTCATCCGTTTCGTCAAACAGGTTGTGGCCGAAATCCGCAAGGTAGTCACGCCCACCGTCCGCGAATGGGCGGGCTGGTGCGTCGCGTCCGGAATCTTCGTGCTGCTGCTCATGGCGCTTGTCTCAGGAATGGACTTCGGACTGGGCAAGCTGACATTGTGGGTGTTCGGCTGATGGGCGGCGAAGGCATCGTCTACAATCCCGTGGACTGGCGGCATGCCACAACGACCGAACTCGAAGGGCAACGCGTCATCGCCCGATTCGACAACGGCACCGTCGTGGACGGAACCATCATCATAGCTCCCGGTGGGGCGATAGGCGTCTACATGGGAGTCATGGTGCCCATCATCATGAAAGCCCCGTCCGGCCTATTGGAGGAAGCCGACCATGTGAGCGCATTGCAGGTGTTGGATTGCAGTAAGGAAGGAAAATTCTATGCCGGATGAACGCATCGAAAAAGCCGCAATTGCGGTCTTCGCCGCGCAAACCAACTGGGCCGACTTCAATCCGAGCGAAGAACAGATACGAGACTTGTGGGACGGGCAGATGGACGCGATACATGACTCGTTCCGCCGTCTCGCTAAAGCCGCCTTGGACTCGCAGGAAGACCAGCCCGCCGACCTCGACTGGGAGAACGTCGAACCGAAGGTTTTGGACAGCCGCATGGTCAAGGCCGTCACCGTGGACGGCACCATCGTGCGAGGACGGACGGTCGCCGTACACGGGTCACTAGACCAGCTCATCGTCGAAGGCATCCTGCAACCGTTGCTTATGCGGTTGCCGGGCGAACATTGGCGGCTTGCGAGCGGATGGAAAAGTCTGGTCTTCTACAACAAAACAAAGGAGCAGTAATTATGAAACATATCCTTCTTGGATTCATCGCCGTGTTGAGTCTCATGCTCGTTCCCCTCATTCTCATGCACAAAGGCAAGGGAGGCGGTTTCTCGAATTTCGCTGAATCGTTGACAGGTTCGGCGGGAAGCTCGGGCGTGGCGGAAAAGAACCTGAACCGTTGGACGGTAGTGGCGGCTGTCGTCTGGTTCGTTCTCATCATCGCTTACGGAATTCTGGTCAAACTCTCCTGACCTGATATTAGAAAGGGAAAGCCGATGGTTTCGGATAAAAAATATTACAAACTGTTACATGAGAAGGGCGGACTGGGCAGTGACACCGTCATCGTGTCCAGTGACACTTTCCGTGGAAAACCGTATCTGACCATCGACTTTTCCGACTGCACCGAACATAAACAATTCTCTATCGATTTGAACGAATTGGAAAAGTGGAAGGAAATGCTCGATGCAGACTGACCCGTTAACCCCCCGAGACCTGTACGACAACGTGGACTTCTACCGTAACATGAGAATGAACCTCGACAGTGATGGTGGAGGCAACATGTGGCGTTACAAGCATGCACGGAACATCATTCACATCCAGTCGAATATGGTCGCCCAAAAGTATCGAAACGGAACCGCCGTCGGCACGCAATTCCGACTCTCCGGTACCAAACTGGACATTGCCCGACGATTGGATTGCGAGCTGGCGGTACTGAACTTAGAGGAATGAATGGAATCATGGCTGGCATACTCGTCCGACTGGTATTGAGCATAGGTTGTATAGCCGGTGTGCTCATGTCGCACACGATGGCGGTATTGTTCGACCGTTCCGTCACGCTCTTGGAAAAAGCGTTTTTGGAACACTCCTACACTTCGGGGCAGAAACGTTGGCTGGGAGTACGAATCTACGGCTGGCGGTTCCTTTATCATTTGGCCGTCGCCCTGATGGTGGCGTTCATCATCATGGCGACAATCCTTTTTATCATGTTCTGTTGGGCACTCTTTGAAAGAATAGGTGCGATTTGAGTTACGATATTGCGATAGTCCGTTCCGACATTCCGGACGATATGGTGTTCATGGTCGCTTGCGATTGGCAAGACCGTGGACTGGAAAATTTGGATATGGTAGGCACTTCCTGTAATCCGACCTTCAACTATTCCGATTTCTTCCAAGCATTCCATGTGCGCCCCACCACAGACCTGCACGGCAAGTCCGCCATCGTGGTCAAGGACATTATTGACGAAGCGTTGGATGAAATCGAAAAAAATTCCATCAACGAATTGGAACAGAAATACTTCCTCGACAACACGGGGAAGGTCATCCGCTGGGGGAGTATCCCCAATGCTATCCAATGGTTGCGTGACGTGCGCGACTATTGCGAACAGAATCCCGGCTACAAGTTCATCGGGCGTGGCGTGGAAATGACTGAACACGGGTTGGCTAGTCTTGGCACCGTCAGAACATTCGCTCCGGAATATGCGGAACCATCCGACCGGCAGTGGCGGAAACTGTTGGAGGAGTCTGCTGAACTCGCCGCAGTGGGAATGGATTGGGTTGCCGACGGCACTTCCGACAAGCGGATTTACAGTCGGTTGGTCGAAGAGTATTGCGACGTGGTGGAAGCGTTGGGAACGTTCGCTATCGCCTATGGCATCACCAATGAGGATATCCGCAGGGGTATGGGCGAGTGCGAGAAACGCTTCCGTGACGGTCGAGCCGGTGGGAGGAAAACCGTGGAGGAGAATAAAATCATCGACGGATTGGCGGAACTGTCCACCCGACTGGAAAAGGTTCAGAAGTGACAGCGGATTTCTCCGCTTGGCAGGAGGTTGCCGACCAAGCGAGTACGGGCGATTTTATTATCAGTTCTCTCATTATCGTTAGTGTCATTGCTCTTGTTGTCGGCGCTTTCGCTGTGAACAAGGGTCGGACACTGGTTTCGACTGTTTCCGTTCTCGTGTTCTTCCTCTCGTTCGTCACCGCGACCACGGTGAAAATGCCGAAAGCCCCGTCCCTCAACCAAAGCTTGGAATACGTGTACGGACTGTCCAGCATCAACTGCACACACAAGGAGTACTCCGATACAGACAGTAGTATCCCAACAACCAAAGGGATAATACATTCCGCGAGACGGGGCGAATACACCGTGGACTCAATGAAGGACATCGAGAACGGTGTGGACGCCGAATGCTCCGTCTACACGAAGGACAACCGGCAGGTCAACGTGGTAATCCACAAAACCGACAACGGCAACTACTGCGTCTATAATCAGACGGACGGGAAACCGTTGCCGCTCAAACATAAGAAAGCGCCGACCAAGCTCAGCGAACTAGGAAAATAGTCCGCACGAGCCGGTCGGCGCGTGGCTTTTTAAACACCATTCAGACTAGTCGATGAACCAGTCATCCTCGTTGCCCTCAGTGGCGGGAGCCGGTTTCGGCTTGCCTTTCCTTTTTGGCTTCGATTGGGAAGGTGTTTGAAAGGCCACGTCCCCATCATTCGGCTCCACGTCCATTTCGCCCAAGTCTGCTTGCCTACGGTTGGCCTCCTTGGTGGCCGTGTCATGGTCTGTTCCGGATACTGACGTTCGGGCACCAATGAACGAGAAGATTTGCAATATAATCAACAGTAGGATGAAAATAATGCCAAGAATCGTAATGATTCCAATGATTCTTCCCACCGTCTCGCCGGTCATCCAATCAAATAGGGAGCCAGTCGTCTCCTCCGAAGCAAGCTCCGGATTATCTGTCGCCAACTCCTGCCTGTCCTTTGCGATGTTCAAAGCGTGCATTCCGTAACCCAGCAGGGGAATGAGCGTGGTGGGCAACATTCCAGCCAGCCACATGAGCCAACGGGCTTTGCGATATAAGCTTGTGATTTTGTATAGGAGTCTCATGTTTCCAGTATTTCGCACCGGTTGATTCCTTGGCTCGGAAAACCGGAACTTTGACTTCCTCCCCACGGCCGAAGCCGGGGGATTCCCTTGTCTCGCGGCAAGGGTTTCCTGAAGGGACTTGTTCCCCGCCTACCGAAGTGTCGCTTCGGCGGTTCGAGGGTCCCCTGATAAGAAACTATAAGAAACTATGAGCATATAATATATAACCATGCCGGTTGAGCCTTACTCCCGTAACGGTTTTTCTACCATGCGAGGTGCCTGTTAGTCCACGGAAAGGTGTCGGAAACCCCATAAAAGGGTGTTCGATAGTCCATGCTGATGGTGTTTGATAGTCCATGTCCGGCATGATTCATAATCGTCATGGTGTTTGAAACGCCACTAAAGGTGCCTGTTAGTCCACGGAATGTTTGACGTTCTGCCTGTGGAAATGTGGATAAGCGTGTGGAATGGTTGAAATTCCAACGAAAAACTAGTGGATAAATTAAAGCTGGAAAGGCGCGTGCAATCCGTAGCGTATACGAGGGTGCGTGAAAGGCCACGTCGAGAAACCGTTCAACCCGTTGGGAGGTGTTTGAAAAGCCATGCGAAAGGTGTCCGAAAAGCCACGCAGACACCCGCCCACACATGGCCTTTCAGACACCAATACTCTCCAAGGTGTCCGAAAGGCCACGGTCAACTCAATCTGACGTGGCCTTTCGTACACCTTTCCGTTGAACCGATTGCAACGAATGCAAAGCCACCTCGAACACATCCCCATTAGCACCCACCTCAACCTCACGGACAGCACGGGTAGGAACCGACGTGGGACTCGGATGCAGAATAATGTAATCCTCATACGTTGGGCACTCAACATTCAACCCCGGATACACCTTCTTGACCTTCTCCAACGATTGACGGAACATGCGCCGAAAAGACTTCTTGACCGCAATCTGGTCTCCGAACCGTTCATACAGCCAATCCCAACTCACCGGAAGGTCACGGCGAAGATTCTTCATACTGCCAGTCAGCCAAATGTAAATGTCGTAAGGCATGACCGACCTGCCTTTCAAAAGGTAAGTGGACACTCTCGTATCGAACGGAGCCGACTCACGACTCAACCGTTCATACACTTCATCGGTCAGACGGAACGTGGCACCGGAATAGCCCACATTCTTCTCATCATTGATAATGCGCACGGCCTGAACGATAGGCAGATAAGCCGTATCCCTCACATTCAACCCCTTGCCCGTGCCGGACGCGCGAATACTGATACGGCAAGCCAACAACAGTTCCAACTGTTCCTGCACGCTCTTCGCGGTACGCCCGCCATGCGGCAATCCCATTTCCTCACACAACTGGTAGATGCTTGGAATGGTGATGGTCTTCGTCTCCGGGTCAACATTCCTCGTCTTATGGCCTTTCGCCGCACGAATCTGCTTAGCCATCCAAGCCATCAACAGTCTCGGATATTTGCCGAACGGGAACCGGCGTTTCCTATCATCCCCATCACCCGTCACGCCAGCTTCAAGCATGTATTCCAACCGTCCGTTCGACTTGCTGACGAAATCCACATCATCGGACGGTTGGGCTGGTGGAAACAGTGTGGCGGTGAGAATGGAATGCCCATACCATATTTCCATACTGTTCGGCTCGCGGGCTTCTATATCATCCAACAGGTTGACCCGTCGAACATCCAACTCCATGCCCGTCGAACCAAGGTCGAGAACATCCTGCTCAACTCGTATGTCACTCATTCGGCTTCTGCTCCTTGCGGCGAACCGACACCGTGTAGCCCATAGCGTCCAATATTCGGCACATGGTCTGGAAGGACGGGTTCCCGTTCTCGCACAGGCTCCGGTAGAGGGACGGTCTCGCCAACCCCGTCAACTGGGAGAGCGTGGTCATGCCGTACAGTCTGGCGAGGTTTCCGGCGGCGGACTGTATGAGCATGGGGTCTTCCGACTTGAACTGGTCTTCTATGTATGCGACGGTGGCCGCTTCTTGTATCTGCTTGGACTGCATGTAGGGGAGTGTAACCTGTGGGCGACAGTATTGTCCAAGTATCCAATGCTGTTGGTGAAGGTTGGCAATGTCCGACACGCCTTGGAAAACATTGTTTTCGTTCTGTGATTTGACATGTTTCCTAGAACTGCTATACTGGCAGTGTTCACACAAAACGAGGTTCAAAAACATCACGCGTGAACAGACTGCGAGAAGAACGCTTCTCATATCCAGCCCGCTACTGGAACAGTCACCAAGGCAACCGGGGTAAAGACCTTACCCAGTAAGGAACACTCCCCGAACGTTGCCGCCCGTTTGAAAAATGAATAGAGATAAGGAAACATGGTCGATAGGACTTAAAGCCCGTCGAATCATGTTCGATATGAAGACTTGCCCATCATGGTTGAATCTTCAAGAACTATCACACCTATCCTCACCTGTTCACTCAAACACACGAGGAAAAGCATGAAAACGCTTGAAGACAAAACCATGACAGGCAAAACCGCTGTCAACCTTCCGACTGGAAATCCCAGCCAACCATTCTATTGGTTCTGAACCACACCTATGGGAAGCTCGGACGGAAAACCGGAAGGAAGACGGCATTTTGGGGCCGACAGGTTTCGACTTGAAAATCAAGGTAATGTAAGCATGTCGGAGGCTGACGTGGACAACCGTCATCAATCCATGTCAAACAATAAACGCCAAGACTAATTCTTCGCGTAACTTCCAGCTCGCCGCCTGAAAAACGGTTTGAAGGAAGAACAGGGTCGCTGATTTGCTGTAAGGCGATTCTGAAAAAGAAAGGACAGCAAAAACTCGGTGAACGGCAACTGTCCATCGTTTCATGACTGAGTTGCAAAACTGTTCCGGGGTGCCTCTTCGACTGGAACTTTCAACATATATAAACGAGATGGCTAAACATGTAGAAAACATCATCAACGTTTTCAAGGACGAGGGTTCAATTCCCTCCGGCTCCACGACGTGACGAGCGTCCGCAAGATGCTCGCCACACGGAAACTGAATATGCGTGCTAAGCGACCGTGCGGTACAGACTCTATAACTCAGGTAAAACTTTACAAACAAAAAACAGTTTCCGTCAATCCAATCAACTCTAGGAGGTGGATTCTTTCGTTCCTTCACCTCCTAGCAAGCCCCTCTAGCTCAATGGTTAGAGCAAGGGTCTTTTAAACCTTGGGTTGTGGGTTCGAATCCCACGGGGGGCACCTCTACAGTCGCCGGGCTGCGGGAAGGTTGGTGAGACTCCAACTGGCTGTCAGAACTTCTGTTCTGAGGGTCGAGTACATAAATTAAAACGGTCGCGTGGAACGCGCGCTAAACACCATCATCCCAGTATGCGAAAGCCATGGCAATCGCAACGCCATGGCAACTAGCGAAAAGCTGATGTGAATGCCGTCGAATCGGAAGACGAGTTGCGACGTCCCCGCGACGAGACGGCATACGCCCTTGTAGCTCAGCGGATAGAGCGCCGGTTTCCTAAACCGGGCGTCGTTGGTTCGATTCCAACCTTGGGTACTAGGTTTCACGGAGGTAGCTGTCCGTGAAACCGATGGCATTGCTCGAATAATCCTACATGGTCTTGTGGAGGATAAGAGTTTCCCTGCCCTAATCAGGCGGCTGATGACCGAAGGGGAAGAACGGTGAAACGGGGTACTTAGCAGCCCACGACCTTGCCGTTGGCGGTAAAATCCAGTCCGCCATGCCGAACGTCTTTCTGCGTAGCCGACTTGGACGTTAACTACAGCCGGTTTGGAATGTTGGCAGAGTGGTTTAATGCAACTGTCTCGAAAGCAGTCGCACTGTGAGGTGCCGGAGGTTCGAATCCTTCACATTCCGCGTTGGGGAAGTAGTACTACCCCCGAAGGCAAGCGCCTACCGCTGGTGTTGGCTTGTCTGGAGATGAAAGCGGCGGACGCTTCCGTTAACGGCGACTCGGTGGATGGTCACGCTTCATGGGTGTGACCATCCACATATGGCATTGGTGCAACCGGTAGCATTACGGTCTCCAAAACCGTCGATGTTGGTTCAAGTCCAACATGCCGTGCTACTTCTCTTACAGGTTGTTTGAGAAGGCGTCGGAACCGTTCTTATGGGCGGTTCTAGTTTTCAGCTGACCTACCCAGTAGTAGGAACCGTTGCCTGAGCCGTTGCGGCGGCTCTTGCTTTGCTTTGCTTTGGTGGCGGAATTGGTATACGCGGTTGCCTCAAAAGCAACTGTCCGAAAGGACGTGAGGGTTCGATTCCCTCTCAAAGCACGAACCGTAATTGGTTCTTCCTTAGTTCAGACATGGGTTTCAAAACTCAAATCTTGAAACCTATGTCAATGCCTAAATAGCTCAGTTGGTTAGAGCGGCGTTCTTGTAAAACGCAGGTCGTAGGTTCGATTCCTACTCTAGGCTCGAATTTTCCTGCTTGCGTAATAAATTCAATTCACGCGATATTTTGTACCAATACTGACGCATTGGGCACACTGCAAGCAGGAAAATTTTCCCATCACACACTACACAGGCGGGAAAGTATTCCAACGTTTCGGCCTACGGGCGTTGGAATGTTCAAATAGTAGGCCATGGGTCGAAGACAGGATTCTTCACACGGACACAGTTTCTAATCGACGGTGCCACTTCGATTAGAAAACTTGGACGTTTGAAGAAGCGGGTTCGACTCCCGCACGACCCCCTCGTGTTTTTCAACCAGAAAAGAAGGAACTCAAAATGACCATGTCTGATGAAACACGGGTCATCTCCTCCCACGCTCTCACCGTGGAAGGAATGACCCAGCCACAGGTACAACCACTCAACCTCCCCACCGGATTCAACGGTTATCGCAAGGATTCCGTTGAACAGTACGTGAACGGGTTGGAAACACAGATTTGGAATCTGCAACGCCAGTTGACGGAAAAAAACATGGTCTTGGACAAGCGTCAATCCGAACTCGGCAAACGGGAGCAGGAAGTTGAATCCCTCCGCCAGCAGATTGGACGGTTGAACGCCGACTTGCAGGACGCCCGTCAAGCGTCGGAAAACCCGATGCAGGAATTAGGCACCAGCCTCGGCAAAGAATTCCAAACGTTGAAAAACACTTACGAGTCGAAGAAACGTGAGGAGCTGGAACAGGCCCGCACGCAAGCCGAACAGATTCTCCAACAGGCCAAGGATGAATCACAGAAGCGGCTCGACTCCGCGACGGAAACCACCAAACAGATGATGACCGCCGCACACGATAAGAAGCAGAAGCTTGAACAGGAATGCGCCAAACTGAAAAAGGAAACCGACGATAAGGTTGCCAACCAGTTGGACGCGGCCAAGAAACAAGCCGAACAGATTATCAGCAAGGCGGAAGCTGACGCAGTCAACCGTTTGGACAAGGCGTCACAGGAAATCGACCTCCGAACCAAGAAAGCTGAACAGCATGCCGCCGAATTGGATGCGAACAGCAAGAAGCTGATGGAAGCCGCTCAGCAGAGAGAGGAAACGGCGCAAAACAACGTCGCCAACTCTTTCGCCCAGTTAAGGCAGTTGGGCGCGGACATTGACAAGCTGATTTCAAAATCCAAATAATTATTCGCGGGCCGTCAAAACGGTCTGCACATTCCCCATTAGTGTAATGGCAGCACACGGGTCTTTGGAACCTTTAGAGGTGGTTCGAGTCCATCATGGGAAGCTAAGTTTCGACCGGCTGTTTTTGGCGTGTCGAAACTTCGGAGTCGTGCCTGAGTGGCCGATAGGGGCACCCTGCTAAGGTGTTAACCGTTTCATACGGTTCGAGGGTTCGAATCCCTCCGACTCCGCTGGGGAATGGGTTGCGGTTGCGAGCCTTCCGTTCCGAAAAGTTTGGAACGGTCGTAATAAAAACATCTCGTGTATGTAGTGCTTTCCCGTAAACAATCACAATTCTATTCCTCTTACTGCGGGAGTAGTGAAAAGGTCATCACACCTGCCTTCCAAGCAAGTATTGCGAGTTCGAATCTCGTCTCCCGCACAAAGTCCCACACTTTTTATCCCCTAAAGCTCGTGGGACAATCCATGGCATGACTCTCACATGCGCGATGGACGACAATCCTGAAATCCATGAAGGACTGTCAGCAAGCCGTATGCCTTGCACCCTCTTGACTCACGCATACATGCCAGTGTTCACGACATGAACTCACTGATGGGAAACAACCAAGCCATGTCAACGCCAAACAAAAAGCGGAGTCTACGGGTGTTTTTCTCTCCACCCTTCTCCTGCTCCGCGTCTTTGTGTGAACAGCTCCTCGCCGGTGGGAGTGGCGAAACACCGGCTTATTCTTTGTTGTTTAAATTGAACTTTCTTTGGATATATGTCGTATTAACTCTTATCCAGACTCGTATGCCGATTGGCCGGAATGCTGAGTTTGGATATATGCCGTATTAACTCTTATTCAAACTCTACCAATATCCGCGATAACTGCGTCGTGTTTGGATATATGCCGTATTAACTCTTATTCAAACTATCCTTCGTTGCCTTGGCAAGATTCTGAGTTTGGATATATGCCGTATTAACTCTTATTCAAACTCTTGGGAAGAAGGCCCTTGAGCGTATTGGTTTGGATATATGCCGTATTAACTCTTATTCAAACTGTGCGCGGTGAGATGATTTTCAAAATCGGTTTGGATATATGCCGTATTAACTCTTATTCAAACTCTCACCGAAGAAGGGAACGAGTTCTACCGTTTGGATATATGCCGTATTAACTCTTATTCAAACTTCGAGAATGTGTTGGAATCGTACCCCTTGTTTGGATATATGCCGTATTAACTCTTATTCAAACTTTTGGCGGGCGAATTCCGAAACGTCACCTGTTTGGATATATGCCGTATTAACTCTTATTCAAACTGGATCATCCATGTGGATCAGGTACCGAGGTTTGGATATATGCCGTATTAACTCTTATTCAAACTTACGCCGGATTCTACACAAAGATCGCTTGTTTGGATATATGCCGTATTAACTCTTATTCAAACTCTAGTCCCGAATAAGAGCCTTCATATCAACGTTTTCCGACTATTCGCCATCATCGAAAAGAGTCAGTAGACCCGGTTGTTCCGGTGTATTTTGCTGTTTTTTATCGATGAATCTCAACGAATCCGCCCATTGCGTGTCTGTCACGCATAGTACTCTCACGCTTCCGTGGGGAGGCAGTCCAGCTTTTATATAGGTTAGTGCCGACCTTCCTCCCGATTGTGTTGGAGTATATCTTGCGTATACGGAGTATTGCACTCGGACGAAACCTAAGTCCGCTAAAAGATGATTGAATCTGTTAGCGGCTCCCACGTCCTCTTTTGTTTTGATGGGTAAATCATACATGACTAGCGTCCACATGCCTTTATCCTTGTCTCTTTTCATTTTTGTTTCCTTTTCCCGAAGACTGGAACGGGTAGTTTGTCCAACCAGCCTTCGCAGTATTGCGCGTATTGCCCGCAGAACTCGTCAACCAGTGAGGGAATGGTCAATCCTTTTGGAGAGAACTGACTGTTGACTGCTAGAACTATCTGTTGTTTCAATTCCGTGTCTAAAGGCTCGTTGGGCAGCTGACTTATCTGATAGTCTATGGCTGGTCGGAAAGGTTCTACCAAATCGTCGGCTAGACAAAAATAATTATTAGCGGAATGATGGTGTATTCCAATTGTTGGGGAGAGTCCCGCTGAGCAAATCGACTTGATAAGAAAACCCCGTAGTATTGTGTAAGCGTAGTCTAATTGACTATTTCTCCCTTCACCGGAGCCGGGGAAACGACGGAAATTCTCATCGGGAAACATGCGACGCCAATATTCACGTGCCGCCTGTCCTTCGATATTGTTTGGGTCTCCGGAACGAACTTTCGAAGCTAGACTTCTTAAAAACTGCCCTCCTTCCAGTCCAAGCAGGTCCAGCGTATGAGACTGGCCTAATATCTTCGCATGTATGATTCTTCCCCAGGCGGATTTTCTAGATGGTAGACTCATTGTCTGTTGCGCGTTTTGGCGTGCGGCGGAACGAGTGTTGGTTTTAGCCCATGATTGCATTGCGGCTATTGGAATTTCGTTCCATTGGCATATGAGTACTTCCACATCGAAGAACGCCAACTGTTGCAATAGTGCCGTGGACACGGTCGTTTGAACACCTAAAAGCAGTACGGCTGTATCCGCTAAAGGAATACATGTTTCCAAATCGTGGTGTTCGATAACAAGCTGTCCACGCTTATAACGGAGTATCCCAGTCATGGCGGTGCAGTCCACTATCCTCCATCCTTTTGTCATAATAAACCTCCTAAAAAAGGGTCTACCGATAACCTTATATGGTTTTCGGTAGACCCTTTCTATTTAGAGGGGTGGTTGAAAGCAGTGTGTTCAGCACTCCAAAAGCGGCCCGATTTTACTGATTGCTGGAGTATAAGTGTGTAGTTTGAACATTTTTTCAACCTTGACCGGTATTTCCACTCCTTGTTCCTTCAACTTGTCTAACCCCTCTTCCGAAATGACGGAAGGAGCCAGACGGATTTTAGTAGAGGTGGGGAAACCTAAGACCGTGAACCTTCGTTCCACTCCCGAATCAGTATGGAATATGCGCGAGTATTCCGGGCAAGTGTCTTCCATGACTTCCGGAGTCAGTCTGATTTCATCGTTAACGGTAAGTTGTGCGATGCAGGTCGCATTTCCAAGTGCGATGGCCTCCCTGACCTTGCCATCCGCATAACGGAGTGATACGTCAGCCGGACGCAACGGAGTGCGGAACAGGTCGGTATTCTTCCTGCGTTTCATCAAATCGCATTGGAACACGCGCACCATGCCATAGAACGTCTTGCGTTTTCCGTTCTTCAACACCTGTTCGCAACGGTAGATGCGGGCGTGGTGGATGGTTCCGCCAATGTCGGCGGCACCACCGTTGACGTACAGTTGCGCGTTGTTGCCGGGTAGGAATCCGATTTCGTCCTGCGCATGGCATACCTCGCCCAAGGCTGTGATGACACGGTTCGGATTGGCGGGCAGACCGGTCTGAGGATTATAGTCCGGCAGTCGGGTCAACGCCTTCCATACCTGCGGTGTGATGGCATGGTCGATGAGCGTGGGGGAGAGCGCGTCTCCCAGTCGCACGTATTGCAACGGTTTCACCGTCGCATCATGCGCGGTACTGTTGCCCAAGCGGAGTCGGCGGCTCCGAACGACCGGAATGGTATCCTCGTCCAAGCCCTTGTTCAACAGGTGGAGCAGACTTTTCATCTGTTCAATCCATTGCTGGTACCGGACGTAGCCGGGGGTGTTCTTGTTTGGATACTGTTTCCAATCCGCTTGCCCGAACGAGGTTCCGCACAGGCGTTGCGATTCGCGTAGGTAATGGCGTTCTGCAAGACGGAGGGCGACACTCTGGTTCATCATGGCGATGACCGAAGCGTCAACCGCATGATGACGGCGGTCGAGTCGGGTCTTCCACTGTGCGCCGATGAAATGGATTTGCCCGTCGATGCCGGAAGCTCGACGTGCCTCATAGGTGATGGAGCCGGGGAACGTGGACACTTTCACCGTTTTGTTGGCGTATCGTCCGTCGAGTCGGCGGTGGAGTTCGTCGGCCATCCAACCCACGGATTCGATGGAACGATTGTCCAACGGCTCGTCCTGTTCGGTCTGCTTGAGTCGGCTGATGATGCTTTTCTTCACCTGACCGACCTGCTTGCGGTTCATGGACGGCGGGAACATCAACTGGTTCACTCGTGCGATGACATCATTCATGGTGATGCCATGCTCCCGCGCATAGTCGGAACGCACCCAAACGGCGAACGGAACGTTCGACTTGCTGGCATTGCATTCGGGGCAGACCGCAGCCATGTTGGTGCGTTTGCTGTCCGAACCGACGCCACGACGGGGTACGATATGGTCGAGTTCGGACTTGTCGAAACTGAATCGTGGACTGGTCGCACCACAGTATAGGCATGTGTTGTTCTGCGATTGGACGATTTCCCAACGGCGGATATCGTAATCGTGGACTTTGAAGCTTCCACCGTTGGACAGTTGTTTCTTCATATCCTCACGGATTGCTGCTCTCATCTGATTGTCCTTGTCACGACGTTGACGGCGCTCATAGTCGAGCGTGCGTCCGAACGCGATGGACGAGAACGATTCCTTCGTTGTTTCGATGGACACGCTTTCCGGAATGCCATACTGTTGTTCGCATTGGCTGAGAAAACGGTTGAACGCTTTCAACACTCGGTCCACGGCAGGATTGCCGGTCGGTTCCTGAACAGGTGGAACCGGGGGCTTCCAGTCGGCTGGCACGTTGAACTCGTGGCGGATGGCATAATGCAAATCGTCTTCCGTTTCCAACATGCGTTTGGACAGTCGTGTGAGGGTCTTTTCGGAGTAGGCGGCACGTCCCACGGGAAGACTGATGGAGTCCAACGGGGTGAGCAGGTCTTCGTCCAATCCGTCGATGAATTCGATGGGGGAGGCGTATTCGATGAGGTCGCGCACCTTGTCCAAGTCAATAGTGTTGGAGAGGAGGCGAATCATCGCGGCCCGTTCGCCCTCGGTGGCGACATCCCACCATGCGTCCATCATCTTGCGGAGTTTGGTGTTCTTGATGCCGTGGAGTCGGATTACGGTGTCCAATACCGGCGGCTTGTTGCCGATTCTTTCCTCCCCGTCATGGGTGAGGGTACCAACGCCTTTGAGTTCGTTGCGTTCGATGTCAAGCACGGCGCACACGTCCAACCATTCCACGTCTTCCTTGGCGGTGGTAAGCAGTTCGTACACATCCTGTTTCTCGCTGACGGTCAACGGACGTGGTTCCTCGCCTTTACGGCGGATACGCAGGTTGGTGATGACGTTGAGGATACGATACTTCTGGAAGGCGATACTGGCTTTCAATGCTCTCTTCTGGGTCGAGTCGAGCGGGTCTGTTCCGACATGCTTCTCTGCGGAACCTTTGGGGGATGCGCAGTGGAACACGGTACGCAGGATGGGTTTCCAAACATCCTCGGGAACCTGCTGGACGGTGAAGATACGTCGGAGTTCACGCGCATTGTCGGACTGCATGAGACGGCTTGGCAGAACACCCTCACCGTATTTTGTGCTGGTACGAACCCTCATGAAATTCTCATCACGGTCGGAAAGCGTCAATGCGACGAGTTGCGCCGGAGTCATATCATCGTCCAGTTTCATTCCAAGACGGGTCTCCACACGCTGTTTCAAATCCTTGTACTGGTCGGACGGCTCCACATCCTCGAACAGGGTTTCGACACGACTATAGGAGTTGCGCCAACCGCGATGGCGTGCGATATGTCGGATAGCCATGACCATCATCCGGTCACGCTTGTCCTTGTCGGGGACGTAGGCGGTTGCCAATGCGGAGCGGACGTTCCAGTATTCGTAGAGTCCATGCTCGCTTTCCGGCACGTCGTCTACCGGATAACCCAGTTGGTAGAGCTGACGGTCGAGTTGGTTGAGACGATGGCGGCGGCGTTTGCGCATGTTGCGGGTTCGTCGGGCGATTCCGGCCATGGCTTTGCGGGTGGTGCCGGACTTGTTTTGGGTCGGGTCTACTCCGCCGTCGTGAATGTAGCTGAGGGTTTTGAGCAATGCTGTCGGGTTGCCGTTGGCGTCGAGTTGGATTGCCGAGAATCCTAGACTGTTGAGTCCTACGTCGGCTCCCACGCGATAGCGGATATTGGTTTTTGCGGTCAAGGTCTGTTGTTCTCTTTCCGCACTGCATGAAAAAAGCGGCGATTGGGACTTGCGTCCTATCGCCGCTCTACGGTCAATTCCGGTCTGTCACCGGACTTGTTTAGACTATATGCCGTGATTTCCACTATAACACACAGTGTTTTTCTGGCAACCCCGGCGTGTCGTTTCCGTTTTTCGAACAGCGCTTTGGTTTTTTATTTGCGGACGTGTCCAGTATATCTCAATATTCAGACCTTGCGACACGACTCTTTCCTGTTGTCTTTTTATAAGGTATACTGGAATCGTTCACACAATCAAGCTGAAGTAAAAAGAAGGAACGTAAAAATGTGGAAGATAATCCACCTCAACAGCGGCCATACGCTCATAACGGAAGACAACATAGACCTGACGAAACCCGTCATCACAGCCAACGTGCTCGACCACGAAACCAGCATCGCACTCCACGCCATCAGCGGTGAACTATTGGAAAACGTGTTCTACCCAATGACCTACCGTCCGCCGATTCGCCGCACCGAATACAGGGTGGCGAACCCTGAACGGATACAGGCGTTCCTTTCCGCCACCAACCGCGTGAGCATCCCCTTGGGTTCCGTCGATTACGTCGAGGATTACGTTCCGACCGCCGTCGAGGATGAGGAGGAAGACGGTTATGGGGGAGCCTACCGCAACGCCATCCACGGCGAAGGCTGTTAAGAAAAGGGGATTATAGAATGTCCACAGTGACTCCGGTAGACCCGATAGAAAAACTGTTCGTCAACACTCGCGGCCAAATCTCCGACCAATTCCGGTTGCGCAAGCTGAAAATGAGACTGGGCACGGTCGGGGATATCACCGCGATGACCGCCGAACAGTTCACTGGACTTTTTGGCTCGGATTATATGCGAGTCGTTGGGAACCGTTTGAGAAAAAACGGTTTGGATTTCCGCTCGGTGGAGGATTCCGCTTTATATCGTGAGGGGGTGGATGACCCCGATTTCCGTATCCGCCTGTATTCGATTGGTGTCGGCTCATTGGCGAAACTGTCTAAAATATCCTTGGCTCAATTCCTGCATTATCTGGCCCGACTGCGGGAGTCCCGCCGTCTCCAATATTCCAGTGGGGTCACGGTTCCCCAGTTTGGAGCGTTGAATATCGCCCATTTGGAGCGGGTCATGTTCGAGAACGGGTTCCGTTTTCGGGATGGTTCGTTGAATACGGCTGATTTGACCATGTTGGGCAATAATCGTGATGGCAGTCCGACGGGGAAGAATATGGTGAACGCTCATGATGTTGTTTCGGGTCATCCTGTGTTCTCGGGTGCTCGTAGGAAGGGTCTGCTGGTAGCCCGTCGTAAGCGTTTGTTGGAGGAGTTGGCTGGGATTGAGGTGGAGTTGGTTTCGTTGGGTTGATTTGCCCCAATATTTGTGTTATATTGAAATTGTTCACACAAAAACAGAAAATCAAAAAGGAGCAAACCATGAACAAGCAGACCACTCTCGAAGAGTTCGAAAAAGGAATGACCGAAAACCTTCCCTACCTTCAAAGGAACACCAAGGAAGGCAAGTACGTTTGGACGAAAAGCCATGTCTGCAATCCCGAACGTTCCTTCTCTCGCTCTTGGAAGATGACCTTATGCATGTGGGGCGAAGAAGGATACGTCAAGGAGGCTACTTTCTCTCTCACTTACGACCTCTCACTGCAATACGCTGGAGACAATGGAAGCGCGGCTGGAATCCCCACGGAGACTGCCCGAATCCCCATGTATCGGGATGGTGTGCCTATCGCCACTTTCAAGGGTGTTGACAAGTCCGCCAAGATACTTCTCGACAAGGTCGAACAGGTCTTGGGATTGGCGGAGAAGTTCGAGCGTGGATTCTGGGAATTGAATCAGACGAGCAAGTCGTTGACTTCTTTGGAAGAGAACATCTTCTGAATCCAATGGCCTCACAATGGGGCTTTGCCTTGGTAGCCCAGTGGATAGGGCGTCCGCCCTCTAAGCGGATGGTCGTGGGTTCGAATCCCATCCAAGGCGCTTTTCCTCTCGTTCGGGGTTTCCTTGCGCGAGCTGGAAACCCTTCTAACAAGGGGGCATAATGTAAAAGACTCCACCCCACACGTGGAAAAGAAACCAAACAAAGGAGATAATCTTGGCAAACGTCAAGAAGACGTTCATCGCCACTACCGTGGCTGTTGCGACACTCGCCGCACCGGCCACCGCGTTCGCGGATGACGCCAACAATATCCAGCCGGACGTGAACGGCGCTATCGAACAGGCGCAGACCGCAGTATCCCAGACTCAGGACACCGTGGCACAGGCCACACAGGCAACCCCCCAGACCGCCACCACGCCGGACAATACCACTACGGCCACCACGACCCCCGCACAGTCAGACCCCGCGGCCGACGGACAGGCCAAGGTGGACGAGGCCCAAGCCAACGACAATCAGGCTCAGACGAATCTGAATCAGGCACAGACCAACGTTGACAGCGCACAGACCACCGTCAATCAGGCCCAGACTCAGGTGAACAACGCCCAGACCACTCTGGACGCCGCCAACCAGCAGGTTCAGAACGCGCAGACCACCGTCAATCAGGCTCAGACGAATCTGAATCAGGCACAGCAGAACGCCAGCGAATCCGCCAATCCGGAAAACCAGCAGAAGGCTCAACAGGCGCTTTCCGACGCGAACAGCCAGCTCGACCAGACCACCAAGCAGTTGGAATCCGCCAACCAGCAGGTTAAGAAGGCCCAGCAGGAAGCCCAGCAGAAGGCCGACAATCTGACCGCAGCCAAGAAGGACGAAGCCGCCGCCAAGACGGACAAGGACAAGGCCGATAAGACAGCCTCGGACGCGAAGACGAAGGCCGACGAATCCCAGAAGACCATCAGCCAGCTCAAGGCCGAACTCGAAGCCGCGTTAGCCGCGAAGAACGACGCCGACACCGCGAAGACCACGGCCGACAAGAACGCGGCGGACGCGAAGAACGGCATCGAAGCGAAGCGGAAGGATGCTGACGAGAAGGCCACCGCCGCCAACACCGCTCAAGCCGACGCAGACTCCAAGAAAGCCGCCGCCGACAACGCGGACAAGCAGCTGGCATCCGGCTCCATCGGCTTCTACCAGTGGAAGCTTGCCTCCAGCTATAAGAACGAGGACACCCAGTTCGCCCTCGACCAGCTTGTCAAGTATCAGAACGAGGATTGGGTGAAGATTGGTGAGGAAAACTCCGCAACCAGCTTGCAGAACATGCTCGACGCTCTCGACATGATTGACAAGGGCAATGAGATTCGCCGTAACCTCGGACTGCCGGAGTGGACGGTCAACGATGCGGACACCGCCGACGCGCAGCTTGCCGCCGACTACAATACGTATTCCCCAAATATGGGACACGTGTTCACCGGAACCTCCCAGAACCTCGCTTGGGGTTACGATAACCCCTACGATGGCTGGTATACGGAAGAGAAGGCCGTGTTCGACCGGTATGCGGAGAAGAATCCGGAACTGCGCAACATGACCGCCGTGGAAATCTACATGAAGTATCCGGACATCTACGAGCAGACCGGACACTATCTGAACATCATCGACCCGGATTGCGACACCACCGGTTTCGCAATCACAGGTTCGCTGACCGCCGCGCAGAACTTCAGCCAGAAATACCTGTACTCTAGCGGCGTTTCCGTGGACGAGTACCGTCAGCAGATTCTCTCCTACAAGAACGCATTGGACTCCGCCGCCGACGTGTATCAGAAGGCTCTTGACAAGGCGAACGAGGCGAAGAAGGCCGCGCAACAGGCCCAGCAGGAGCTTGCCGAACTACAGGAACGCGCGCAGTCCGCACAGCAGACCGCCGATGAAGCGGCCAAGACCGCCAAGGCTAAGAACGAAGCCTATCAGAAGGCTCTCGACGCATACAATGCCGCAGTCAAGGCCGGTCAGACCGCCGACAGCACCTACGCTCAGGCGAAGGACGAGGCCGACGCGAAGCAGACCGTGTACGAGCAGAAGCAGTCCGCAACCAAGAAAGCCCAGAACGAGTTCGATGAGGCGAACCAGCAGGTGAAGACCTCCCAGTCGAACGTGGACAAGGCTCAGGCCGCAGTAGACGAAGCCAAGAAGCAGGTCAAGGAAGCCCAAGCCAAGCTGGACGGCTACACCGACGCGAACGCGAAGCTGGCCGAAGCCCGGAAGAAGCTGGCGGAAGCGGAGAAGACGTTGTCCAAGGCGCAGGACGAGCAGAAGACCGCTCAAGCCAATTTGGACAAGGCCAAGGCCGCTAAGGCTGACGCCGACAAGACGCTGGCCGACGCGAACGCGAAGCTGGACAAGGCCAAGGCCGACAAGAAGCAGACCGAGGCCGCTCTGACGGATGCGAAGAACGCTCTTGACGGCATCGCCACGAAGCCGGGCGAGGGTGATATCATCGACCCCGGTTTCTCGGTCGATGATGATTCTTCCAAGCCGTCTACTCCGGATACCCCGTCTACTCCGGACGATTCGGGCAAGCCGAACGACTCGAACTCTACCGGAACCTCCAAGGGAGACACCGGCAAGACCGACACCACCAAGGATGACAGCTCTTCCCTGACGGACACTACCGTCTCCACTAAGAAGAACGAGTCCAAGGCCGAGACCGCTGACGAGAAGGCTTATAAGACCACCACATATAAGGTGGACGCCGACAATAAGACCGTCACGGACACTGGTGAGGATAATCTTGCCACCACCGGCGTGGATGTGGCGGGTATCACCGCAGTATCCATCGTCGCCCTGATGATGGGTGTTGGCTTCGTTGGAGTGGAGCGTTCTGTCCGCCGCAACGACTGATGCCTGTTTGAGACTGGAAGCCCTGACCTTCCGTATAGGAGGGTTGGGGCTTTTTGTTTTTTTTGCATTTTCAGACCACATACGCCATAATGGAATTGTTCACACAAAGTCTTTCATGCCGCCATGGCTTGCGTTGAGTGACGTTTGGCGAGATTGGCTAAACATTCAATCTATGCTATACTGGCATTGTTCACATAAAGATAGTTCAAGCAAACAAGGAGACAGGCATGAGCAACATCACAGCAGACGAATACAGTCTCTTGGAATTCATTTCATCCCGCGACAAGCAGGAAGACAACAGTCGAATCCTCTTGGAACAAACCAAGAAAATCCTCAAATCCCTCGTCCGCAAAGGCTTCGGAAAAATCGAACACTACTCCAACATCGGAGACTGGTTCATCCCCGACATGGACGCTATCAACGAGTTCGTTGAAACACACGTCGGACAGTACAAGCTCGAACGCAAGTACCTCCAATACGACATGTTCAACATCCTTGAGGAAATCTCCCGCAAAGGATACGGCTGGAACTACGTCTCCCAGCCCACAGCCAAAGCCAGCATGGAACGGCTCCGCCACTACGGGTGCGTCACCTACGTCAAGCGCGGTGACAAGTATATCGCAACTGGAACTCCGGAGGGCATCGCCTTCGCCAAAAACATGATGGCTACGGCCACCAGAACATGTGCCGAATGCGGTCGAAAATACCCCTACTATTCCGGCATGAAAGCCTACGACATCTGCTCCAAGGAATGCTACTACAAGCGTTTCGGCACTCCCGAAGAACGACGTGCAAAAAGATTACAGAAGAAGAACTGACAATCATGGTCGAGAAAAAAAGTAAAAGGAAAGGGCGCCACGATGATTTTCAAACTGACTTTAGGCGACTGGGAGTGTGACGGCTACTACGCCAACAAGGATTACTTTTTCGAAAGCAACTATTCGGCTGAAAGAATCACGGAAGCCTACAAGGCTAGTTGTCGGAAGTATGGCGTCCAATTCAACAGCGCCAAACATGATTACACGGGTCTTGGACGCGAGAATCTTGACCGACGGCGTCTCGTCTGGGCTAGCTATGACGAACCCAGTATGAGTCGGGAGGTCTACCGTCTATTCGTTGAACTCGGGCTGATTCAGGATGACGAACTGTGGCTCGATAAGAATGGACTCTACCATGCGGGGGAAGATAATGTTCTCAAAATCATCATGGGCTTTATCGCGCTTTCCATGCCGGACGATTTCGGTTACAAGCTGGTGAATATCCCAAGCGTCAATGCTCTTATCTACGATAAGATTGGCGAATCCGTACAAAGACTATACGGAATTTGACGTCCTCCCAGTGTTGAAACACCGGGAGGACGTCAAATACAAGCTGTTGGAGATTCCCCGCGTCAACGCTCTGATTCACTATCAATATCAGCTACGGATTGTATTCAATCTAAAAGACGTATTTCGGAAGGAAAGACGGTAGTCGCAATGGCAGAAAAATATGGTGTCGAACTATATGAGGGAATGTGTGTTGAAGCGTTCATTCGTGGATACGTGGATTGGAACCCACTGGTGCTGGGTGATGGCATGAGTATTCGATTTGACGCAACGAATGTCAGAATCTACTTTTACGATGAATCTTCCTATGACAGGGTTGACGGATTGCATGTGAACGTCAACCATGAGGAGCTTCCTGTATTCGAATATGCGGGAATGCCGCCGAGTGAAGCCGCCAAAAAAATATGGGACCGAATAGAGGAGTTAGTAGCAATATGGTTATCAACGGCAGGTTGGATTGCGGATACTGTTCCGCTCCTATCACCCGGCTGTACGGTGGAATAATCGGAAAGCAACAGTCATATCCATGTCCGAACTGCGGGTGTATGAACTATGTGACGCCTAAAATCACATATTCGGCTTCCACGTTCGGCTCGCAGGTCAAAGACGCATTGTTGGATTTGGTGGAACGGCATGGCGGGTCACACTGGGATTGCAACGGGGACGTGGAAAACATTTCCATGCCGTACCGTGGAGTCCACGCCGAATTAAGAACCTATAACGACTACTGTTACGGCATTCTCGATGGACTGCATGTGAATGTTGGTTCCACCAGTATTCCGGTATTGGACTTGAAGGGTTTGACCCCGGAACAGGCGGCTACGCGGATTCTTCTGCGCGTCTTCCGCGAATGTCGGAAACAGGAGGAGGAAAACGTTTGAAAGATGGTGAGATTCGTCCACTGCCGCAGAACGAGTTCTATCAGAGTCCGTTCGACGGGCGTTGGGTTGATTTGGATGAGGAGGAAGTATTTCGACTAATCGACATGCAACGGCAGAGTGGAACTAGGTGTGGTAAAACTAAACCAAAGACGTGTTATACTAGAAGTGTCCACACGAAAGAAACCTAAAGGAGCAATCCATAATGAAACTGCACGTAGACGTGGGAGTCCTCGAAAGCCCCATAGTGTCAGCGTCAAAATATATGGCGTATACGCAGACCCCCAACAAGGACGAAGAACGCCGCAAGATGGTTCAAACCATAACGGATAGGGACTTTCCCCAAACTGGACTAACGACCATATAACCTCGGCTTGGATTCTCGAAGTAAAAGAAGTCATCCCAATCAAAGAGCTTTTAGGGAAGTGTCGTAATTGAGCTACCACCTAGCCTCATGTCCATTCTGCGGTAAGTCGGTTCGACTCGTCTATGACAATACCGTAAACGGAACATGCTACGGCATCAGCCACAAGCCGGACGAATGTTCCATTCTACCAACCATCTGGGGAGCATCCGACATAAAAGCGGACTCCATCGTGCGTTGTTGGAATCAACGATACGGTGTGGCGAGTCTACTCAGAGAAAAAGGCGAAGACGAACTAGCCGACGAAATGGCCTTCCTAGGTTAAAGCCTTAAAACATATTCCACAAAAAGAAACCAAATCAAAAAGAAAAAGAAAGCAAAAAATTGAAAACCAACACCAAGACCATGAGAACCATCATGTTCATCTCACTGGCTATCGCAATGGTTCTTATTCCCGCCAACACAGCTACCGCCAACGAGTTCATGCAGAATCGGAAAGAATACGAGACGGCACTGAACCATGCCACCATTCTGACCGCACGTTTGAAACAGGATACGGAAAACGTTCAAAACAAGACCATTGTTACTCGTAACGATGATGACGCTACCCGTATTGCCCGTGAGGCATTGCAATCCCAATTAACGGAAGCGACTAAAATCCACATGTCGCAAAAAGAGAAGGCTACTGTCTTCACCGTTTCATCCCTGACCGACAAGACGGTCAAATCCAATAATCGCATTCACTCTCTTATCCGTTCCATCGACCGGACGGCCAAATCCGTGGATACCGCCATCGCCTCCCACAAGCTTGATGATATGAGGAAGAAGCTTGCCGATATGGTTGATAAGGGTAAGAGAATTTTGGAATCATCCAACGGCAACGTGGACGATGAAAACAATCGCGATAAACTGTCTGACCTGTTGAAGAAGGCCAAGGATTTGATGGAATCCACGGACGTGCAGACCATGAGCGTGGACGTGTCCGAATTGGACAAGCTGATTAACAAGGTGTCCGACGATATGAACGCACGTCAGTCCCGTATCGGACAGGAACGTCAGCAGAGCGTAGTGGCGGCGTCCTATTCTCAGGCGTCCGACACTACGAACGGAAACTATGCGACTACCCGTTCCAACTATGGTTCCTACACTCCAACCCAGTCCACTCCGCGCGGCTACTACAGTTCCATGTCCTGCGATTTGACTTCTGCCGCAGACCACTGCCAAGGCGCGGTTGACGGCGGCGGCATCGTGGACTTGAACTATGGCAACGGACACGTGTATGCGCAACACAACAATACGGGTGGCGCGTGGATTAACAATCTGCAAGCGGGTCAGACGTTCACCATGAACGGCTCCACCTATCGGGTTAACGGACAGAGCGTTCAGGGTGCCCAGTATGCTCCCGACTCCGGCGATTGGATGCAGACTTGCAATGGGAATGGCAATCATCTTGTCGGTATCACAAAGATAAGCTGAACAAGGAGACGATTGACTTCCTCCCCCGCCTTCAGGCGGGGGAGGAAGTCAAGTTCAACCTCTAAGAAGAGTCCGGTAGGTGTTTTGCGGGATTTTGCTTCTTTCTTACGACGTGATATAGTGGAATCGTTCACACAAACAAGCTAGGAGCGAAAATGAGCGACAAGCAGGAAACCATCGACATCCTCGTCATCAAGCAGGACGAGAAACCCATTCGCAAAACCATCCCCAACACACTCGAAGCGAAACAGCATGAGGTAGACGGCTACATCGAACCATTCGGACTCAAAAACGGGGCGACCATCTACTGCAACGAAGAAGGCAAACTCGGCAGGTGGACGCTCAACCGCGCAATCCGCGCCTACGACCTCGAAGACGGGGCTGATTCAAGAATCGTGGAAATGATGGCGGGCACGTTCTTCATCTCAGGATTCGACCCTGAAAGCGGAGAGGACACCAGTCTTACGGAGGAACAGTTCAACCACTGGGCCAAGCGGTTCCACTCGCCGGAAATCCTCGTGCAGAACGCCAATAATGAGCTGTTGGCCGTTCCTGTTCCCATCAAGTAGTTCGTAATTCTAGGGGATAGGAGCCAATCCTATCCCCTTAACTTTTTCAAGGAAAAGACGATGACCAAATACTTTACTTCTGACACTCACTTCGCCCACCCGTTCGTAGCCGCATTGCGGGGATATGCGAAGCCCGGGTTCACGTCGGACAACACCATCAAGCAACAGGCCAACGAAGCCCACATGCAGGTCAAGGACTGCGTCAACTGGTACCAGCATGACATTGACGTGACCGACCACATCAACGAAATCGTAGGGCCGAATGATGAACTCTACATTCTCGGGGACATATGCAGCGGAAGCGCGTGGAGTCTTCAACAGGCCATCATGCATGTCAAAAGCTTGCGCTGTCCTCGCAATAACCGGCATCTGATTCTCGGCAACCATGACGACGTGCTGTACGGGAAGAGCAAGGGCTTCAAGGAGCTGACCGAAGCGTTCGGTGAAATCGGGCGTATCGGCATGACGGACATCACGGACGGCGAAACCGTCATGCCCGTGTTTCTCTGCCACTTCCAATGGCGTGAGGACTTCGACGTACCGGCAGTGGATGGCATGGCCTCCAATTGGGCGAAGCCGGAGCTTCGACGTTATGCGATTCCTCAAGTGGGGAAGAACATGCGATTGCTGCACGGTCACACCCATGCGAACACTCCCCATGAGTTCAAGAACCGCAACGAAATCAACGTGGGATTGGACGCGTGGGGCATGCGCCCCGTATCCGAAGTGGAACTTGTTCGCATGTTTCAGCAGAACTGAATTGAAGAAAGGCTTAGAAAATGACCACTCTGACCATTCTTAGAGGATTGCCCGGCTCAGGAAAGAGCACTTGGGCGCGGAAGCATGTCGATTCGAATACGGTAATCGTCAGCTTGGACGGTTTGCGTGAAATGATGGCGGGAGGCCGTCAGACATGGCATGAGACCATGAACCCGCAACTGAACAGGATTCTCGTCCGTCAGGCGCATACCATCATCAGCGACCTGCTCGCCAAAGGTGTGAACGTCATCAGCGACTCCCAGCATGTCAACCCGCGTTTCTGCGTGGACGAGGTGCAGATTGCCGTCCGCCACAAGGCGCATGTTGAGACTTTCACATTCAACATGCCGTTGGACGTTCTGCTGGAACGCAACCAGACCCGTCCGGAAAACGACCGTGTGCCGGAGGAATATCTGCGCACCCAGTATGAGACTTGGCGTGAAAACCTTGACCATGAAAGCCGTTGGGTCAACATCCATGTAAGGAAGGTTGACGGAACCTACCATATGAATCCGTCCGGAGACCTCGCACTGGTGGACGTGGGATTGCTGTGGAACGACAAGACCCGTGTTCCCGACAATGCCGAGTTCGGTTATACCGCCGTACCAGCAAAGGGACGTGATTTGACCGGTGTCATCCAGTTGGATATGCCGCCGCTCAAAGACGGTAGGAAGTGGACTCTCGACCGTTACTTGAAGTGGTTGGAACAGGGCGCACATAAGACCAATGACGGGTTTGCCGACTTCTCCACGGATGGAAGGAACCTGCTCGAACTCATGCGAGATTCCGACAACGTAAACGTCCGCCCGGTCAAGGGCGAGAACGACGTATACGCTTGCAATTTCAGCCGTGACGCGTTCAGGAACCAGCGTTGGGACGAATATTCCAGCAAGGCACGCGGACTGTTCCTCGACGGGAACGGCAATGTCGTGGCACGAGGATTCGAGAAGTTCTTCAATCTTGGAGAGAACGAGCAGACCACCCGCGAGAACATCGACAAGCGTCTCAAGTTCCCAGTGCGCGTGGAACGCAAGGAGAACGGGTTCCTCGGCTTGGTGTCCGCACGCGGAGGCGGTTCGTGGCGTTTCTGGTCGAAGAGTGGTCAGACCGACTATTCGTATCTTATCGAACATCTTTTCAAGCAGACTTTGGACATTGGTCAGGAACAGGCGTTGTGGAACATCGCCCATGATGCCAACGTCACCTTGGCTTTCGAGGTAATCGACCAAGAGTCCGACCGTCATATCATCAAGTATGATACGTCGCAGCTCGTGTTCCTGCACGCCATCAAGAACACCGTTGACTTCCATATCGACCATGATGCCGACGATTTGATTGATACGGATAGATTCTTTGCCCGTCCCGAAGTTCTGGCCGTTTTCCAGACTGAGGAACAGCGTGAGAGCCTGTGGCGCATGTTGGACGAGGAACGCCGCTGGTCTGACCGTGAGGGCGTTGTGGTGTATGACGCCGACGGGTACATGTTCAAATTGAAGTCGGACTATTATCTTGAGGTCAAGAGTCTTCGCAACCTGTTGGAACGTGCCATCCTGCACGATAGGCCGATTCCCGCCGACGACCATTCAGAACGCGCGGAACTGGCACGTTGGGTGCTGTTCCATGCGAACATGAATCGTCTTGTCTACACTCGTAAGGCGTTCAATGAGCGTGGAGTGGACATGGAGCATGTCGGTGACTTGCTGAGTCGGGGATGTATGCTGTAGCCCCCCGCCGATTCGGAGGACTTAACAAGATTGTGTGACACTCTCCCCCGCCTTATGAGAGACGGGGGAGAATATCACTAGGCTTGAAAGGACAAAATCTATGACACCGAAAGAAGCTAAAAACTATGTTGCCGGAACATTGGAACGCGACCAGCCATATGAGAGACTGTTACGACAAGTCGTACTGGACGGCGAGCTGACTCACGACCGTACCGGAGTGGGAACGTTGTCCACGTTCGGCACGCGTATGGAATTCAACCTGCAAGACGGTTTCCCACTCGTAACCACGAAAAAAGTGTTCCTGCGTGGCATCATCGCGGAACTGTTGTGGTTCATCGCCGGAGACAACAAGGTCAGCACTCTACAAAAGCAGAACGTCCACATCTGGGATGAATGGGTGTTGCCGGACGGAACCATTGGCAAAGGGTATCCCATCCAATGGCGTTCATGGCCTAAAACCGACGGCACCACGGTAGACCAATTGTCAAACGCGCTCGACCTTATTCGACATAACCCGTCCAGCCGTCGAATCATCGTATCCGCATGGAACGCGGGAGAATTGGACGAAATGGCATTACCGCCATGCCACGCCCTGTTCCAATTCCACGTGCGCGGAGACGGTTTTCTGGATTGCCAACTGTATCAGCGTTCCGCCGACATGTTCCTTGGAGTGCCGTTCAACATCGCCTCCTACTCGCTGTTGACTATGATGATGGCCCAACAGGCCGGATTGGAGCCGGGACGGTTCATCTGGGTCGGCGGCGACACGCACGTGTATCTGAACCATCTGGAACAGGTGTGCGAACAATTGTCGCGCGAGCCACGCCCGTGGCCGCATATGGAAATCGACAAGGCGGACAGCCTGTTCGACTACAAGCCGGACATGTTCCATCTCATCGACTACGACCCGTGGCCGTCAATCAAAGCTCCCGTAGCCGTCTGATGCGCGCCTCCGGCGTCTTCGACGCCGTGGATGGGATTTTCAGCTGATTTTGCCGAGGGTTCCCCGCCTCTATCGGGCGGGGGAGAATGCCGCACCACTGCATTCGGGTCTTTCGGTTTCCTGTCCCAAAATTCCGCAAAACGGTTTTTTAACTGACGTTTCAAGGTATTTTAGGAAAGGAAACATCTAAGGAATCCGATTGGAGTAAGTGGTATGAGAATGCTTCATAGAGCGGGGGCAACGCTGTCCGCCTTTATCGCCGCAACGCTAATCCTAGCGGGGGGGGGTATCTCCTCGGCCAATGCCGAAGAAGTCCCCGCCACACAATCTACCGATAATGGGGTTTCCCAGCAAAGCTGGAATCCGCCAAGCGACGCGACCATACATGATTCGCTTACAGGCGATGATGCGAAAATCACCGACGTATCCACAGTCTCGAAGACCACGGGAACAGCACCATTCGACAAAGACGACAATCCCGGAGACGATTCAAGCGTTGATAACAGCATCGTCCGCTCCTACGATTCCCTGAACTACACCATCTCCTACACCATGGCGTCGAAGAACAGTAAAGATTACTACAAGGACGCCAGAATCAAATTCAAATTCTCCATGCCGTTCGATACAGGCGTGGCTGAGTTCTCCACCAAGGAAATGCTTTGGATGGACACAGCCGCAGGATACGGATACAAGGTAGGATATGAGGATGTCAAAGGTGCTAAATACCAGACGTTGACATGCTGGCGTCACGTCAATGGGACAAAGGATAATCCGACCGTCGTTCCGGGCATGGCTACCGTCAATCTGCCCATCAACGTGTATGGCGCACCTAATGGAACCAAGATTCAGCCGACCGTCCAAGCCAGTATGGAACACAATACTGATAGCGAGGCAGTCACCAAACATTTGGAAACCGTCACCGTCAGCGCCGCGCCACGATGGAACATCGAATTGGCGAGCTTGAAACGAATCCAATCCGGCACATACGATTTCGGGGAGTCTGAGGACGGTGACGCCATAAACAAGACGGCGGGCAAAGTGACCGGAGTCCTCTCCCATCTGACCATCAACGTGGCGAACACCTCCACCGACCATGCAAAAGGCGTCAAAGGCTTGGAGGCCACTAATGAGCCGGTCACGTTCGACGTTAAAATCTCAAACCAGTGGAGGAGGCAAGGCGCTTCCACGCCTATAGCCAACCAGCCGAATTCTTTGCAGCCATTGGCTTGGAGCATCGCCAACGGCAGCAACAGCTGGATGGCAATATTCCACAAATACCCGTCGGACAGAAGCAATACGAAAGAAGCCGAAACTTTCAACTCCCAAAAGAAAAACGACAATGCCAGCGAATGGAAAATGACGCAGGAAACCAAAAACGGCTACATCATCCTGCATCTCACCGTATCCCATCTAGACCAATATTACAACCCCAACAACAAAGACCAGCAGAACGGCATCCTCAATTGGGCGTCCGCAGGCATCGACCTCGTGAATCCCACTAAAATCAACAATAAGAATCTGGCCGACCAGTACGGAAGTGACCTGAACCTTCAACAGGATGTTTGGGATATGAACCTTCAAGCATCCAGTGTCAGTGGCATTAAAGCCAAATCGGCGCCGTCGGACTCTTCCAATCAGTCGATAATCTCAGATGATGAGACTGGGGTGAGTATTCCTCTTTACGTGTCCGGAATGGCCTCCGAATATAATCAAGGTATAGAGTATGGGTGCGCCGGATGGAAATGGCAGGACACTCAGACAAGGGATTCCTCCTGTATACTGTTCCAGCAAAAAGGTTCCAGTGTTCACGATGGTTCCGACATTGCCGTGCGCGGCCAAAAAGTCATGCTGGCCTCCCACATAAGCTACACTCAAAACAAAACCAATCTGCCCGTCATCAGAACCCGACTCATGAAAATCGATTCAACAGTGCTTGAACCCTATGAGAATGCTTCCACATGGAATCGTGCGAGTTTGGATGATGGAAAGAACATCTTCTCCGAAAGCACCTTGGCTTATGGTGTCAAAAAAGACGGGAAAGCATGGTCTTCCGACACTGAACAGGCAAAAGCTGGAATCGGCTACCTGAACTATTACAATTCCATCAGCGAGGCAAAGAAACACGGCGAAATCGTAGCCATTCTCGCCACGTCATACAATGCCGCACCATATAACTCGTCTTGGATGGAAGGCCACGAAGGTATTGGACGTGATTTTTTCGGACTGGACGTCCAAGTCAAAACCGGACGTGAAATCATCAACAAGACCGCCCAATATACTGTGCAAAGCCTCATGTGGACACGTAAAGACTTGGCCGCAAAAGCCGGTCTCGACGCCTACAACGCATCCAATAAGGATTGGGCCAATTGGATTAGCAAAAACAAACTTGACCCGGCAGAACTCGTCAAACAAGTCGCTCCGACCGGACGAGTGGACAGCACCCCATATCAGAAGGCAAAATGGGATGACGTCCAAGGATATGTGGGCGGAGACACAGCCGACAGGCATTACGGTGACAGCCTCCACATCGTGGCGGAAATCGCCCAAGTCTCCAAAAGCACAGACCAAAGCGACGGGAACAAAGGCTCCAAACAAACCTACGACATCGACAACGGACAACGCTACGTGGACTGGAAACTGGATTTAAACATGGCATCCAACCTGTATGGGCGGGATACCGTCGATACCAAAACGGATATGACGGTCACCGACACACTTCCGTCAAAACTCCATTATCTTCCATCGACCGCATATTTGGGCGGAGACTACAAGGAGAACACTCCAAGTCAGGGAAGCGTAGCCAATGGCACGAGAATCGAACCGAACGCCACACTCAACGCAGACGGAACCACCACTCTTGTCTGGCATTTGGACAATATCGACACGTCCAAACAGTATACAATCCACTATTCGACCAGCATCGGTGACGCAACCGACCCGGACAATGATGTGGTTAACGCGGAACAGTTGACGAACAAGGTTTCCGTTTCCACTTATCGTTCTCCGGTCAGACCGAAAATGGATTTGACACATTCCGAGTACACCATCAAAATCAGTCGTTTGGAACTGACCACTTTGGCTATCAAGGCTGACCCGTTGGTGAATGAGGTCAACTCGGCATTGCATTGGAAGAGTATCAAAACCAACAATCTCGAAACACCGTTGTCCAATCCGATAGCCACGGCCATCATGCCGAACACCGCCAACACACTCAGCTCCTATCATGGCGATTGGGTTTTGACAGGCATCCACATTAGCCCCCGAAACGGCTCCCAACTTGGAGACGGGCATCTTGTCTACTCCACCGACAGCAAATACCTGACCACAGACCCAAGCAACATCAAAACCACTGACGTAAAAGATTGGAAGACACTACCGTTCGACAGTACGACAGGCATAGCCGCCATCCCGCAAAACCTGCATCCAACAGCTTGGGCATGGGTGGGAGACAAACCACTGCCGGGAGGCTCAAGCCTCATGTTCGACATCACCATCCAACCTTCCAACAACCGTCCCGCCGACCTGTACAGCATCCGTTGGGGAGACGGATACAACAAAACCGACGCCGACGTCACCGTAGTCCAACGAGTCGTTTCAGGCATCGTATGGTACGACAAGGACGGAAACGGCATCCGCGAGGATACCGACGCGCTCGCCTCCAATGTGACCGTCACTCTGACCGATTCCAACGGAACCCCCGTTTTGGGATACGATGGAAAACCATTGGCCGACACGACGGGCAAAGACGGAACCTACCGTATCGTCGGCATTCCCGCCGGTAGCGGATATCAGGTTCGGTTCTCTCCCGGCAGAAGAGATTCTTGGTTGAAATTGAAGGTCACGGCCAAGAACGCCAAAGGCTCGACAAAAGCGACCAACAGTGCCGCAGACCCGATTTCGGATACTTCCGGCATGAAAGGCGCTTACATCAATCTGAACGACTTCCCATCACCCTCTCAGATGGCAAGCCCGGTATATGAGGATGTGTACGAGAATTGCGGCATCATCCGCGTTGTGATGCCGTACTTGGAAACTCCCATAGCATCCATGCCGTTTACGGGAGGCCGATTGTTGTTGGTTCTTGCCGCCATCTCCAGTCTGTCGCTTGTTGTCGGCCTCGTCTTGTTGAGGCCGCAAAAGACGGGTAGGAAGCATTAATCCTTCCCGATAGGAAGAGGGTTATCGGATTGCTTTCGACATCTAAAGCCGGAGGCAATCCGTTTTTCGCACATCGACCGGCTTGGAGGAAGCTAATCCGAGGCTGGATTTCTCGGCATGTCTACAACCACGGCGCACCCGTCCGACTGCATGAACCCGTACACGCGGTCTTCCGTCCACAGGTGGAGCTGTTCGGAATGGAATGCCACGTTCGGGTCATCGAACCGGCATTTCCACTGTTCCACTGTTCCTGTCACTTGGACGATGTCTTTCGGCTTGTTGCCGTTGCCTCGCAGTGCCGCTTTCATGTCACCGGCAAGAGTGCATTCCGTACCGTAGCGGATTGTTTTCACCACATCCTCGTTGCGTGGGTTCGGTTCCGGCTCGTCTTCGGCGGGAATGTATGCGACGTAGAGAAGGAAATTACCGTCATCGTCCTGACGGATTTCAGTTGAGAACTCGCCTTCCGGGTATTCTTCCGAATCGACCAGTGAGCGGACGCGGAACGAGGAGTATTGATGATTGCCGTCCTGCGTGTCGATACGACGCATGATGTTACGGATTGTCCGTTGGCTGTCAGATTTGGCGACAAGCACGTATTTGCGGGGATTGCGTTGGCAGGTTTCCGATTGTGGCCAATATTTCACCGCATATTTTGGTCTTCGGATTTCCCTATGCCCGGGCAGGTGTTCTAAATCGTATATGGACTGGGTTTCCGCTTCGACCATGTTGTTTCCCCTTTTTTTGGGATGGATGCTTCGAGTTTGCAACCGGATTTGTTTGAGGTTGTTACCTTCATGGTAAGGGGTTTAGTTGAGGTTGCGACAAGTTTTGCGGAAAGTCGGTCGAACGGATTTTAGGCCGCAATCCCCTTCCGTAAGGGAGGGGTCTAGGCTGTCACCTGTCTTGTTTTTCTCCAGTATTCGGTCAGTTGGTTTTGCAATCCTTCGCCGTCGTGGTTGCGTCGGTAGGCGTCCGTATGTTCACGCCATGATGCCATCGCAGTCAAGATGTCGTCGGATACGCCGTTGTTCGGTTTGTCGCATTTTCCGCAGCCGACGGACCATAGGCCGGACGTATGGTCCCATGCGCATTCGGGCGGCCTGCCGCAGTGTGGACAGTCGGGCGTGTCCTTGACGGCGGCCACGGTCTTGCGCCAGTGCCTGTCGAAGTCGTCCGCCATCTCCTGCGCTCTGTCGCATGGGCGTAGCCCCTGTAGCAATGGTTCGAGATTGCATGGACTGGCATGGTGTACGGTGAAGCCCCAGCGTCGGTCATCGCCGGTCTCGATGATGCGGACAAACACCGGCCCGCCGCAGAACGGGCAATCGGGTTCCGCCTGAAACGTCGTGGAACGGCCGATTTTTTCGAGGATGTCCGCGTTCTTCTTGTTCTTGGTCTCCGTCAGCCATTCGCAGAGCGCTGAGTGCAGGTCCACGTCCCAACAGGATGCGCACCGGCATGTGGCGGTGGGGAACGTCTGGCGTCCGATGCTTTTGCTTGACACGTGCGGGCACTCCCCGCAGTTTGGGCATTCGAACGCCAGTATCCGTTCGTTCTCCTCCCCCTCCCTGCGGATGACGCCGTCGTGATAGTCGGCGCATTGTTCGACGGTCGAAAACCATGCCCGCCCGTTCGGCAGGTCGTAGTAGTACCAGTGGAGGTCGCAACCGTTCTCGCATGCCAGTCGCACCGCATGCCAGCCCAATAGCGGCGTGTGACGTACTGACAGTGTCAGCCGACCCCGGCAGTCCGGGCATGGGGTTTTGAGTTCGATGTGTTGAGTCAATTGGACGCCTCCTTGGCGGCGTTTGCCCAGTCGCAGGACAGTCCGCCTTTCCTATAGTCGGACATTACCGCGCATGTGACGTGCCGTCCGTCGTGCAGCGTGAGTTCGCATTCACCGATGCCGTTGTCAATGGTGGAGTTACTGATGCCGTAGTCGGCGCAGCCGGTGACGGTCTTCTCCGACTGGGGTGCCGGTGTGGTGTCCGTTTCTTGTTCCGATTCGTCGGCCACTTCGTCGCATCCGGCGCACATCAGGCACATGGGTACCAGCAGTAATGCCAATAGTCTTCTCAATCTCGCTCCTTGTTTCGCGCGTAGGGGTCGTCTATGACGCCAAGCTCCAGCAACAGGTCGTAGGCGGTCATATCGGTCTGAAGCCTGTGTCCGCCGTAGCAGGGCGGTAGGTTACATGTCTGACTGTCGTCCGCGTCGCTCCACTCAAACACGATTTCGTCACAGTCCAATTCCACGTCGATGTCCGCATTGTCGGCCATGAGGCCGCAATCCTGACAGCGGCACATGCCCTGTATTTTCCTCATGTACTTCGGGTCGGCCATTATCCTATTCCTTTCTTTCCGACTGTTCGAGCCGTCCGCCGCACATGGGGCAGAACATGGGGATGGTCTCATACTCGTCCCGCATGAGCCGCCCAGCCCCGTCAGTCATGAGCGTGCGCACGCGGAACACGGTCAAGCAGCATGGGCATTCGACCGCATCCACCGGATTGCATTCGGAGACGAGCGGCATCGGATTGGCTTCCGGGTTCATTTCGTCGTCACCTTCATCGGCTTGCCGTTGTGGTCGTAAAGCCATACCCTGTCGCCGGATGCGACCAGCAGGCTCAGGTCGTGGGCCTTTCCTTTCGCGTCCACGTACTCGCACTCGTACCTGCCCTGACCGGGCATGTACTTGGAGTCGAGGATGGTCGGGCAAGACAACGCCTCCAATCCGGCCTGTCGCGCCACCTGTTCGGTGAACGTGGTGTCCTTCGGGAGAACGAGAAGACCGGGATTCAACGTCAGGAGCAGTCCGAAGCCGCACACAAGGGCCAGACACATGACGAATTTGGTGTCCTCCAGCAATGGCTGGGCGTCCCGTGGGATACGATGCGTCGCGCGAAGCGCCAAGCGTCTGCCCGCCCGCCAGACGACGCCCAACACGGCGAAAACCAGCACCGTGGACAACGTCGCCATATATATGGCGTCCCCGAAACTGTTGTGGGAACCGTTCGCCCACTCGGTCATGTCTATCATTTCATTTCCTTTCCTTGATTGTCGTAGAGTCCCACTTTGTTGTCCGCCGTCACGATGAGCGTCACGTCCTTCAGGGCCGAATCGTCCCTGCCGTCCGAGACGATGCACCGGTAGGTGCCCGCGTCGGGCAGGTCGGACGTCGCGTTCATAACCTTGGCCGGGCATGACAGGTTGCGCACGCCGAACTCCCTCCCTACCTGCGTGACGAATGATGCCGGGCGGGGCACGTTCTCGTCCACCGTCTTCGTCGGCTGACCCACCAATGCGATGCCGAACAGTGTCGTGACGCATACGCCCAAGAAAAGGAACGGAAAACTGAAGACGTAGAGCACGTCGCACGCGTGGGATTTGTCCTTCAGCCAATATAGAACGCACTCAATCAGAGTGATGATGACGAGAACGGCAAGGATATGCCGGAAGACATGCTCGTTGGCACTCAACTCCGCTGCGGTCAGGGGCACCTGCTTTGTTGGCGGATGAATGTACGTGTTCCAAGCTTCCACCCATTTCGTGAAGTCCTTCATCGTTCTATTCCTCCCCTACCGACTGCAAGGGTTTGCCGTCGGATTTACGGTACAGTCCAAGCTTGCCGGAATTCGCATGGGCGACGACTTCGACAATCCCGTCCTTGCGGTATGCGACACATGAACTGTCGCCGTCTGGCAGTCGGGTCTTCGACGAGGCGAAATCGATGTCGCCTCCGGTGTCGTTGCATGTGATGTCCTCCAATCCCCAAACGTGTTTGATTTCATCCTTGAGCGTCCTCGGTTTTTCGACCTTTACCGCGGCTTCGATTTCCTTGGGACTACGGCTGTCCACCGTTTGTATGACGCCCATCGCTCCGACGAGGGCGAAGACCGTTGCAATCGTCGTTACGATGGGTTTCTTCCGTTTTGTCCCATAGAACAACGCCACAGATGATGCGGCAAACATCAGAAACATGAAGAAAAATGTCCAGCTGTAGCCGCCGCCCGCCTCTGCCGCTTTGTCATATGCGCTGTTATAGGTATTCCAGGCGTCCACCCATTTCGTGAAATCCTTCATCGTTCAGTCCTTTCCGACCGGCTTTAATACCGTGCCGTCGGCCTTATATAATCCGACCCTGTTCCCGTTGATGTGGACGGTCAGTTCGGTGCGTTGGCTGTCGGTGTAGGCGACGCACTTCCAGTCGCCGTCGTCAAGGCTCAACTTGGGTAGGCTTGGGCTGTCGGTAAGCCCGTGGCTCGTGTTTTCGCAATCGCCCATTTCGTCCAGCCCCCACGTTCTCTCGATTTGCGTGGAGAGCGCGGGTGGTTCGGATACTTGGGCGTCGTTGTGGGATGGCATGACGAACGATGTGAGCGCCAGTACACCGCCTATGACGGCTATCGTCATGGTCAAGCAGAAGAACGGGCTTTCCTCGGGGTCGCCGCCCATTCCGCCGATGACGGCCACCGCGATGAGTCCGACGAAACCGAAGACCATCATCAATGTCACGCCGATGCCTTGGCATATGCTTGCGGGACTGCCGGACACGGCTTCGCCCATCCGGTTGTAGGCGTCCCACATGGCCGCCCATTTGGAGAAGTCGAGCATGGGTTCACTTCCGTTCCACCAATAGGAGCAATAGGCGGCAGTAGGTGGCCGCCCATCCGAACGCGTCCATCCACCCCTCCCGGTACTGGTTCGGAATGTCGTCTCCGATAGACCGGTCGGCTTCGCGGAGCTTGGTTTCGAACGTGTCAGCCAAGTGTTCCAATAGAACGGTTTCATTCTGCTTGTTCATTTTTCCACCTTCATCGGGTTTTCCGTGTTCCGCCGTATCGTCCATGAGCATGTCCTGACAGTGTCCGATTGTCCGCGTGTAGGCGTCGTATCCGTCGTATCCGTCGCTCAGACCTTCTTGGGCGCATTCCCATTCACTGTCGGCTTGGGCTTTGAGCCATTTAATGACCTCGCCCAACGTTTCGCTTCGCACGCTCACTTGTCGCCCTCAATTCGCCGCTGTTGTCTGACCGTCTTGCGTTCCACCCATTCGCCTAGTTCCTCGTCCGTGATGCCGTTTTCTGTTTCGAGCAGCATCACCCAGCGTCGCACGTCCTCCGCCGCGTCGGCAAGCCCATCCAGACGCTCCTTTTCGGTGCCGTAGCGCAGGATTTTGCTGACCGCTTTGATGAGCGCTGCGCCCGCTCCGACCGGAGACGGGTGGCGAGTGCGAATGTCACATCCTTTGATGTCGTACATGTGTTCGAGCAGCCATAGGCAGATGAGCACGTCCGCCATCTCCTCGACCATGTGGGAGCGTGCCCCGTCCGTCAACCCGTCGCGATTCCGGTCATCGTATGCTTCGATAAGCTCGGCGCACTCCTCCATGCAGACGACGCTCTGCTTGGTGACGCCGTAATATTCGATGCTTTTAGACCACACTGCGTCAAAATATTCAGGACGTTTATAGACTTCCTCAATGGTCGGATGCTCACTCATTTTGTCATCTTTTCCTTTCGATTCTTCGGGTTCGACGAAGCCGTTGCGCCAGCACGGTCGCCACATGCGCTTCTGTCTGACGCCGTTGACGCGGCGAACATACGGGTCGGTTACGATTTGTCCGCCTTCCCAATCCACCAAATCGCATCTTCGAGCTTCCAGTACATGTCCGCATGATGGTCGTGCAGGAACCGCAGGTCGTCAGCGTGCTGTTCGACCCATTCCGGGTGCGGGCGGGTGTCGTTCGTGCCTTGAACGGTCGGATAGGCGATTTTACATACGCACAGCCAGTAGGGAGGTTGCAGTCCGTCCTTGGGTTTCCAGTCGGACGGTTCCGAATACCGTTCCTCTAACGTCAGGTAATTGGACACCCATGCGGGCGATAGTCGAGGCCACACCTGCTCAAACAACAGCACGCCCAGTGCGATGCCCAGTAGCAGTCCGACACCATTACCTGTCGAAGGCTGGTCCGCAAGCTTGCATGCAGCCCACAGGCCGACGACCGGTAGCAGGAGGCTCACGGTCAGGTAGGGGACGCACTTCCGTGATTCACGCGAATCCTTCGCATGGTCGAACATGGTGAGCGCCACGAGAAGAAATACGGACATCCCCACGCCGAAGAGCAGCCCACACCACAGCGTGCGTATCACATCCTTCAGGAACGCTATCACGGCTGGCGTCAGCAGTATTCGCCAACCGCCCGTCAAGACAATGAGCAACACGAGGGCTGGCAATGCGGACAAGAATATCAGCAATCTCTTGCGGAAACCGCTCAACGTTCCTGCCCCGCAATCCGCTCGAAACCCAATCTGGACGCAAGCCGTTTCTTTTCCTCATCCGATAGGAATTCGACGGCCGACCGCCGTCGGTTGGCGAGCCAACTCAGGCAATGCCAGCAGTCGATACGTTCCGAATCCGCGTCGCGGAGCCATTCAGCCAACCCGTCGTATGGCTCGAACGTTTCCGGCACGTCGGACAGCCATTGGCGAATGATGGTCTTCCAATCCCAACCGTCCGTCCAATGGTGATGCCAAGGGCGAGTGACGGTAATGGTCGTATCGTCCGCCTTCCGAACGGTCATACGGCATTCGTAGTCGTCACCGCCAATGGCCGTGACGCGCAGCCAATCGTTCATCACAGCGGCCTCCCCGTTTCTACCTGTTCCAGCATGTCGAAGCATTCGTCACGCTCCGTCCGGGTGGCGGAACGCAATAGGTCCGCCAGTCCGGTCGGCTCGTCCTCATAGACGTTCTGCCGTATAAGGCCGATGGCCTCCCAATCCTCGAAGATTTCCGGTGACGGGTCCGCCATGCCGTTCAGCCAGTCCACGACCCGCATGCCGGTCTCGTCCAACCGACCGTAGTCCACATGTTCGGGCAGCTGTTCCAACACGCTCAACCACCCGTATTGGCATCGGTCATCGCATTCGGCGGAATCAACCAGCAGATAGTCGGATGTGAGCGGCAGTGGCACGCTGACCGTACCGTCATCGTCTTGAAGCACGTCCACGATGAGACGCATGTTCGGCCTGTCCGCCGTCCAACCGGATACGCGCACGAACGCCCGCTCAGGCTTACGGTCGCGTGCGGCCATGAGACGGCATACGTGCGACAGGCGCATCCAATCCAAGCCTGACAGATTCAACCCGTCCAAGCCGTGCAACGTATGTTCGGTTGGACGCGCGTCGTGAGCGCCGTCGTACTGGTATTCGATATTCACGCCGTTGATGTTCAACATGATTCTTCCGTTCCGTTGAGTGTGGCTTCGAGCATGAGCCGCGCCCATTCCCGCCACTTCTCCTTGGACGTTTGCTTCACCTTGCCCCATGGTTTCAGGTTTCCGTAGGAGAAGTAGGAGCGGGCGGAAAGGAAGTATCCGGCTTCGGCGGCGCGTTCCACCTGCTCGTCCGTCGGCTCATGTTCGGGGGGCTATATCCAATGTTCTTTGAGAATCAGATTGCCCTCGCAGTCGGTGTGTTGCATCGCCCTCAATAGTGCGAGTGGACTGTTCGCATGCTCGACCAACCGTAAAGCGACCGGAGTGAACCGTGGCTTCTCGCCTTCCTCCAACGGTTCGTTGTCGAATCTCACCAGCTCTCGGTCGAATCTCGCCAGATAGTCTGGGTTGTCTTCCGAATATCCCAGTCCGCCATATTGGAGAATGCGATAGGCTTCACTGGCCGACCAGAGGAGGGACTTGAGCAGGATGGTCGTGTCCATCCACTTCACGTTCCGTTCGCGGGCGGTCTTGTCCGCGTACCGGACGATGTCGCTGATTGTCGTATTGGTCACTTCCGAACCTCCTTGTCTTCTTCTTCGCAACGGTCGATGATTGTCTGGTAGGCGAACCTTCTCGAATCGGCGCAGGTGATGGAATCATCTCCATACGGGATGTTCGATTCCAACAGTCGTTGCAGACTGTTCTTCGCCTCCCTCTTACGAATCCCGCACCATTCGGACAGATGCCGTACCGTGCATTCGTTCGTGCCGCGCAGGGCTGTCATGTGCGAGCGGGCGTTTCGGTAGGCTTGCAGGTATTCACGGTCGGCAAGCCATGAAAAATCGTCCTCACCGGCGGACATGGTCTTTTCCGTCCTGTCTATCCGCTCGTCCAACCATGCGATGATTGAGACCACTGCGTCCGTCTCCCCGTTTTTCATCTCAGTGTTTTCCATAAGTATTCCTTTCGGCTGGTTTCGTTCAGTTCAACGCGGCTTCGAGCATGAGCCGAGTGTAGGAGAGATAGTCCACGCCGCCCTGACGTCCACGGTTGGGGCTGACGGTCTGGGCTAGGTTGACGCCGGTTCTTGACGCCGCCTCGACCTGCTCCCGAGTGGGTTGACGTTCGGGCAGTTCGATGCCGTGGGCGCGGAGCAGGAGTTCGACATGACTATCACGTTGCACGTGGCGCAACACTTCCACCGCGTCGTGGGCGTCGTGCAGTATGTGACGGCTGGAAGCGGACAATACCGGGTCTTCTCCCATTTTCAACGGACGGTTCGGAATATCGGACATGAGGAGCCGGATTTCCGAGGATTCCAACCCGTGGCCCCGGAGCATCGAGCCTACGAGTCCATCGTTCCAGTAGAGCGCATACAGCAGGTGGGCTTCTCCGGCCTGACTTTGATGGCGTGACTCGGCGGCGGATAGTGCGGTGTCGGCCAGCGAGTCCATCAAAGCCTGTATCTGTTCCTTCAAGGTGGTGGACGTGTCCATGGTTTATTTCCTTCTTTGCTTGAAAACTCTTTATGTGTGAACACATCCACTATAGCATAGTTTGCGTCAATAGTCCAGAAAAGCCTCCAACACCGGAAGGACACGATTCGTATACTTGTCGCGCTCATCCTCGGACATCCCATTCCACCGCAACAGGAGTCCACGGTCGTCAAGCTTGCCGTCGGGCAAATCATTCTCGCATCGGTACAAGGCCATGGCGGCACGCTCCAAACATGCGTCCGAAATGTGCTCAAGAGCGTAGGCATCGGCCTTCTCCAACACTCCGGCGATTACGGGAGCGCATTCGCCCTTCGGTGGGAACATGGTGCCGAACCCCAAAACGTTCCAACCATTCCGGACGAGAACGTCGGGTAGGATGTATCCGCTCGCCCATTCAGGTCGGGTGGTGTCCAAATGCCGTGGGCAGAAGTGCCGCTCCACGTACTCGTCTCCATCCAATTCGACCTCGATGGTCAGCCACTTCAAATCGTCGGCGTCACTGTAGGCCGAATCCTCATTCTCACGCCAGAGTCTCGTGGTGGCGTCACAGTCGGGATAATCGCAGACGATGCGGTCGCAACGGTTGGTCTCATAGCTCACTGATGTTGCTCCTTCTCTATGTCGGATAGGCTGGAATGCCAGTAAGTAACAGTGTTGTCATCCACGGCTTGGGACAATCGCAAAAGCATTTCCAATGGACGATAGTCGGAATGGGCCTCATGCTGTTGGTTGAGGAGTTCCACGGCTTGCCGCTCTCTGACCGGTTTGCCAGCCCAACTCCACTCGTCGGATGAGCCGGTCTGTTTCGCCAACCAGCCGAATCCGTTCGGCAAGTCGAATCGCAGGGGCTTGTCGAATCCCGTCCCGGTCGCATACTGGTTGAGTTCTCGCAGTCCGATATGCAATTGGCGGTTTTGCT